GGCATGACGGGCGCGAGGGCGATCCCGACGGCGGTGGCGCTGCCGGCGAGGGGCTGGGTGAGCGCGCCCAGGAGCGGTAGGGGGGACAGCGCGGTCCAGCGGCGCCAGATGTCTCGGAGACGGCGGCGGGTGCCCGGATGCGAGCCGGGCCGGCACAGGTGGACGCGTTCACTGTCACGGATGTAGGTGATTGCGGCGATCTCACGGGGGAGCTCGGGATGGATGCCGGTGTGATATTCGGCGGCGAGGGCCGCGCGGAACTCTCGCCATGACTCGGCTTCGCGTTGGTAGTCCCAGCAGCAGTCTCGCTTGGAGCGGGCGGCGAGGGTGTAGAAGACGCGGACGCCATCAAGGACGAGGCTGTGGCAGTCGCCGGGTTCGCCGTGTCGGATGGCGTTGCGGTAATCGTGGGGGAGGTTGAGTGAGGTGGCGCCCGCTTTGAAGCGGGCTAGCGCGGTGCGGGGGCGTGGCTCGCCGGTGGCGGCTGGGAGAGCGGGGGTGTCGGGGATGAGTCGGTGGGCGCCGGAGTCATCGACGTTGATGGACATGTTTGGCACACCTCGCGCGCGTCTCGTGCGTGTTGCTGGATGCGGTTGTGTGCCAAGGCCCCGTATTAGATGAGACGCGTGCGGGGTTGACTTCGTCGAGTCATTCACGTCACCGTTACGTGTTTGTTACTTAACATCCTGTCGTGGTGAGTTGTGTGCACGACAAGAACGCCAACAGTGAGTCGTAAGGACCGGTCAGCTCACCTTGCCGCGTCCCTTGCGAAGCCTCCGGTTGACGATGCCGTCGACCTCGCTCTTGAGCGCCAACAGGGCATCGATGTCATCCAGTTGATCGCGCACCAGGTAGTTCAAGAAGATCATCATGCGGCGCTCGTCTGTCGTAGTACCTGGGGTGCGCCATACGTACTGCTCCCACAGCGGCCTGGAGCCGATGTCGGACGGCACATCGGGGTCATCGGGTGGTGCGGGAACGAGGGGGCCGAGGCGCGCTGAGGGAGCGATCTCCTTGGCAGTGGCGACGCCGGCGTGGACGAGCATGTCGCCGAGCGAGTAGCCGAACACCTCGCCTATCGCGCGTAGCGCCTTGATCTCGGGGACGCGGTCGTCGATCAGGATGCGGGAGATGACAGAGGGGCTGATGCCGGTCTGTTTGGCTAGGCGGGTGCGGCCGCCGGCGCGTGACCCATCGACTTCGTAGCCGCGTAGTTCCATCTCGCGGCGTAGCCACACACCGAACCTTTTGTCCTCTTCGGTGCCCACGGGCAAGAACTGTATCCCCTCGCGACAGCTAAGTCACGTGCTTGCCGCACAGCAACTAGCAGGTCAGGGGACGGACGCTCAGAAACTCCAAGATCACCGCGTTGACTCGAAAGAAGATTCGACAGCCACATCCACTGTAATCGCTTTGTCCAACCCCTTGCATGCCGAGCAGCAAGCAAGTTAGCGTGCTGCGTGTGCAGCAAATAGAGCCGCGAGTGCAGCTCCGCCACAACCAGTACGACAAGTACTGCGCGCTGGCCGAACTCACCACGCAGGCGCAACAGGGCGAGGCGTTCGGGCAGTCGGAGGCATACATCAGCCGTGTCCGACGTGGCCGCCGTGAGGTCAACGCCGCGTTCATCGCTGGAGTCCTGGCCGCTTTCCCCGACCTCCGCTTCGACGACATGTTCGAGGTCGTTGGCCTCCGCCCTCTCCGGAGGAGCGCATGAGCGCCATGGGTGACTCGACTGCCCCGATGGAGTCGCGGCCCTGGTACCGGCCCGGTATGTCGGCGCGGGACATCGCATGCTGGGAAGCCGCCGAGCGGTGCGCCGCCGCAGCCCCTGAGATCCGCCGCGGCGATGATGTGTGGCTGGCTTTGCGTCCGCTCGTGGGCGGCATGTGCGCCCACCCCGACGAGCAGGAGCACCGCGCCGCATAGACGACGAGCCCCGGCCGGCTGCGACCCGACCAGGGCTCCACACCAACCGACAACCCCACATCACGAGAAGGAAGGAAGTCGGCCAGCAATGCCCGAGCCTACCGGCAGTCACTGCCCCTTCTGCTCCACTCCCACGGAACTGCGTGAGGACACCCCGGGTGTCCCTGCCCGCTGGTACGAGACCGCCACGGACCGGCCGCACACGTGCCCGCCTGGCACGGGCCAGCGACCCGCCGAGATGGCCGTGGAGCCTGCGGGCGGTGCGACATGAACGTGTCCCGCGACGAGTACATCACCGGGCTGCGCGCTATCGCGGACCTGCTGGAGAAGATCCCCGAGCTTCCGCACTACGAGTACGGGCACCCCTCGTTCGCGGTCACCGGGAACGAGGAGGAGGCGTTTGCCGCGATCGGCGCCGCTGCTGACGCTCTGGCCAAGGCCGGGATCCCCTACGAGCGCTACGAGGGTCCAGGTGCCGTGGGCGTCGAGATCGCTGTCGCCGGGATGCGGTACGCGTTCTCGCGCATCGACGAGCGTCGTAGCGCCGAGGACGAGGCGCGCCGCTCGTACTGCCACAACGTCCAGGTCGAGGGCGAGGAGGCCGGTGATGCCTGAGCCGACGCCCGCCGCCGAGCGGCATACCGCTGCCACGAAACTGCGCAAACTGCTGCCAGGTGACCTGAGCGCGCCGCCGCGTCTGGTGATGACCGACGCCGAGACCATTTCTGGTATCGCGTTCTGCGGCGACCACCTCCTGCCGTTCGACGAGGAGCACCAGCACTCGGCCTGCGACAAATGCGAGGTCATCGACTGCAAGTATGCGGCGCTCGCCGAACTGGTCCTGGCGCTGCTGCTGGGACGTGAGGCGCAGGCGGTGTCGCTGGAGACGGTGGCCGCTTCTTGGCCGGTCCACGAGGCACGAACGTCCACGGCGGCGGCAGGTAGCGCCCGCCGTCACGCGCTCCGCATCGCCCGCGCGGTCAACCACTCCGTGGCTGAGGCGGTGGCGCCGTGACGATCCGGTACGAGTCCCGCCGTCACGCCGCTGCTGACCGGGTGATGGCCGTGTACGAGTGGTTGTTGGCCACCACCCGGAAGGCGGTGGCCCGTGGCTGACCCGATGACTGATCCTGCGGTGGTCGCGCGTGTCGCCGAGTTGCAGGCCGCGTTGGACAGGATGCAGGCCGCTGCGCTGGCTGCTCAGAACGAGCGGGACACTGCCCGCGCCGAGGCGGCCGCCACGGTGAAGCTGTGGACCGAGCACGTCGAGAAGGTGCACGCCAACCACCACGAAACTCAGATCCTGTTGAGCGCGGCTGAGAAGGGGCTCGCTCGGCAGACCGTGATCGCCCGGGCCGAGTACGAGCGGCGGTGTGCCGCCGAACGGCTAGCCGCTGGCCGCCAGACCGCAATCGAGCGGTTGACCGAACAGCGGGACGCAGCCAGGCGTCAGGTGCTGGAGCTTAACGCGCGCCTCCTCGACGAGACGGAGGCGGCCGATGCGTGAATCGCTTCGCGTGAAGAAGCCAGTTGCCGGGCTGACCGCGCCCGCCCGGCTGCGCCACCACCGCGCCCCGGGCCGCCACACCGGACAGGAGGTGTCGGCATGACGCCGATGACCGACAAGATGCTCGCCGAGATCCGCGAGCGCGGCTACGGCCGAGGAGACGTGCAGGTCCTGCTGGACGAGGTGGACCGGCTCCGCACGGCGTCCGCCCGCTATATCGGGCGGATCGAGGAGTTGGCCGCCGAGAGCCGGTCTGCGCGCGGAGCGGTGGAGGTGCTCACCGGCCAGCGCGACGACTTCAAGGACCAGCGCGACCGGCTCCGCGCCGAGTTGGCCGAGGTCGCCACCTGGAAGACGCGCGGCGGAATGCGCGAATTGACCGTCCTGCGCCGGGACATGGGCGCCGTGCAGGCCGAGCGGGACGCAGCGCACGACGACGCCGGAATCGCACGGGACGAGAGCGAGCGGCTCCGCGACCAGCTGGCCGAGGCGCAGCGCGTCGCGGCGACCCTGCGCGCCAGCCGCACCGAGGTCCGGACCAAGCTTAACGAGGCGCTCAAAGCGGCCGACGACGACCGGAACCGGCTCGCCGAGCACGAGCACCTGGTCCGGATGCTGCACCCGAAGATCGCACAGCCGCGACACGGCTGCTGTATACCGCCCTCGACCTGTGGCGGTCATCGTCCAGAGTGCGGCGGGGACCACGGCGGCCAGTGGGTGGCCTGGCCATGCTCCACGATTCGGGCTCTCGACGATCCGGTGATCGCCCGGAACAGGATCCGCCATCTCCACAAGGAGTTCCGCGGCCAGGACGCGGTGGAGTCCACGTGTCTGGCTGATCGTGAGCCCTGGCCCTGCCCTACCATCTGCGCCCTCGACGGGACGGAGGCGGGCCAGTGAGCGCCGCCGACGCTCTCACTGCGGGCGTGCACATCAACGAGACCCACCTGGCTTTCTACGCCCCCGACACCGCCACCTACTGGCACACCCACCGGATCCGCTGCGAGGCCAGCGGACTGCTAACCGTCCTGTCCGCCGACGCCTTCGGCGACACCGTCCTCCTCGGCCCGATGTCAACGGCCGACGCCGACGCCATGCGCGCTCACCTCCACGAGAAGGGCGCGCCCCGGACGGCCGTCACGGTGTGCGACTACGCCAAGGGGGCGGGCCGGTGAGCGCCGTGATCACCTGGGGACCGCCCATCGCCCTCGCCATCCTCGGCGTCTGGGCGCTGAAGAAGACCATCGCCGCCGGACCCCGCGTCGACCGCCTCGCAGACCCGCGTCCCCTGCCAGGCGAGCGCGTCACCCCGCCCGGCTTCACCGCCCCGCCCGCCGACGACCAGGACGGCGAGCACGACATCGAACCGCGCTGGGACGAGCGCAAGCCCGGCGTCCATGTCCGCCCCTGGAGCCCCGGGGAGGCGCCGTGACCGACGACGCCCTGTGCGCCTGCGGCTGCGGACGCCCCAAGGACCCCGAGCGCCGCGGCTGGTCACGCGCCTGCTACTTCCGCTGGTACCGCGCTGGGGCGTGCGAAGGGGAACCCCCGCCGCCCCCGCGTCGCGGCCCCGAATGGTCAGCCGCCCTGCGTGAGGACCTCCTCTGGCTCGTCCAGGGCGGTGAGTCCGTCGAGCAGGCCGCGGACCGCATCGGCGTGACGGTCGAGACCGCGGAACGGTATGTGAACCCGCCCCCGCCTAGACCCGGATGTGCCGTGCGGGATTGCAAGGAGGCGCCGACCTACCGCCGGTGGTGCGACACCCATCGGGACACGCGAGCCGTGTACGAGCAGGCACGCGCGGCAGAGATGTCTCGGCAGGCGGCGGCCTTCTACGTTGGCGTCCACTGGCGCGTGACCTACCGGTGGGAACCCGGCCAGCCCGGCATCGGCCGGCCCCGGACGCGGAGGGCCGCATGACCGCCATCCCCGACCGCCCCGCCGGGACGCGCCCGCCCGCGCGCCCGGCGGGGCCCCCGCCCGCTACCGCGCAGGACTCCGAGACCCCTGACACCTCTTCACCTGGCCGTGTTCCCCCGGCCACCGAGGGACCCGACGGAGGATCCCGATGACCGCGTTCACCCGTCAGCAAGTCGAGCAGCTACTTCGGCCGGTCAACAAGAATCGGGTCCTCCGCGACGGGAAGGGTCACTCCCACGTCTCCCAGCAGGACGTCACCGCGCATCTGATCCGGATGTTCGGGTTCGGTTCCTTCAACACCGACGTCGTCTCCGTCGAGTGCGTGTACGAGCACGAACGCGTCGACAACAAGGGCGTCGCAACTGGGCGGTGGGACTGCTGCTACCGGGCGCTGCTCCGCCTGACGATCAAGGACCAGGCCGGCAAGGAGATCTGCCACTACGAGGACGGATCCACCGCGACCGCGCAGAACCAGACCCGCGGCGACGCCCACGACCTGGCGTACAAGTCGGCTCTGTCGCTGGCGAAGAAGCGCGCCGCGATCAACCTCGGTGACCAGTTCGGGCTATCGCTTTACAACAAGGGCCAGCTCGCCGCCCTCGTCCGAGGCACGCTCATCCTGCCGGAGGGGGAGCCGTCCGAGGGCGACGTTCAGGACGGCGTCCCGCAGCAGGTTTCGCTCGGCAACGACGAGGTCGACCGTGACCTCAACGGCGATGCTCCAACTGCGTCCGCCGAGACGGACCCCGGCTGGCTCGCGGCCATCGAGAGCCGCATCACCAGAGCGACCGACCTCGGCGACCTGGAAACGCTTGCTAACGAAGTCGAGAACAAGCGGGCCGCTGGGCAGTGCGACCAAGCCCAGTACGACCGCCTGTACGCGATCGGGAACCGGCGGCACGCCGAACTGGCGGGGGCGGCTGCCTGATGCTTCCTGCCGTCATCGCTCAGCAACTCGGCCAACTCGGTGTCGATCTCGACCAAGCCGTTCGCCGGCTCGGTGAGCTCGAACAGACCGCCATCGAGGCCGAGGCCGCCTACAAGGTCAAGTTCTCGCAGGTCTTTCGTGGCGCGTCGGGCTCGGTGGAGGACCGCAAGCAGCAGGCCGTCGCCGAGTGCGACGCCGAGTGGCGGAATTGGTCGCTGGCCGCATCGGCGGTGCATGTCCAGAAGGAACACATGAAGGCGTTGCACGCCCGCATCGACGTGGGCCGTTCGTTGGCTTCCACGGCCCGCGCGGAGGCAAGCCTCGCCGGATCGGGGATCACACCATGACCGACATCTCGGCCCGCGAAGCGCGCCTCGCGTACGCGCTGCTGAAGCTCCAGCAGCGTCGCCTGTCCGCCGCGCTGAAGACGTTCGAGCCGTTCATCGACCAGGAACCAGGCGACAAGAACACCGCACGGCTCGGCGAAGCCAAGCTCGGCAAGGTCGCCAGGACCGAACCGGTGGAGAAGCCGATGGTGTCGGATCGGGACGCGTTCACCAAGCATGTCGCGGCCGGTTGGTCGACCGAGGTGGAGCAGGTCGAGACCGTCCGCCCGGCGTTCGAGCGGAAGCTCCTCGCCGAGATAGAAGCCCGCGGCTGCGCCGTTGATGACAATGGCGAGGTCGTCCCCGGGGTCCGTTTCGACGCGGCGACTCCGCAGCAGCGGTTCTACCCCGAGGACGGCGCCGAAGACCTCCTCGCCGTGATCGACCTCGACGACCTCCCTGAGGTCGAGGGCTTGGACTGGCGTGAGCTGCTGCCGATCCGCGCCGATGGCGGTGGGTCGTGAAGCGGGGCGGGCGCCTGGAGCGCCGTACCCAGCTCACGTCCACGATGAGGCTCGAGCGGCGTGCGCCCCTCACCTCAACGATCAGGCTGGCCCGTGTCACGCCGTTGCAGCCGGTCAGCGTGAAGCGCCGCGCAGAGAATCGTGAGCGCCACAAGGTCGTGCACGCCACGTTCGGCGACGCCCCGCTGTGTAGGGCACCTGGCTGCGGACGGCTCGCCGACGACATCCACGAACCGCTTACTCGCGGCCGTGGGGGATCGGTCACCGATCCGTCGAACATGGTGCCGCTGTGCCGCACATGCCATGGCCTCGTCCAGCTCGGCCCGCCTTGGGCCTACGAGTTCGGCTTGATGGCTCATTCGTGGGATGGCGGCGATGCCGCGTGAACGCCTGCTCCCCAGCCCCTGCCGCAGTCCCTGCCGCGCCTCCCGCCGAAGCAAAGGAAGAGGAGACACCAGTGCTGAACGGACTCGCGACCACGGACCTGCCGCTGCTGGTCGACGCACCGGCACGGACGCTGCAGCCGGGCGAGAAGATCTGTCGCCACCCCGACGACGGCTCGGAGGTGGACTGGCGTGTCGTCGGCCACCACCCCGGCGAGGACGGTGCGGTCGTTGTGGAGTATCACCTCCCGGATGACGCGCCCGGCGCGGACCCGCGCACGTGGACCGTCACCGACCCCGACGACGAGGACCACTGGTTGACGGTCGAGGTCGGGCAGGTGACCCGATGAGCGGTCGGCACGCAGTCCAGCCCAGTCGGGGCCCGTCGCTTCCGGTGAGGTCGGTCCGGTTCGTCTACGGATGCGTCGCCGCAACTGGCGGCTGGTACACCTCCACGGTCGCCGGGCTCGTCGGCGGGCTGTTCGACCGGTTCTCCCGGACCGATGTGGCCGAGTATTGCGCGGAGGTCGAGGAGACCCCAGCCGAGCCGATCCGGGTGCCGCATCCGGTGCTGCTCGCCGCGGCCGGGCACCGGGTTTCCGCCGAGTCGGCCCCTGCGCCGGCGCCGCTCTCCCCGCACGCTGCCCTGCGCCGCCTGCACGGCGAACAACCGGACCTGCCGGGCGGGCACCTCCGCTGGTCGTTCCCCGGCGACGGCATCCATGGCGAGGTGTACGCCCTGGACGGCAGCGAGGCCGAGCATTGCGCGATCGTCGGGCAGTACGCCGCGGCGCTCGGCGCGCCCGTCGACACCCGCGACGACAACCCCGCGGGCCGCGTCCTCGTCGCGACCGCCGGAAACCTTCACGGCTTCTGGGTCCTGGTGACCACGACCCTGTACACCGCGGTCCCGGAGCTGATCCGCGCCGAGACCGAACGGGACCCGTCGCTGGCGGACGAGACCCAGACCACGGGCGCGATTCCTCCGGAGGTCCTCCGCGAGGTGATGTCGGCGTGAGCGTCCGCATCCCCGCCCGGGTGAACCGGCTCCTCGACTCCGTGTCCCGGCACCGGCTGCCCGCCGCTGGCGCGGTAGCCGCTACCGCTGGTATCGCGGCAGCAGCGTCGCAGTCGGCTCCGGCTGGCGCCGTGGTAGCCGCAGCGACGTCGGGGGCCGGGTTCCTCACCGTAATCGTGGTTGAACGGCGACGGCTCCGCGAGGCCCTCAAGCAGGTCCACTACGACAAGGGCGCACTTGAGGCTGAGCTCGCCGAGCGGCGTATGGGTGACCCGTCCGCGCCGACCACTGAGCTCCGCACGATCGGTGAGGGCGGTGAGCCGGTGTGAGAGACCGAGACACCGACCGGACCGACATCATCCCTGGCCTGCGGACACACCAGACCCGGGAGCTGGACATGCCGCTACCGGAGCCTTCGCCGTCTGGCAGGCACCGCAGTGGCCGCCGCAGCTTCACGCGGGTGCAGTGGGTCGCGTTGATCAGCGCCCCGGTCGTCCCGATGGCCGCAGCTGCGGGCTGGATCCTGGGCGGCTCTACCGGCTCTCGTCCACCAACGGTCGCGCCGCCGTCGTCCACGGAGGCCACACGGCCCAGTGCCGTAGCGCCTGAACCATCACGGTCTGCACCAGCGCGGAGCATCGACCGGCCCCGTCCCCGCAGGACGAAACCCCCTGCGGCTGCGCCGCCCCCGCCGAAGGCACCGCGTCCGGCAACGCCGTCCCGGTCGACCGGACCCTCCGAAAACCCGTCACCTTCCCCGACCGGGACGACGCCGTCCCCGTCCCCGAGCCCTTCCGGCTCGCACCCGATCACCCCACCAGCGACCGTGAAACAGAGAGGCGACTGGGATGTCCGATGATCAGCAGCTCGGCCGGAGCCTGATGCAGGCCGTGGGGTCGGCGTCTGTGGCCGTCACGATGATCGACAACGCCGCCGGCGGTGACCCGTGGAAGGTCCTCGTCGAGGTCCGTACCGCACTGGTACGCGGCTTCAACGGCCGCCCGCTCGTTCGACCCCAAACGTGCCCGCGTGGCGTGCACCGCGACTGGTGGGCGGACGCCGAGGACCTGGTCTGCCCGTGGTGCCGCATCGCCGCCCTCGAAGGCAACCCCGCTGCGGCGGCCGACGAGACGGACGCGGCATGACCAGCGCTCAGACCGTCAAACTCAGCGAGAGTCTCCTGCGGATCGTCCCGGTCCGCTTCCAGGACGCCTGTGGATTCGTGGAGATGTGGCATCGCCATCACGCGCCACCGGTCGGCTGCAAGTTCTGCCTCGGCGTGGCAGACGATGCCGACGTCCTGCGAGGGGTCGCGATCGTCGGTCGTCCTGTCGCCCGGATGTTCGACAACGGGCTCACTCTCGAAGTCACTCGGACTGCGACGGATGGCACGGCGAACGCCAACTCGATGCTCTATGGCTCGGCATGGCGGGCGGCAAAGGCGCTCGGCTACCGACGCCTGGTCACCTACACCCAGCAGGGTGAGGCTGGCACGAGCCTGCATGCCGCTGGATGGCGAGTCCTTGCCGAGCGGCGATCACGCCCCGGCTGGACGTGTCCCTCTCGCCCGCGTACGCCGAAAGGCACTGAAGGCATCCCGCGGACATTGTGGGAGGCGTCGTGACCGGCCGCACTGAGCAGCCCCGCCCGCCGCGTATCACCGGCTCCGCGGCGGGCGGGGCCACCAGCGCCGGGCAGGCGGGTGGGCGGGCCCCCGAGCGTCCCCTGCCTGCCCGGCCCGAAGCCTTCCTCCTCTGCCTGTGCGGGCATCTCGGACTGCTGCACAACATTGCGACCGACAAGAAGATCCGCACCGCCTGCTCGGTCCACACCGGTACCGCATGTACGCCCTGCGGATGCCGCAAGTTCGCCCCTCAACCTTCCACTCCAGGAGATCCCTCATGACTGATCACGGGCGGCGGCCCGTCACCACAACGGCCGAGGAGCGTGCGTCGTGATCACTGAGGCTGTCATCCGGGTCATCCTCCACTGCTCCCGCTGCAACACCCCGTTCGTCGACGACGACGTGGCGCCTGGCGCCCCGATCCTGTGGGCCCCGACCGAGCTCGTCGAGGTGTTCCCATCCGACATGAACGAGTGGGACGACGTGCAGGGCTGGATGCGCGTTGGCGCCCGGGTCCTGTGCCCCGGCTGTTGGCGCTCGGACCGCGAGGACGCTCTCCCCACTGAGATCACGGCGCTGCCTGCGGTGGACGCGGCGAACGTGGTCCGGGAGCAGACCGGCTACACGTCGGTGGAGGCGCTCGAGCGGGTGTTCTACAACGTCCGCAAGCGGCCTGGGCTGGACGACGGGTGGCGGCCCGTCACCGGGACGGCCGGTACCTCATGAACCGCCCTGTCCCCATGGCGAGGGACCAACTACTCGCGGTCATCGACGACATCCGCACCCGCGTCGCCAACGGCGACTCGTTCGAAGGCTCGATCGAGTACCTGATGCCCGAGAACCCGGGCGGGGGCGTCGACTTCGACGTCCGCGCCGGTTACCGGATCGGCAACTCGATGGGCCAGGGCGGCTTCCGACTCATCGCCGCACCGGAGGCCGACGACACCATCCACGCCGACACCACGGGAGGCGCGCCGTGAGTGAGTTCAGCAAGATCGAATGGACCACGCACACGTTCAACCCCTGGTGGGGCTGCGTGCGCGTGTCACCCGCATGCAGGTTCTGCTACGCCGACGGCCAGGCCCGCCGCTACGGCCACCAGGTGTGGCGCAAGCACGGCCCCCGCCGGATGCTGTCGGACGCGAACTGGGCGAAGCCCCTCAAGTGGAACCGCGGCGCCGAACGCGCCGGTATCCCCGCGAAGGTGTTCTGCGCGTCAATGGCGGACGTGTTCGAGGACCACCCGGATGTGGCCGAACCCCGCAAACGACTCTGGGACCTCATCGAGGCGACGCCGTGGCTACGGTGGCAGCTCCTCACCAAACGCCCCGAGAACGTCGCCAGCATGGCGCCCTGGGGCCGTGACTGGCCCTCCCATGTGTGGCTCGGAACGAGCGTGGAGAACCAGCGGTTCGCCGAACAGCGCATTCCCACTCTGCTCCGCATCCCTGCGGCCGTGCTGTTCCTGTCGTGTGAACCGCTCCTCGGCCCGGTGGATCTCCGCAACATCCGAGCCGGCAACGGCGCCCTGGTCGACTGCCTGTCCGGCGACGTGAAGACCGCCGACGGACGCGAGGTCTACGCCGCCGCACCGAACTCGGTGTCGTGGGTCATCTCAGGTGGAGAGAGCGGCGCCAAAGCCAGACCGACTGACGTGGCATGGGTCCGGTCACTGATCGCCCAGTGCCGCGACACGCACGCCGCACCGTTCGTGAAGCAGCTCGGTACCGCATGGGCTGCCGGCATGTTCGTCGGTGGCCGATCTGTCGCCGCTCAGGGAGACCGCAAGGGCGGCGACCCCGAGTACTGGGACGCTGACCTGCGCATCCGTGAGCTGCCGTACAACGTCGGGGTGGGTGCGTGATGGCCCGCTCCCGTGAGATGGACCCGCAGTGGGCGACCGTCCGCGCCGCACGCCAGGCCGACACCCACAAGCGCCCCATCGGCAAGCAGATCGACGCTGAACACATCCTGGTCATGCCGCCCGTGGAGGACACGGTCGAGGCCGCAGAACGGTGGGAGGCCGCAACGAAGGTCACCGACCTCGCCGCCGGGCAGCACGCCTGCGAGCTGAACCCGGCGCGCGGGGTGACGCTCTGCACCCACCCCGATCACGACCGGGACGCCGACGCCGCACGAGACGCCCTCGACGCGCTGGGCCTCCCCAGCGACCAGAGCGACACAGAAGACACCTACACGCCGCCCGCCAAGCCGAAGGCCCGACTCGGCCGGTCGGCGTCACAGCGACCCGACTGGGCCTGGCAGGACCAAGCAGCGTGCCGCGGCAAAGACCTCACCTTCTTCTTCGGCGCCCCCGGCGAACCATCCGCCGACAGGCAACTCCGGGAGTTCTACGCGACCAGGTTCTGCCGGTCGTCCTGCCCCGTCCTCGACGCCTGCCGAACGCACGCGTTCGAACGGAACGAACGGGACGGCGTTTGGGGCGGGCTCACCGAAGACCAACGCAAGGCCGCACGCCGTAACTGGCAGCGCAGGCAGCGGGGGACAGCGGCATGACCTCCTGCCCCCATCCCCTCATCCAGCAGCTGACCGCCGAACGCATCCGCCGCGGCCTGTCCCAGCGCACCGCAGCTACCCGCGCCGGCGTCTCCGCCTCCACCGTCTGCATGTGGGAGACCGGCTCTTCACCGTCCCTGACCCTCCTGGAGATTTACGCGGAGTCATTGGGCTTCCACCTCAACCTGGTTGCGGTCGCCCACGCGACACCGGGCGAGGCGACGCCATGACCGCCGCCCACGAACTCGACGCCCTCATCGACGAGGCGCTACCTGCGGCAACCGAGCTGTCGGTGTGCGTCCGCGACCGCGACGCGACCGGCGTCCACGCCGTCCTCGGTCCCGTCCTGGACACCGGCGACCGCGACCAGGTCGCGGCGCTGATCATCGCACTCGCGGTGATGATCCCCGATGACCTTCCGTTCGGGGACCTGGTCGCCTGGACACACGGCCCCCACGTCTCACAGGAGGCGTACGCCGAGATCGTCAACCTCGTCCGCCCCGGCCACAAACGCTGCTCAGCGTGCCGTGAGGTCCAGCCGCTGTCGGAGTTCCGCCGGGACCGCAGGAAACGCGACGGCCACAAGTCCCGCTGCTGCTCCTGCCTGTCCACCGCCTCCCGAAGCACGGTCGGCAGGAGAGAAGGGGCAGCCTGATGTCAAGAGTCGGCTGTCTCAGCGTTCACGATCTTTCGGACGGTCTCTCGAGACCACCCGGTGACTTCGGCGACATCTACGATCTGCCATTCGCCGGACTTCACGGCATCACGTACGGCGTCGTCAAGTCTCGCCCGAGCCTCGGTGAGGCGTGTCTCGGCGCGCTTGTGGGCGCGCATCGCCGCAATGAGGTCTCGCTGAGCCATGCGCCCAGTGTCCCACGAGACGCCAACCACACCTACATTGGCGTAGGGTTGCGCAAACTAACTTGGCATAGTTACATGCTAACTCAATGGCCGCGCTGAGCAGGCCGTAGCCCACCTATCCGCGACCTAGCAGGGGGAGCACCAGCACAGATGGCTGTCAGCAAGAAGCTCCGCTTCGAGGTCTTCCGGCGGGATGGCTTCACGTGCCGTTACTGCGGGAGGACCGCTGTGGACGGCGCTGTCCTTGAGCCGGACCACGTCGTTCCCCGCGCACGGGGAGGCAAGGACGTGGCTACCAACCTCGTCACGGCCTGCGAGTCCTGCAACTCCGGCAAGAGCGACACGCCGCTGGAGAGCCCGCCTATCGACGATGTCCCCTTCGACCTCTTCCGGCGCGCATGCAACGAGCGGGGGATCACTCCACCTGCGGGCCACCTGATGGACACGGACTCGGCGGTAGATGAGGACACCACATTCCTGGCCGGTCGGCGCAGCCTGGCCTACCAGGTGCTCGGGATGGCGAACGACTGGGACCGCCGCCACGCAGTCCAGCAAGCACTTCGAGCTGCGGCGCCGCACGAACCGACGCAGGAGGAACTTGACCTGTGCGCTGGGGTCATCGCCGCCGAGAGCGCGTTCTGTGACCTGGAACGCCTGTGCGAGATCCTCATGGGCTTCTTGCACGCGATACCGGGGGGGCGCCAGACCTGGGTGGACGCCGTCGCATTTCTGAAGGAGACCAAGGACGGACATCTTCGCCCGACGGACATCATTGAGGAAGCCGTCAACCGCATCCTGACGAGCGTCTGATGGCCTGGGCTCGCGTCGACGACGGTTTCGACGACCACCCCAAGATTCTCGGGCTCCTTGAGGAGGAGCAGGGACCAGCGGCTATCGGACTGTGGACGCTGTGCCTGACTTGGGCGCACCGCAATACGAGACGCAAGGGCAAGACCCCGGGTCTCATCCCGGTCGGCCTGCCGCGACGCTACGTCGGGCCAGCAGGCAGGGAACTCGCGAAACTGCTTGTCGCCCATGAACTGTGGGATGAGCACGACAGCGGTTGGATGATCCACGACTTTTCCGAGTACCTGCCGACCGAGGAGACCAAGGCAGCGCGTTCCGCCGCAGGAAAGAAGGGCGCGGCGAAGCGCTGGGCTGGCAAGCGCGCGTCAGATGCCAGAGCCGACGAAGCAGAAGCAAAGCAAACCGATGGCAACTTGCCATCCGATAGCCATGACGGCGCTAGCAACGACGTAGCAACCGATGGCTCGCGCGCGCCTGCGCACCGGGCTATCCCTTACGGGATAGCACCCACCCCCACCCCCGAACCCGGTGATGAACCTTCGGTTCACCACGACACGTCGGACGGCGGCGCCGCCGACGATCCCGATGACGATTCCGACGAAGACGAGGAGCAGGACGACCAGCGAGACGACGTCGAACGTGTCTGCCGGCACCTCGCCGATCGCGTCCAAGGCAATGGCTCAAAGCGCCCCCGAGTGTCCAAGACCTGGCGGCGAGAAGCCCGACTGCTGATGGACAGCGACGGGCGCACCGAAGAACAGGTTCACCGCGCGATCGACTGGTGCCAGGACAGCAAATTCTGGCGACGCAACGTGATGTCGATGCCGAAGCTGCGCGCTCAGTACGACCGCATGCGCCTCGAAGCCGAAGAGCAACGAGATCGAGCCTCGCCTGATCAGCGCGATCCCGGGCCGGGACGTTCGACCACAGATGAGCGTGTCGCCCAAGCCCAAGCGCTCAAGGAACGCCGCCGCGCTCGCGCCGAAGGGGCCAACCCTGACGGCACCCTCATCCCCCCGAACACCATCCTCGGAGAGGTGGTCTGATGACTGACGATGAGGTCGTTGACCTGCTGACCCTGATGGCGTCGTTCGACCGCCGCACCGTCGGCGACGCTGATGTCGACGCTTGGCTCATGGCCGTCGGTGATCTCCCGTTCGCCGACGCAAAGGTCGCCGTCGTAAAGCACTACCGCGAGTCGCGGGAATGGTTGATGCCAGCCGACGTGCGACGCGCTGTCCGCGCGATCCGCGAGGAGCGGATCAAGGTACGGCCTCTGCCCGCGCCAACGCCTGATGAGGCCGTCGATCCTCGGGTCTACAAACAGCGGATGGCAGACATCATCCACCGCGTCGGTAACGGCAAGATGCCGTTCCGTGCGATCACCGCTGGTGGCGGCGCAGAGCCCTCAACCGAGTACCAGGAGGCGCGGTCGCAGGAAGACCGCGACCGGGTGCTCGCTCAGACAGTGCCCTGTCCGGTCGATTGGTGCCCGGCGCTCGCGGGAGAACCGTGTCGGCCGTCGCCGACGCAGGAGCCCCTGACGACGTGGCACCCGTCGCGCCTCCAGGTCGCCCGTGGTGAAGAGCCTAGGCCGATCAACAAGCAGAGCACTGCGGGTGAGGCGTCATGACGCCCGCGGAGGTCCAGGACCTTCTGGTTGAGGTATGCCGTGTGTTTCCGCGTCAGGCCGATGAGGCGATGGATCCCGAGCAGTGGCGGAAGGGGCTCGAAGGCGTTCGGTACGCGGAGGCGCTGATCGCGGTGGCGATGTTGCGACTGTTTCGGCACAGGGTCAAGCCGAGCCATGTCCTTGACCGCGTGATCCTTACCCGGAGGAATGTCCAAGAGCCGTCCGGTGCTGCTTGGGAGGCTCGCCGAGCACGCCACAACGGCGTGGAGTACCAGGGCGGCCCGGTCTGTTGGCCGCCGGACATCTGCGTTGGGTCGTGCGCCACTTGCCCGAACGATCCGGCGGCGGTGGCCCCGTGAGCGATGTCGAGATCCAGGCGGCGGAGAACCGTGCCGCAGGTGAACTTGAGCGGCGGCTCCGCCCGATCGTGACGATCCAGGACGTGCGGGCGTTCGCTGAGCGGTTCATTGCGGACCTGCGTGCGGAGGGCTGGCGTCCGCCGCTGCGCCCGAACCCGGGCTGGAAGCAGCACGCGGCCCAGCCGGGTGCTGGCCCGAATGACGACTGGCGGGCGGCGAAGGAAGCGCTGCTCCGCGACACCCAGGGAGGCTCTGATGGCGCGTGAGCCGCATCCCCTGGTCGCCGAACTCAAATCGGTTCGTGAGGGCGCTGGGCTGTCGGTGTGGGAAGCCGCGCGCCGCGCTGGTCTGGCGACTGCGGTGGTCCGGGATTGGGAGTCGGGGCGCAGCGAGCCGACCGTGGTCGCGTTGGAGAAGTACCTGGCGGTGTTCGGGCGGCGGCTGTGGTCGGCCGGCGCCGAAGCTGAGGTGCTCCACGCGGAGGCGGTCCGCCGGCTGGAGTTGGAGACGCTGCCGGACCGACCGACACAGCCCGAGCTCCCGCCGGTGACGCCCGACCAGGCCGCGGAGAACCGGCGCGTCTTGGCGGCGGCGCTCGGGATCACCGATGACCTGCCGTTGTCGCCCGCCGCGATCGTTGAGGAGTTCAACCGGAGGGCAGCGGCATGACGGCGTTGTGGCTGGTGAAGACGCTTCCCGCTGTCGACTATCCGGAGCATGCCGGGCTGCCGGTGACGTGGAGGCCGTGGCAGCTGCCGCAGCGGTTCTCGAAGCTTGTACTCGGCTGTGAGGCGTGCGGCACGGACGGGCAGGTGTGGTCAACGACCGGGCTCGTCGGCCCACCGTCGGAGGTGCTACCGCCGCAGCGGACGTGGCGGACACCGCGCCTGTATGCGTTCCGGTGCGCGCCGTGCGGAGCGATGACGGCCTACGACTCAGGCTCGTCGGGCGCTGATTGGACTGAGATCGACCTTCAGAGCCCGGCAGCCGAGGGCGTGATCGCGTGACCGCTTTGGCTGTGGGTGTGTTCGCCGGGTTCACGGTGCAGTCGCTGGTGTTCCCGTTCTCGCTTCCTCCGACCCGTCCGCGGCCTGCAGCTGCGGTGGTGGAAGACAACGGGCCTGGGAGGCGACCGTGACCACATCGAGAGAGCTGCGCTGCACGTGGATCGCGCCGTCGGAAGACCCCGACGCCAGGCTGCTGGTGCCGGGCTGCATGGAACGGGTCCAGGACTGGGACGCCGACTGCACCTGCAAGTCCAGCGCGGAGGAGCTCGACGAGTTGGAGGCGCGCGTCGCCGAACTCGAACAGCAACTCGATGCGCAGCGGGACCGCTACTCGTCGCTGCACAGCGCGGACTTCCGCGAGTGGCGCAAGCAGAAGGCGGCTGTACGCAAAGCCAACGACATGCACGGAACGGAGATCCCCTCATGAGCGACACCTTGAATGACCTCGCCCCGTGGCCAGCGACCGAGGCCGACGTGACCGCAGAGTCCTTGGCCCGGTACCTGGCGGTCCGCGCACAGGCACACCAGACCCACCGGAAGACGGCGTCGTCTCCGGAGGGCCGGGAGTGGGCGACGTCGGCGACCGTGGACATGTTCGGGCTCGTGAAATTGCTGCGGATTCTGCAGGAGGTCGCGCCGGAGACGGCGGACGAGGCCGCGAAGGGCTTGTGGTCGGACTGGCAGGACGGCGCCCCAGTCGACGAGTGGCTGTGGTCGTGGCTGACGGAGTACGGCATCGACCCGGAGGCTGTGAACCGGGCCGCGGTTGACCTGTCTCGGACGGAGGCGGCGTGAGCGCGCCGAAGCCGAAGACCGGTACCTGCGGCAAGTGTGAGCAGGCCCGGCCGCTGTTCCCCGCGAGGAAGGAATGGGGCGACGTCCCTGAGTCGATGTGCTCGCCCTGTTGGCAGGTCTTCGCGGAGGCCCGCGCGAACGGCACGTTCGTGGATTGGGGTGACGCGTTCGACAACGCCACTGACGAGCAGCTCAACGAGCACGTCTCCGGCTACGAGGTGGGGCCGTGATGCGGATTCTCGTCACCGGCTCCCGCGCCTGGCAAGACGTGGACGCGATCGTCGACGCTCTCGACGAGGCGTACTTCGGTAGTCAGTGCCAGGAGCCTGTCACGGTCGTTCACGGTGGATGCCCGGACGGCGCCGACATCATGGCTGCTGCCTGGATTCGTCGCACCCGTGACGCGGGCTGGGCTATCACCGAGGAACGCCATCCCGCGGATTGGCAGAAGCACGGGAAGGCGGCTGGGTTTCGGCGGAACGCTGAGATGGTCGACGCCGGCGCGGACCTCTGCCTGGCGTTCATCAACCCGTGCTCGAAGCGCGGCTGCCCTGACCCGCAGCCGCACGGGTCGCATGGCGCATCACATACCGCGGACTTGGCGGAGAAGGCGGGGATCCCGGTGCGCCGGTTCCCGGCCCGGGACACCCGCGGTGGTGATGCCGCGTGAGCACCATCACCAAGCAGCTCCTCGCCCGACTGAAGGACCACTACCGAAAGCCCGGTACGGCGCAGGACGGCGAGATCCTGGTGACCGAGGTGACGGCGCCAGGCTCGAACCGGTCATGTGATCTGCTCCGCGTTGGGATGTGGCAGTCCCGCGGGCTCGGCATCGGCGTCCACGAGTTGAAGGTGTCCCGGTCGGACTGGCTCCGGGAACTTGACGACCCGGGGAAGGCGGACGCGTGGTGGCGGTTCTGCTCCCGGTTCTGGGTGGTCGCGATGCCTGGCGTGGTGAACGCGTCGGAGTTGCCGGAGGGGTGGGGGCTGATGCTTCCACCGAATCGGGCGAACGGACGCCGGTTCCGGCCGGTGGTCCCGGCGGCGTCGAGGGAGCCGGAGGTGTCGCTGCCTCTGCTGGTGGAGATCCTGCGCCGCGCTGACAACATCCGCGTCGCCGAGATGCAGCAGATGCGGATGGTTCACCGCCGCGACCTGTACACCAAGGTTGAGCAAGCCCGGCGGACAGCGAACGCCGACGCCCTCGACCTGGTCACCAAGCAGAGCTTGGAGAAGCTGGAGCAGGTCCTCGGTGCGCGTATCTCCGACTTTGCCTGGGGCACCGACCTCCCCCTGACGGAGATCACTTCCGGCGAACTCGCGATTGCAGTCTGCGAGTACACGCACCAGCACGTCGCCTTGCAGCGCCGGGAGGTCGAGCTCGGCCGGATCGAGAGTCGGTTGCAGGGGGTGGCGCAGCGCGTTCTCCGGGATCTGCCGTCGGTGGCTGCGTTGAAGCGTGGTGATGCGGCGTGATCACTGCACCGGAGACGCTGCCGAACCTGCTGCGGGCCGCAGCGACGATCGCGCGGGTCACGCACAGCCCGGGCTGCCCTGACTTCGCTGTGCATCGTCGGGCGGCGGAGCTGATGGACCGGGTCGCCGAGGCGGAGGAGTCCGGCGCCCGGCTGCGGGTAGGGGAGCGGGACGCGGCTCTGCGTGCGGCGGTCACTTACCTGGACACCAAGGACCGGGCGGAGGCGCTGGCGTGACCCGGGTTCGCGAGCACGGTACCTACGCCAAGTATCGGTTGGAGAACTGCCGGTGCTACCCCTGCGCAGCGGCGCGCAGCGCCTACGACGAGAACAGGAACCGTGCCATCGCTTACGGGCGGTGGAGCCCGTGGGTGGACGCGGACCCGGTACGTGTCCATGTCCGGCAGTTGCAGGCGTGTGGGCTGGGTCTCCGGCGTGTCGCTGTCGCCGGTGGCATCGAACGGTCGGTGCTCATCGGCCTGATGAACGGCAAGCCGGGGCGGGCACCAGCCCGGAAGGTCCGGCCGCAGACGGCGCTGCGGATCCTTGGAGTGCAGCCGACCCTGGACAACCTGGGCGCGTCCACGGTCATCGACGCGACCGGCACAGTGCGGAGGCTCCGCGCACTGGTTGCCCAGGGCTGGTCACAGGCCAAACTCGCTGGCCAGTTGGGTATCGCGCCCCGCAACTTCACCCAGACGATCAGCGCTGAGCGTGTGATCGTGCGGACAGCCCGCGCGGTTTGCCGCCTGTACGACGAGCTGTGGGACCAACCACCGCCGGAGGAAGGCCATCGGGACAAGATCGCGGCGTCCCGCGCCCGCAACCACGCACGCGCGCACGGCTGGGCGGGGCCGCTTGCGTGGGATGACCGGGAGCTGGACGACCCGGAGGCGCGGCCTCGAGGCGTGCGGCGGGCGGCGGCATGACCGCAGACCCGTGGAGCGCGTTCCTCGCCGCCCCTGACGCCATACCCCGCGATCGGCTGGTGGCCGCGGTGAAGGCCGCCTACGCCCTTCACGAGCCGACGACGACCACGAACGGCGTGATCTTGTGCCCGTTCTGTACCCGCTCGTTTGGCGTACTCATCTCTGCCCCGTGCGACGCGGCGAAGGACATCCTCGCTGCCCTCAACCCCTCGAAGGAGAGCCGGGATGGCTGATCTTCTGACCGAGCCGCGAAGCGGTGACCTCGCGAGTGAGGAGATCGCCGCCCGGTTGGTGGCGATTACCGCGAACCTCGACGCGCACATCGAGGAGAGGGCAATTGTGATAGCGGCCGAGCGGATCACTGCCGCCGAGGACGCCGCCGAGCAGAAGGTCGCCGGCCTCATGGCCAGCCACGCGTCCGAAGTCCAGCGGCTCGAAGACCTGATCAAGGAACTGCGGCGGCAACTCAAGCCGCTCAGACGCCACATCGAGGAGACCTGCCCGGAGGTGAAGGAGCGGAGAGCCCGCTTCGAGGCGGAGCGCACCGGACGCCTCGACCTCGACGTCGGCCACGACCGGGACCTTCTCCTGGACGCAGCCCGGGTGGTCATCGAGACCCAGCGTGCGGACCGCACCACCATCCAGCGGAAGGCCCGTGTCGGGTTCGCGAAGGCAGGGCGGTTGCTGGAGCTGCTTGAGCAATTCCGGGTAATCGGACCCGTCCCGGCGACGACGAGCGGGAAACGGCCAGTGCTGCTGCCGAAGGAGGAGACAGACGGGGCGCTGAAGCGGCTACGCAAGGAGATCGGAGAGGCCAGCAATGGCTGAGCGGATCCAGCGGCGACGAGTCCGCGGCTGGCGGCTTCCCGAGGGCGCGGTGGTGGTGGACCGTACATCCCGGTTCGGGAACCCGTTCACCGAGGCCGCTGCCGAGGCGGCCGGTGAGGAAGGCCCGCGGGGTGCGGTGGTCGACGCGTACGCCGAGTGGCTGTCGGGCTGCGAGACCTACGAGGACGTGTACATGCTGCATCGCCGTAGCTTCGACCGGCTGTGGGTGTGGGATCACCTACCTGATCTGGCCGGTAAGGACCTGGCGTGCTGGTGCCCGCTGCCCGCGGACGGTGAGCCGGACATCTGCCATGGCGCGGTTCTCCTGGCCGCTGTGGAGCAGGCTGCGGCGGTGGAGAAGGGGTGCCGGGGCGGTGCTGGGGCGTGGGTTCCTGAGCGGCGTCGGCATTGGCGGTCGATGAAGGACGTGCCCGTGACGGGAGCGCTTCTGTGAGGCGCCTTCGCCGACCTGGCTCGCCGTGGCGTCTCCTCGTCGACCTGCTGGTTGCCGTTGTGGCTCGCCGTCCCCGCTGGCATCGGACGCCATGCATGGCCGCGGCCCGACACGCGCCACGTCCGCCGGTGCGGTCCTACACAGCGCCGTCGGATGATCCTGCGCTGGATCGCCTTGCAGCGGCGGGTGGGGATCTGGACGCGCACCGGATCGTGCACGCCCAGAGTAGAGGTGACCGTGATGGCTGACGCCGACCGCCCCACCGTCGTGGCGACCGCCCCGCAACTGCTGTGCGCTGCGGCGGGAGACGTGGTTGTGGTGCACATGCTGGAGGGCGGCGAGGCGCTGCTGCGGCTACCGACGGCCGCGGAGTTCCTCGCCCTGTGGGGTGTGCAGGTCCCGAGCCGGGCTGACGCGGCGATGGCCGAGCGGATCGTCGCCCCGCACATCCAGCGACGGGACGGCATCCATGGCTGAGTGCCCAGCGATCGCCCCGCACGCCCCCACAGACCCGCTCAGCCCCACGGAGGACAGATGAAGCCCGCCGCCTCACCTGAGCCCGCACCGCGCTTTGCCACCATCCACGTGCGCCGCTTCGGCGAGCACGAGCGGATCCCGATCGTGCTGAACGACCGCGGGGCCTGCGGCCTCCCGAGCGACCACCGAAGGCGAGGCTGCATCGGCCTGAACATCCAGGGCGGCGGGTCTCACCAGCTCGTTCACCTGACGGCCGACGAGGCGCTGCGGCTATCGGACCTGCTGCGCGCGATGGCCGAAGCGGACACCGCCCACGACGAGGAGCCCGACCATGCCTGACGTGCCCAGCACACCACCGCTCACGCCCACCCTGCCCGAGGACGTGCCCACACTCCAGTCCCGCCTGCCCGCGCATCAGCAGGCGGGCTACGACGCCGTCTACGCGGTGATCCGCTCCACACCCGGCGACGCCTGGCGCAACGCGCTCATCTGGCGGGCCGTCGAGGCGTACCGCACCGCCGCCGAGCCCAAGCACGACCGGTGGGTCCGCGAGCAGGTCGCCGCCGAGGACAAGCGCGACCGGTCCGACGCGCTCAACCGAGTCATCGCAGTGATCGAGGGTTACGAGTGCGTCCCGTGGGACGTGCCCGTTCCCGTGAGCCTTTTCCGCAAGGCCGTGGAGGGACGCCGATGAGCATCCGCGCGATCAAGATCGGCTGCGATACCCCCGCCTGCTGGGCGTTCTGCAAGATCGATCAACCCACCGCCGACAAAGCCCGCGAGTACGCCGCCGAACGGTGGGGCTGGACGCGCCGCGACGGCCTCGACATCTGCGACCCGTGCAGCCGGGGCAACACCCCGCAGGCGCGGGGCGAGTCGTGACCGGCGACCGCACGCCCACCGGCGACTGCCCGACGGCGCACCGCCTCATGCTGGCCCGCCAGCACGCCCACGACGGCGAGGCAACCCAGGAGGACGCCCGCATCCTCGCCGACGTGATCGCGGACTGGCTGGCCCCGCCCACCGGCGACACACCAACGCCCGTCCGCTGGAACGTCTGTCCTGACTGCGGCGACCGCCACCCCGGCGGTGCCGCATGCCACGACACCCCGCCGGACGCGACTACGCCCGATTCGACCGTTTCCGCAGCCCAGACGCCGGACAGCACCGCGCCTTTGGGCCAGGCATTGGAACAACGGGAGCCTCAAAGCAGCCTCAAAGGCGCGCCCACCGAGGACCTGCGCGGGCGGCTGATCGCCGCGATAGACGACGAGCCGCACTTCAGCTCAGCCGAAATCGTCACCACCGTGATGCGCGTCCTGGCCGAGCCGCGGCAAGGCGACCTGAGCGAGCGGCTCTCCGCCGCCCTGCTCACCGACACCTGGGGAGACGACAGTCCCCGCGTCGCACACGGCCAGCACATCCACGACCGCGCATGCGCCATCTGCCACGGCGACGTGGACGCCATCGCCCGCGTCGTCATGCGCGTGGTCGAGCACGACATCCTCGCCGCCTGGGTCCAGGGCTTCCACGCGCCTGACCGAACCGTTTCCGAACAGGAAACAGTTCGCCCTGACCTGCGCGACCAGATCGCCGAGGCACTGCTGAACGTCGACGCCTGGGCCCAATTGAAACGCCGGGACGACCGCGAGCGCTTCGCCGACGCCGTCCTGCCCATCGTCGAGGCCGAAATCGCAGGGCTGCGCCAGCGCGCCCAGGACGCCGAGGAGGACGCCGCCTACCTCAACGAGGAGATCATCACCCCGGAGCGCGCCCTGCACGAGCAGACCATCATGCGCGCCGAGGAGGCCGAGGCCGTCGTCGAGCGGGCTACGTTCGTCCGCCAGGTGCTCGACCTGTTCGACAAGGCAGACATCCACTCGGAACTGCTCTGGCGCGTCCAGGACGACACCGTCCGGCTGTACGCCAACGTCAGCGACACCTTCGACTGGGCTACCGCGGACCTCGAAGAGATCACCGTCGAGCGGCTGCCCGTTCTCCAGCAGGCGTACGACGACCTGATCGCGATCGACTCGGCAGAGGAAACCGCGACCTTGTTCGCCGCCCGCGTCCGTGGCGTGCGCCCGCAGGGTGCCGCCCATCCGGATCACCCGACCGTGTGCAGGCTGCTGGACGAATGCGGCCCCGAGCGTCAGCTCGGCCTCGCTAATCCGAAGCCGCCGGCCGCCCTCGACGACGTGGAGGCCGCGCCGTGACGCAACCCGACCACACCCCGCCGCCCACCTACGTCTGCGACAACACCCCGCCGCCCCGCAGCAGGGTCACCGGCTGGTACCGCGTCCTCCGCTGGTGGGCGGGCGCCCTCGCCGCAAGGTGGCGCCGATGATCTGCCCGCCCTGCCGCGACCGCGACCACCTCGCCTGCGTGTCGGGCGACTGCACCTGCGGCCACGCCGGAACCCCCGTCCGCGCGCTCACCGGCGCCGAGCGGCAGGCCGTCCGCGACGGCACCCTCACCGCCCACGTCATGCCCCGCGAGACCACCCAGGAGATGCCCGATGCCTGACACCGCCCGCCGCGTGAACGTCTCGCTCACGTTCGCCACCGACGTGTTGCCTCATCACGCCCTGATGAGAGTGACCGCCTGTCTGCCCGACGAGTACTCCGTCCGTTTGGAGTCCACCAGCGTCCACGCCTTCGACCTCGCCGAGGACGACGCGGACGAGCCGTGCGTGCAGCTCGTCGTGGACGCCACGGCAGGGCTGCTGAAGGCGTACGTGGACAACCCGCAGCGAGCGGAGGAGTTCGCGACCCATACGGGCGCGGTCGTCGACGAGCTGCCGATCACCGCCGACCACCGGGGCGAGGCGACCGCGTGAGGGACGACCGGACGACGCTCACGATCCCAGGGATGCGCGCCGGCGCACTGTGGCGCCGTTCCGTCCGCGCGGCCATTCGCAACGCCTGCGTGCTCGGCGCCGAGGTCCACGTCAACGAGGAGTGGCACCTGCTCGACTCGCGGTTCACCATCCGCGCGGTGGGCAACCTCCGTGAGCTGGCCCCGCTGGTGGAGCTGCTCAAGGCAGCTCAGGCGCGCGAAGCCAAGGAGGCCCGTTGAACGTCATCACCCTCGCCTGCGACTGCCGCGACCGGCTCGAACGCTTCTTCCGCTGGAGGGCCGTCCACCGCGTCGGCTACGACCCGGCGCCCGCCCTCGGCGGCGGCCGGTACTACCTGGCCATCGGCACCCGAGGCTGGCGAACCGAGCACGAGTACGAGCTGTCTCGCGACGACATGGAGATGCTCGGCGAGGCCATCAGCGACCTGCTCGCCACTACCCGCCCCAACGACCGGGGCGGATGGCAGTGGTTCGACCCCGAGACCGAGGAGACCCGATGATCGGCCGCACCCTGCTCGCCCGCACCATCAGGGAGAAATGACATGCGCAAGATTCCGACGGTCTTCCTCAGGGACTGGGACAACAACCCCAAACACGTCACCCGCGAACCCAACCCGGAATGCGCCTGGGTGTTCGCCGGCGCCGGCGACGCGACCCGCAAATACGACGGGACCTGCGTGATGCTCGACGAGCACGGCGACTGGTGGGCACGTCGCGAGGTCAAGCCAGGCAAGACCCCTCCGCCCGGTTTCGTTGAAGTCGGCCGCGATGAGGAGACCGGCAAGGCGATGGGCTGGGAACCCATCGCACAGTCCGGATTCGCCAAGCATTTCGAGCAGGCCCTGGACCATCTCCGCGGGAGCTCCGCGCCGACGCCGCCCGGCACCTATGAGCTCATCGGCCCGAAGATCAACGGCAACCCCGAACACCGCGACACCCACACCCTGGTCTGCCACGCCCACGCTGAGATCAGCCCCGACGACCGCGACCACGACTTGCGTACCTACGACACCATCCGCGATCTAGTAGCCGGTCTCGCAACCCAGAACGGCTGGGAAGGGCTGGTCTACCACGCGCCGGACGGACGCATGGCCAAGATCAAAGCCAAGGACTTCCCCGCGTGACCACCGAGAAGACCGTCAAACATGACGCCGCCGACCCCAAACACGGCATGACCCTCGACGAACTCGCCGCGTTCATCCAGGAAGCAATGCGCGCCGAGATCCCCGGCGACACCATCGTCCACTCCACGGCGACGTGGCGATCCAGCATCAAGCGCATCGAAGTCAAGGGCTGACGCCTGCACAACCCATGGGGGGATTATGACGAACACCGACGACGGGATGCACGACTGTGCGCGTGGGGAGCGCTGCGCAGCCCGCAAGACTATCGCAGGGGACGGCGGGGAACGGATCATCGTCCCGGCACAGACGTACCGGGTGTTCTGCGACGGCGACCGCGACCGTGTCCGAGTCTGCGTCGCCGAGCTACCGAACCGGTACACCGAACTCCGCACACGCATCGGCGACCGCCGCATCGTCGACGGCCCCCGGGTGTCCGGCGGGGGCCGGTCAGCGCCCGTCCCCATCAACCTCGGTGTCGACGCGCTCCTCCGGCAGATCGAAGAGATCACCCTGTCGTGGGACGAACGCGTCCGGGTCCTCGCCCGCCTCGCCGACCTCACCGCACCCTCCCACGCCCATGCGGTCACTGCGGCATGCGGGATGCTCACCGCCCACGTCGACGTCCTCCTCGGCCTCGACGCCGACGACATGACCCGCACCATGGACCTCACCCGCCGCGAGTACCTCCCCGACGACGCGACCGGCTGGGTGTTCCCCGCTGGCGGCTGGATCCTCTACTACGCTGCGCTCGGCGCGGCTGAGGCGGGCCGTGAGGTCCTCAACCTGCATCACCGGTCCCTGGCGATGCTTGGGTACGCGCCCCAACATCACGACCTGATTGTGGCGTGCTGGGAGTGCGGGGAACGGTCGCTGCGCCGCCACGACGGCACTGCCGGCCTCGCCGACCACGTGGAGTGTCTCCGCTGCCGGGAGCAGTACCTCGGGTCACGGCTTCGGTCGCTGATGGTGGAGGAGGAGCAGGCGCAGCTGCGGAAGGCGGGCCGGGAACGCCGCCGCACCGACCCGGGCCGGGTAGTGCTGGCAGGCAGCCGTGACGGCACAGGAGGCAGGGCATGACCGATTCGCGCGAGACCCTCGCCGCGATCGACACCGCAGTAGACGCGTGGAGTGACTACGACGAGACCGTCAGCAACGACGCGATGCGGTGGGCGCCCGAACCGCCTGTTGAGGATCACCCCCACACGCAGCCGCGTCCGCGGATCGAGGCCGTCGAAGTCAGGGTGAGAACCAGCGACGGTGTTGAGCACATCTACACCATGCCGGACGCGCGAGATGTCACCATAGACATGGACTTGGAGGATCCCTATCTGGACGATCCATGGTCCCTGTCTTCCCCGGCGCAGTTCGTGGGGTCGCTGCGAGTCGAGCTGTTCAGCTTGACCGTCCGCTGCCCTCGCGAAGTGAACGAGACACGCCGAGAGATCTGATCGAAGCGCTGGTCAAGAGATCGGGGCACACCCAAGTAGCGTTTCCGGACGCTGCGTGCAAGAATTCAAGCCTAGCTTGGTGGATGTCTGCCCCAGAGGCCCCGTGCCCTGGGGCTTTCCGTTTCTCAGGGGGTGACATGCCCCCCGCGCTCAAGCCCGTTCCGGTCACCGCGGTCGAGGCAGCTGGCCGCCTCGACCGCTCGGTCGGAACCGTCTACTCATGGGTGACCCGCCACGGCGCCCGGCGCCTCAAGCGCATCAACCGGAGGATGTACTACGACCTGAACGATCTCCGCGTGATCGAGCGGGAGATCGGTCACGGCCACCCGGTCCCGGCGACACCGGAGGCACGCGCTGAGATCGCGGACGGCTGCCCGCTCCGCCGACAGGAACTGGCCGTCCGCTCGACTGCCGCCTGATCCCCAAGACGCACACCCGGGCCTCAGCTCACAGCGCCCCGGCGCGCCCCCTGGCGTGCCCACACCCCGCGCAGTTCGGCGTCCCCGTCCGTCTGCGCAAGGCCGGGAGCCCGCACCGTAGAGCGCGTGGGGTGTCCACGATGCGGGCTCCCGGTCCACCTCCGGCCTGTCGGCCGTTCACGACACGACCAGCAGCCGGGAGGCGCCGTGGCCGATCTAGTGATGAATCTGGTCAAGGGGAAGGTGCGTCAGTACACGGCGCTGCCCGGCACGAATGACGCGCTGATCGTCGTGCCGCTGGAAGCGACCGGCCTCGAGGCCGACGCGACGCTGAAGGACTACGACACCCTCGCCGCGCTCCTCGCCGGTTCGACCAACGAGCAGACCACCCTCGGCAGGAAAACGGTCACAGCGTCGATCACCGAGAACGTCGACGACACCAACGACCGCGTCGACGTCGACATGCCGGACATCGTCTGGGCCGCTACCGCGGGCAACCCGGTGGGCGCAGTACTGATCTGCTACGACCCGGACACCACGGGCGGCACCGACGCTGACATCGTCCCGCTGGTCAAGCTGGACACTCCGTTCACCCCGGACGGCACTGAGGTAACGATCTCCCTGAACGCCGCCGGGTTCTACCGGGCCGCGTAAGGCCCCGATCCCCGTGCCGGCTCTGCTGCTCGACTCCGACACCTTCCCGTTCGCCGACGGCAACGCCGGACACCTCTGCGACCTCGGCGCCGCGCCCGCGGTCGGGGACCTGGACGTGCTGTGCGTCAACTCCGACACGGTCGTCACCATGCCGTCGGGGTTCTCGGCAGCAACATCCCGCGTCGCGAACCAAGGCAGCTACCTCTGGTACCGGAAGGCTGTCGGCGGCGAGGCCGCAACGGTCACGATCACCACAAGCGGCAACTTCAACTGCCAGGTGTCGTGGTCACGCTGGCGAGGGGTCGACGCGTTCGACAAGTCCGCTGTCGCCGGCGCGGACGCTTCCGCAGGGTCGGCGACCCCGACCGCAACCACAGCCGGGCTGGCCGCGACGAACGAGCTCTCCATCGGGTTCGGCGCGATCCACGGCGCGGTCACCTCCAGCCCTGTCTGGTCGTCCGGGTACACGCCTCTGTCGGCGGTGACGCAGGGCACCGGAGTCGGCGCCTCGACCGGGTACGTCGCGTACCGCACGGACGCCGGGACCGCGGCAGAGGCCCCGTCGGTGTCGTGGACGACCCCGGCACCCGACCGGTACATGCTGGTCGCGACGTTCACGACGGTCGCCGCGACGACAGTGAACGCCGGTCAGGCCACCGAAACAGACACTGCGCTTCCCGCGTCGCCGCGTAAAGCCCGTACCGCGGGCCAGGCCGTCGAGGCTGACTCAGCACTCGCCGTCCAGGCCATCACCAAGCTCGCCGTCGCAGGGATGGCGACAGAGACGGACACGGCGCTCCCAGCCGCGCTCCGGAAGACCCTGACGGCCGGACAAGCGACCGAGACCGACTCCGCGTTCCCGGCCACGGCCCGCAAGGTCGTGTACGCGAGCATCGCAGTCGACACCGAGACGGCGCTGCCGGCCACGCGCACGAAGCGGCTCGCAGCCGGGCAGGCAGTCGAAGCCGACTCGGCGCCGGCGCCCGCGGTCACGAAAACCATCGCCACTGGCCTCGCCGTTGAGACCGACACCGCCCGCCCCGCCACGGCCCTCAAGGTCCGCCGCGCGGGGATCGCCGTAGAGACGGACACGGCACTGCACGCCACCGCCGGGGAGCTCGTTGACATCACCGTCACGGTTGGGCCGCTAGCACGCGGTTGGACGGTGGGGGAGCCGGCGCGGGGCTGGTCAGTCGGGGCGCCTACGACGTGAGGGAGTCCGATGCTGTCGATCCCCTCGACGTCCAAGGAGTACCTCCACATCCCGGTCACCGGCGGGACGTTGTCCACGCCTGTGGATATCGCTGTGATCGCCGCAACCGCGGAGGAACCCACCTCGGGGGATTGGAAGCCCGCAGACGTGTGGGACGGCGCCGTCGCCAAGCTCCTCATCGGGCCGGGCGGCACGGTGCCCCTCGCCGACGGCGTGTACCGGGTGTGGGTGCGTGTCACCGCCACCCCGGAGATTCCAGTGCTCCGCTCCGGGCTTTTGGAGATCACCTAATGCAGGGTGACCCCCGCCAGGTCCCGTACGACATGCGCCCACACAGGGACGCCGTCCATGCCTGGTTCAGCCTGTCGTACAGCAACTACGCCGTCCTGCCCCGCACGCTGCTCCAGTCGATGCCCGACGAGTGGCAGAAACGCTTCGTGGAGCTCCTTGAGGAACTGCACACCGAGTTCGCCCACGTGGAGCAGGCCGACGGCTACGAAGTCACCGCAGGCTCGTGGCTGTACGCCAACGAATGCAGCTCAGCTCAACTCAAGGCGGCAGGCGTCAAGATTGTCGAGACCGACGACGAAGACGGCACCGACGACGAGACCTGCTACGTCAACCGCGACGGCGACGAGATCGACGGCCACCAGTACGTGTTCGTGCCGGGCACCGAACCGATCCCGCACTACAGCCGAGGACGCACCTACGTGCCTCCCGCCAGCGTCCTCAAAACGCTCAGGATAGAACCCGGCGAGTGAGGAGACTCGGTGCCCGCCGACCTGCTGATCATCGTTCCGTCCCGTGGACGCCCCCACAACATCGCCGCCCTGTGGGACGCCTGGCAGGCCACGACCACCGGCGCCGCTGAACTCCTCGTCGCAGCGGACGACGATGACCCCACACTCCCCGGCTACCGGCAGGTGTGCGGAGAGCGGGGCATCGAGCTGCGGATCGGACCGCGGCGCCGCATGGTCCCGACGCTCAACGAGGTCGCGCTCGAGCGGGCGACGCGACACTTCGCGCTCGGCTTCCTCGGAGACGACCACCGTCCCCGGACTCTGGGCTGGTCGGCGCACTACCTCGCCCATCTCCAGTCCCTCGGCAGCGGCTTCGTTTACGGCAACGACCTGGTCGCCAAGGACCGGCTCCCGACGCAGTGGGCGCAGACCTCGGACATCGTCCAGACGCTCGGCGCGATGATCCCGGCGCACGTCACCCACCTCTGGGCCGACAATCAGATCTGGGATCTCGGTCACGCGATCGACCGGATCCGCTACCTCCCGGACGTCATCGTCGAGCATTGCCATCCGCTCGCCGGCACTGCCGACGACGATGACCGCTATCAGGAGGTGAACCACCCGGACGCCTTCGAGGCTGACCGGCTGGTGTACGCCGACTGGTACGCCAACCAGTTCCCTGCGGATGCTGAGAAGCTCCGGACGCTGATCGGGGCGTCCAGGTGACGGAGTGGCGGCTGTTCGACGGCGACCGACCGCACGTGTCAACGCTCGATTTCCATCGCGACCGGGAGCGTGCACCGCACCTGGAGCAGCCCGCCCATCACGACCGGCTCCACCGCGCCGCCGAGCACGTCCGCGGACTGCGGCCGACGAGTGTCGTTGACCTCGGCTGCGGCGACGGCGGGCTCCTGTCGCTGATCCGGGACATCCCGTCGTGGGGGTACGACTGGCAGCCGTCCAACGCCGCTGGCTGGGCCGCGCGCGACGTAACCGCGGAGACCCGCGACGTGTTCGAGTCCCGAGACGCGCCCCGCTGGGGCGAGTGCGCGGTCGCCACGGAAGTTCTGGAGCACCTCGCCGATCCCCATGGCACGGTCGCGTGGATCGCCGCCCATGCCCGCTACATCGTTGCGTCCTCGCCGGCGTTCGAGACCGGTGACTCGGCCAGCGAGTGTCACGCATGGGCGTGGGACGTCGACGGGTACGCCGACCTGATTTCCCCAAGCTTCACGATCTTGTCGCATGAGGTCGTCGGCTGGACACAACTGCTCGTCGGGGAGGCGCGGCGCTGATGGACGTCGTTGTGACCGGCGCGCGGGGCTTTCTAGGCCGACACCTCCAAGCGGCCCTGGAAGCACGCGGCGACTATGTCCTCGACATCGATGTGGATCCCGACCAGGAGTGCAACCGGGACGCGTTGGAGTTCTTCCGCGACGACCCGCACATGTGGGATCTAGCGATCCACTGCGCTGCGGTGGAGCCCCACCGCTCGGCGATCGACGGACGCGCCCTCGCGGTAGGCGCCGGAAACCTTGAACTGGATGCGGCGATGTTCGGGTGGGCGGCGCGTGTCCACCCAGGCCGCCTGGTCTACCTCTCCAGCTCGGCCGCGTACCCGGTGTACCTGCAGACCGGCGACTACCGGGTGCCGCTGCGGGAGCACGACACGTGGGAACAGCCTGGTGAGGCCGACGCGATTTACGGCGCGGTGAAGGTGATGGGGGAGCGCCTCGCTCGCCTGTACCGGGAACAGGGCGGCGCTGTGACGGTTGTGCGGCCTTTCAGCGGCTACGGCGAGGACCAGTCCTCCGACTTCCCGTTTGGGGCATTCCGCGATCGCGCGCGGCGACGTGAGGACCCGTTCGTGGTCTGGGGCGATGGCACCCAGGTCCGCGATTGGATCCACGTGGACGATGTGGTGGGCGCTGTGCTCGCCGCGGTAGACGCCGCCGTGGACGGCCCGGTGAACATTGCTACCGGGATCGGGACGAGCATGGCGGAGCTCGCCGAGATGTTCTGCGCTCAGGTCGGCTACGACCCGCCTTTCGAGTACCTTACGGACCGGCCTGCCGGGGTGGCGTACCGCGTCGGTGACCCCACCGTCCTCAACGAGTTCTACAGGCCGAAGGTGACGCTCGCGGAGGGCGTGAAAAGAGCGCTCGCAAGGCAGCCCGTCAACATGTGATCAACGTTCCGGTCTGGACAATAGACGCGTGAGCAACCGTGACGCCGAAAACTTCTGGACCGGGAACGGCGGCCACCTCTGGAAGACCGACCGGGGACCGGACAGCGCCTGCGCCCGCCCCGAGTGCGGCCTGTCCTATGCGCGGTGGAGCGGCGACCGGTGCCCGGCTGCGCCGGACTGTGACGCTGTGTTCGAGGGCGCGCGGTGCGGGCTTGAGCAGGGCCACGACGGCGACCACGAAGCCACGCTGGTGTGGGCGTCGTGACGAGCCTCAGCGACCTCAACCGCGAAGAGTGGGCGGACAAGCCGTACTTGATCGAACTTCGCGGCGGCAGGATGGACGGCAACCGCTTCCGCAGGAACAAGTTGGCGATCACCTGGTGCGTCCCTGAGATCGTAGAGCCCAGCCTCGTAACTGACGCGGACGGGATCTTCCGACCAGAACTCGTCCCGCTCTCGATCTACCGGCGGACAGGGATAGTCACCGACGACGGCGTCCACATCTACCAGTTCGAGGGCATCGAGCTGATCAACTGACGGATCGGGGTGACCGTGCCCTCTCCGATCCCGTTGCTGGTCCTGACGAACGGCCGCCCGGACTGCATCACCAAGACGCTCCGCTCCGCGGCCGAGCATCTTCGCGGTGCCGCCCCGATGGTGATCCTCGACGACTCCGGCGACGATGTGTACGGTCGGTGGCTGGAGGACGAGTTCATCGGCGGCCCGCTGGACGGCCACGTCCTCCACCTCAACAACCAAGAGCGCGGCTACTGGCGGGCAATGCAGGCCGTGTGGCGGTACGCCCGCTACGTCTTCGACTACATGGGCGTGGACAAGGCTTTCTTCCTCGAGGACGACTTCACGTTCAACGGGGACGTGCACGTCGACGATCTCGCCGGCGTGCTGGACGCGCACCCGCACCTGATCCAGATGGCTCTGTTGCGGCAGCCTTGGTTCGGCAACGAGGTCCGGCTCGGCGGGCTGATCGAAGCCCTCGAAGCGGGCGGCCAGGAGTTCACCGAGACCACCGACGGCACCCACTCGTGGGTCGAGCACCGGGCCTGCTTCACTGGCAACCCGTCGCTGATCCCGCGACGCACGTTCGAGCGGGACTGGCCGGAAGGCAACTGGTCGGAGAGCAGGTTCGGCCGGGCGTTGTTCGCGGCCGAACCGGACGCGCATGGGGCGTACTGGGGCCGCCGCACCGACGCCCCTCGCGTGGAGCACATCGGCCACGAACGAGCCGGGTCCGACTACTGAACCTCGTTGCTCTCGCCGAGCATGTTGTAGACGGTCTGCCGGGCCAGCCCACTGTGGTTGATGATCGCCTGAGGCTGGGTGTCGCCTTCACCGTTGTGCCGCGCAGCGCGGACGGCGGCGTCCATGTACCGCATGATGTGTCGGACCTGCTCGCGTGCGGCCTTGAGGTCTTCGCCGAGGAACTGGAGCGTCTGTAGCGCATCGACCTCGGTCTCGAACTCGAAGACGGGCTCCTTGGTCCAGTCGAGGTCGGTCTCGATGTCGATCGGGCCGGTGAAGGTGATCTTGGCCATGGTCGCTCCCATGCATTGTGTCTAATAGTAGACACTTTAGATTGTGAGCGGCGACCTGTCTAGTGCTAGACACCTCCAAGCCCCCGGTCTGTCGTCGCCTCGTGGAGTGGGGTCGCCACGGCAGACCGGGCCCACCCACTCCACCCGAGGGACCCCGGAAGATGCGCTTCTTCTACGACACCGAATTCATCGAGCGAGGCCCCACCTACCCGCTCGACCTAGTCTCGATTGGGATCGTCGCCGACGACGGCCGAGAGTTCTACGCCGTGAGCGCCGAGTTCGACCAGCGCGCACTGCTGTCCAACCCGTGGCTCGCCGAGAACGTCTGGCCGTCGCTGCCCACGACGGAGCCGCGCCAGTACCGCGACAGGCTCGCCCCGCATGGGCGCCTCGACCTCGACGACCCAACGGTCCGGACCCGCGCCCAGATCGCCCGCGCAGTCCGCTCCTTCATCCTCGGCGACCACCCCGACGAACTGCCGTACGTGGAGCTGTGGGCAAACTACGGCGCCTACGACCACGTCGCTTTGTGTCAACTGTTCGGGTCGATGGTGGACCTGCCCGATGGCATGCCGATGTTTACTCGCGACCTCCAGCAGGAGGCCGCACGGCTCGGTCTCAAGGACGCTGACCTTCCCAAGCAGTCTGAGGGGCTCCACAACGCGCTGGCCGACGCCCGCCACAACAAGGTGGTCGCGGAGTTCCTCAACGCTCAGGTTGCATGATGATCCGCGCCTTCATCCGCGAGGACCTCCCCGGCATGTTCCTGGAGATCGCTCTCATCCAGGTGTCGGACGACATGCCTCGCCGGATCCTGCGCATCGATGAGGCCGGCGCGAACACGACCTACCGGTGGGAGGACCTACCGGACCGTCCCACGAACGTCGCCCCGACGCTCCAACTCGGTGACAGCGAGGCCCGCGCGCTGCTGGAGGCGCTGGGACGCCACTACAGCGGCGGCTCCGACGTCCGTGCCCTCCGAGCCGACCTGGACTACGAACGCAAGCGCGTAGACGAGCTGATTGCCCTCATGGGCGCCGTCATCGCCAACGGGATACAACGACCGCCGCGCCGCCCGCCGGATCCGCTGATTCGGAAACTGGCCGGGGAGTAGACGTGACCACCGCCGACGAGGCCCATGTCGTCCCGCTCAACGACCTGATCGAACACGACACCGAAGGCGACTGCGTCTGCGTACCCGAGGCACGCCCGGTGACCCGCGATGACGGTTCGATTGCATGGCTGATGGTGCACCACTCGTTGGACGGGCGCGAGACCTCGGAGCAACTGCAGTGACCCGCGTCCTCGTTGGCATTCCGTGGCGCCACCAGCCGCACCGCGTCTACGCCCACGACCTGACCGTCCAGCGCTACGAGGAACTGCTGCCGGACGCGACGGTCCTGGACTTCGACACCGAGCACGAGCAATTCTGTCTGGCTGGCGCGAGGAACTTGGCGGTCCGCTTCGGCGAGCGCGTCAGAGCCGACGTCATCGTCCTCGCCGACGCAGACACCCTCCCGGAGCGAGAGCCGCTCCTCGCCGCGATCGAAGGCGCCGCTCACAGCAGCGTGGTGCATCTGCCGTACACCGAGTACCGGTCGCTGCGCCGCGACGGCACCGACCAGTTCCTCGTCGGCGTCCCGTTGCAGGAGTGCAGCCACCTGGTCGTGGACGGCGCCTGCTCCGGCGTCTACGTCACCACACCCGCCACCTGGGGGGCCCACGGCGGCCAAGACGAGCGATTCCGCGGCTGGTCGCCAGAGGACGCTGCCTGGATGGCCGCACACACGACCCTCCTCGGCGACCCGGTCCGCCACAGCGGACGCGTCTACGCCCTCCACCACGACTCACCACCGAAGACCGGCCCCGACCACGAAGCCGGCTACGCGCTGGTCTACCGCTACCACCAAGCCCAGGGCGACCTGGCCGCGATGCGCCGCCTGATCGCCGAGGCCGAGACCTGCAACAAGTCAACATCCGCCACCGGCGGGTAAGAGTGATCATGGGCAGGTGATCCACGATGGCCACCGAGGAGACCAGTCCCAGCGCAGCCGCAGCAACTCAACGCCTCCTGACCTATTGGGCGCATGGACCGGGCCGAGCAAAGATCATGCCTGAGGTTGAGGGCGCTTGGGATCGCTGCCATGTCGAGCTCGGCAAGTACATCCAGGGTCGGCAGCTCGATGGCTTCTGTGCCCGCGTGATTCATGAGGCCACGGGCCGCTGGCCTGGTCAGCATCGCGACAAGGACTGACTGGCCATGGCGTACGGTCCACGCTCCGCCCGCACATCCCCGCTGCCATCGGACTGGGAAAGTTATCGTCGGCCAGCTGTGCTCGAGCGCGACGGGTACGTATGCCAGTGGGAGATCAGCAGGGACGGCACGAGGTGCGGCCGTCCAGCGACGGACGTCGACCACATGGGTGCGGCCGATGACCACCGCCTCGAGCTCCTGCGTGCGCTGTGCGGGCCGCATCATCGGCGTCGCTCCGGCGCGCAGGGTGCCGAGGCGATGCACGCGCGGAAGATCCCTCGGCAGCGGCCAGTGGAGCGGCATCCGGGTCTGCTGTGACCGGGTCCCGCCTGCCTATGCGGCCTTTGGTGATCATGGTGAGGCGATGGGCTGGCGCCAGTACGTTGAGGACGTCGTGAGGCATGCGGCGATCACGGCCGGGTGATCACGGCGGTGGCGATCTTGAAGGAGTGATCATGGCGACGATGACCCAAGATCAACTCTGTCAAGATCAAAGTCACGCTCCATGCAACCGGGCAAACCGAACATTTCTCGCACCAAGATCATAACCTGGGGGATATCCCCAAGATCATCCACTTCCCGCTCCGGCAGGGTATTGGCGCCGCCCACGCCTACGGGTCTGGGGCCTTGATCAACTAGCATCCATTTGATCATCATCGTTCCTTGATCTTGTTTCGGAGGGATGGTGACTGATCATGGCTGGACGCGGCCCCGCCCCCAAGCCCGCTGATCGCCGGGCACGCGCCAACAAGGACACCGTCGGGCAGACGGTGCTGCGGTTCGAGCGCGCCGCACAGCCCGAGCTTCCCGACGACGTGGACTGGCATGACCGGACCCGGGACTGGTGGGCGATGTGGGGCCGGTCGGCGCAAGCCGAGACGTTCACCGCGACCGACTGGTCGTTTCTGCTGGACACGGCACTGATGCATCACGCGATGTGGAGCAAGGGGCAGTGGACCCTCGCTGCTGAGGTCCGGCTGCGGGTCGCGAAGTACGGGGCGACCCCTGAGGATCGCGCGAGGCTGAGGATGGTCTTCGCGGACGCGGATGAGAAGGACGAGAAGCGTGCTGCGAAGGCGGGCGCGTCGGCGCGGGAGCGGTACGGGAAGCTGCGGGTGCTGCCGGCCGGTAAGGCGTCCGGGGGCGAGTAGTGCCCTGGCGCGGCCCGGAGTACCCGGGGGAGCTCCCGACGCTCGGCTACTACGCGCTGGACTGGTTCGCGGAGATGCTGATCGTCCCGGATGGTCCGGCGGCGGGGCAGCCGCTGGTGTTCACGCCGGAGCAGGCGCAGTTCGTTCTGGATTTCTACGCGGTGGATCCGCGGTTCGAGGGACCCGCGATCCGCGGCAGGGCGCTGGTGAACGCGCGGCGGATCCGGCGGGCGGTGTTGTGCCGGCCGAAGGGGCACGGGAAGTCGCCGCTGCTGGGTGCGCTGTGTCTGCTGGAGACGCTCGGCGAGGTGGTGCTGGACGGCTGGGACGCCGATGGGGAGCCGGTGGCGCGGCCGTGGACGTCGCTGGGCTTCAAGGCCAAAGCACAGATCGTCGCTGTCAGCGAGGACCAGACGACGAATACGTGGGATCCGCTGCTGGAGATGGCCCGGAATGGGCCGGTGTACGACGAGTACGACATCGAGCCGATGGAGACGTTTGTGAACGTCCCGCGCGGCCGGATCGAGTACACGACGTCGTCGGCGGTGTCGCGTGAGGGGTTCCGGCCGGTGTTCGCGGCGATGGACCAAACCGAGTCGTGGGTGAAGTCGAACGGCGGGCTGAACTTGGCGGCGTCGATCCGCCGGAACCTGGCGAAGGTGAACGGGTCGTCGGTGGAGACCCCGAACGCGTGGGTGCCTGGTCTGGACAGCGTCGCGGAGAAGTCGCATCAGGCGTGGCAGCAGCAGGTCGAAGGCCGCCTGAAGGGCGACGACGGGATCCTGTTCGACCACCGCGAGGCGCCACCGGACACCAACCCGGCCGACCGGGACTCGCTGATGGCGGGCCTGCGGGTCGCCTACGGCGATTCCGGGGACCTCAACGGCGGGCACGTGAACCTTGAGCGGATCTTGCAGGACTACTGGGATCCGGCGACGGACCCCGGTGAGGCCCGCCGGTTCTACCTGAATCAGATCGCGCCGGCGACGGACGCATGGTCGACGCCACAGGAGTGGGCGGCGTGCGCCGACCCGACTGTGGTGGTCCCAGACAGCGCCGAGATCGTGCTGTTCTTCGACGGGTCCAAGTCCTCCGACGCCACGGCGCTGATCGGATGCGACATGGAGACAGGGCATGTCTTCGACGCGGGCGTGTGGGAACCCGACCCCGGCGACCTGGACGACCAGGTGCCGGTGCATGAGGTCGACGCTGCGGTCGCGCGGGCGTTCGAACGGTGGCAGCCGGTGGCGTTCTTCGGCGACGTGCGGGAGTGGGAGTCGTTCGTCCACACGCTGTGGCCGGAACGGTACGGCGACCGGCTGCTGGTGATGGCGAACCCGCGGGGTCGGAACGCGGGGCCGGTCGCGTGGGACATGCGGTCGCGGACGCGGGACTTCACGCTCGCCGCGGAGACGTGCCACACCGAGATCGAGCAGCGGCAGTTCACTCATGACGGGTCGTCGCCGGTGGCGAGGCATGTGGCGAATGCGCGGCGGCGCCCGAATCGGTACGGCGTGTCGGTCGGGAAGGAGTCGCCGCGCTCGCCGTTGAAGATCGACGCGGCGGTGTGCGTGATCGGCGCGCGGATGGTCCGCCGGATCGTGCTGACCTCCCCTGAGTGGGCGAAGCGGACGAAGAAGAAAACCCGGACCGGCCGCGTCTACGGGTTCTAGCGACCCATCCTGCGAGGGGGTGCTGTGGCGCTCTCCGACGTGGAAGCACCGGATACGGCGAAGAGTCTGCTGGCGTTGCGGGAGGACGAGCAGCGCCGCCTGTCGAAGATTACCGCGTACATGGGTGGCAGGCAGGACAGCGTGTACGTGCCGCGCGGCGCCCGGCAGGAGTACCGGTGGCTGATCAAACGCGCGAAGGTCAACATTCTGCCGCTTGTGGTGACGGTGGTCGCCCAATCGCTGTTCGTGGACGGGTACCGGCCAGAGCGCACTGATAAGAACGCGAGGGCTTGGGAGTACTGGCAGGCCAACCGGATGGACGGTCGGCAGCACGGCTTGCATCGGGCGACGTTGAAGTACGGGGTGGCGTACACGCTGGTGCTTCCGGGGCAGCTCGCGGAGCAGCCGATGCCGGTGATCACGCCGAAGTCGCCGCGGCGGTTGACGGCGTTCTACGCCGACCCTGTCGAGGATGAGTGGCCGCTTTACGCGGTCGAGGTGAAGGTCGAGAACCAGTCGAACGGTAAGAAGCGGCAGGTCGTGTACCTGTATGACGAGAAGTCGCGGTTCACGCTCGTCGGTGATGGGAGGCCCGGCACGCCATTGGTTCTGGCCAGCGAGGACGCGGTCGCCGAGCACGGCCTTGGCGTGTGCCCGGTGGTGCGGTACCTGAACGGCGACGACCTGGACGGCGACGAATGTGTCACCGGTGAGGTCGAACCGCTGTTCGACATGCAGGACCAGCTGAACTCGACGACGTTCGGCCGGATGATGGCCGAGCAGTTCGCGGCGTTCCGGCAGCGTTACGTGTCGGGGATGGTCGCTGAGGACGAGGAAGGCCGACCGCGGGCCCCCTTCCAGTCGGCAGTGGACCGGCTGTGGGTGGCTGAAGACGCCGATACCAAGTTCGGGGAGTTCGATCAAACCGAGCTCGGCGGATACCTGAAGAGCGCTGAGGAGACGATCCGGCACATCGCGACGGTGTCACAGACCCCACCCCACAACCTCCTCGGGCAGATGGCCAATTTGCCTCTGGCGCTCGACACGCCTGTTTTGTCACCCCACGGCCGTAGGGTGATGGGTGTGTTGAAGCCGGGTGATGAGGTATTTGCTCCTGACGGAAGCGTGGTCAGAGTCAAGGCTGTGTCGCCGGTGTTCCACGACCACGAGTGCTATCGAATGCGGTTCGACGATGGTACTGAGGTGGTCGCTGACGCTCAGCACCGCTGGACGACGACGCACTTTGTGAACCCGGCCAATCCGTATGGCCCGGCAAGGCATCTCACGTGCCCGGAATGCGGTTGGGTTCCGCGAGCCCGGAAGGCGCCAGCGCGTGGAGTCGCGCTCCACAGGTCCCGCTCGCACGGAATCTCCGCAGTGGCGGCGCCCAAGGGGGGTGCTCGCGAGACGTCGGTTGTGACGACCGCCCAGATCGCTGCCAGCCTGCGCACGTCGATGGGGACGTACAACCACTTCATTCCGGTTGCCAAGCCATGGGACGGGCCTGAGCGGGACTACAGCATCGACCCGTATGCGCTGGGGGTCTTCCTTGGTGATGGCGACCATATCCACGGCGCGATCACCAGCCACAAAGATGACGCGGAGGAGATGGCCGCTCACCTACGTGCCTGCGGCGAGTTCGTTGATGTCTGTCCCTATGCTGACGGCAGCGATAGGCGCTACATCCGGATCCGTAATGACCGGGAGCGTTGCCCCTACGGTCACGAACGTCCCCGCGGAACGCGTTCGGACACTGCGCGGTGCCACGAGTGCCGACGCATACGTGACCGTGGCGACTCAGAGACTCGGATCAGGGTCAACTCGACATTCAGATGGCGCTTCATGGCCCTGGACCTTCGACGGAACAAGCACATCCCGGAGGAGTACTTCCGTGGCTCCTTGAAGCAGCGCCTCGCCCTGCTCCAAGGGCTGATGGACACCGACGGGACTGTGAACCGCGGGCAAGGGTCGGTTGCAATCACCTTGCACGACGAGCGGCTGGCGCGCGACCTCTACCGGCTAGTCTGCTCTTTGGGGCACAAGGTAGTCCTCCGCGAACGCCCGTGGACGTCGAAGCAACTCGTTAAGTCGGGTATCTGCTGGCGTATGACATGGGCAGCACCTGACATAGTCTTCCGCCTGGCGCGGAAGGTGGCGTTGCAGCGTACCGACTTCGGTGATGGTGACGGTGACGGGAAATCCAACAGCCCGTTCCGGCGCTACGTTGTCGCTTGCGACCTCATACCTTCGGTCCCAGTCCGCTGTATCACCGTGGACTCTGACGATCACCAGTTCTGTGTAACTGATTCCTTTGTCCCGACCTGCAACTCAGCTGAAGCTTTGAACGCCGCGCGTGACGGGTTGAACTCTAAGGTCGCCGAGCGGAAGAGCACGACGGGGGAGTCGCATGAGCAGACGCTTAGGCTCGCGTCGCTAGCTGCTGGGGACCAGGCGGGCTGGAGGGACACCGCAGCGCAGGTCGTGTGGCGCGACACTGAGTCCCGAAGCCTGGCGCAGACGGTTGATGCGCTCGGGAAGCTCGTGCAGATGCTGGGTGTACCTCCCGAGGTGCTCTGGGAGCGGATCCCGAACGTCACCCAGCAGGACGTGGAGCGGTGGAAGGCCGCGGCAGAGAAGGGTGACGCGATCGGCCAGCTCAACAAGATCGTCGCGAAGCAGACCGGTCGGGTCGCTGAGCTGACCGCAGCCGCGACAAGCCCCGCGCCGGTGGCGGCGGCGAACGGTGCCGTCCCAGGCTGAGCAGGCGGCGCTCACCGCCGCCTATGTCGCCGAGCAGAGGCTGCTGGCGGCGTCGCTGTCCCGTGACCTGGTGCTGCTTGTACGGCAGATCTTCAGCGTCGCTGATCCGGGGCAGTCGTGGCCGACGACGAAGCTGGCACTCGACACGCTTATACGGGAGCGGCGCCGCCAGTCAGCGAACCTGGCAGCGCGCTACTACGTCGACCTGCGGCAGCTGGCTGTCCCGCAGTCACCGCTGAGGCGCGAGGCGGCGATCTACGAGGCGCGCAGGCGCCAGTTCCGACCAGAGGTGCGCGTGGATCCCGGAACGGGACTCGTACACACCCGGCTCGCGTCCGCCGCCGAAGTCTCGGAGGCGACTCGGACCATTGAGGCTCCTCTGCCTGAACAGCCTCGCCCAGAGGGTGCGCCTGCCGAACTGGACGGTTTCGCGGACATCAGCGAGGAAGACGCGTGGGCGGAACTGGAGAAAATCGCACCGATCACGCTTGAGGACATCGAAGAGCTCGACGAGGATCGGGTCGACGCGAACCTCAACGCCACGGGGGTCGCCTCCTACAAGAAGGCGATCCGGGCGGGGCAGCCCCCGGAGAGGGCCCGCGACACCATGGCGGTCAACCTGGCGGGGTCGGCGGCCACGCTGGCCCTTGAGGGCGGACGCGAAACCATCCGCAGCGCCGTCCTGGGCGACGACGAAGCCATCGGCTGGGCGCGTGTTACCGACGCCGACCCGTGTGCTTTCTGCGCGATGCTCGCTTCCCGCGGCGCCGTCTACCGGTCCAGGCAGACCGCGGGCGGGGCGAAGAACAAGCAGTTCGAGGGCGAAGGAATGTTCAAGTTCCACAATCATGACGGCTGCTCCGCGGTCCCGGTCTTTGACGCCGATGATCCCGTCCTCGAGGAAGCCGAACGGCTGTACGACAAGTGGCTTGAGGTCACCCGCGCAGCTCCAGGCGAGAAGATGATCGACGCGTGGACGAAGTACTGGGATAACCGTGAAGACAAACCCAGACCCGAAACAGCCACCGGGTGAACGGATCCTGGTGTGCGGGCCGCCCGCGGCCGGGAAATCGACCTGGGTGCGCAGCCAGGCGCGTCCCGGTGACCAGGTCATCGACTTCGACGCGTTGTGTCGTACCCTCGGGTCCCGGTCGCATCACGATCACCCGCCGCACGTCCGTGCGCTCGCCAAGTCAATGCGCCGCAGCCTCGAAGAGCAGGCCACAACGCATCCCGGCCGCACGTTCGTGATCCGATCCCTCGCAGACCCTTCCGACCGCGCCGCCGTCGCTGAACGGCTCGGCGCCCGTGTGGTCATGTTCGCTGTCCCCGCTGCGGAGGCGCTTGAGCGCGCCCGCGGCGACAACCGGCCTGAGTGGACCGATCAGGCGATCCGTTCCTGGTGGGACCGGTACCGGCCGTCTCCGGCCGACGAATCACCCGAGACCTGACGCGGCATCGCCTGCGTCTGGAGCCGTCCCGACGTGGGCGGTTTTTCATGCCCGGACGCCGACATGGCGCCGGGCCCGCAACACCACGCGGCCCCGGCATGGGGTCGGTCCCGACATGGGAGACGCATTGTCCGAGAACGCCCCCGAGCCTGTCGCGCCCGCTGAACCGGCGCAGCCGGCAGAGCCCGCCACCGAGCCCGCGCCAGCACAACCCGGCGAGGTCGAGCAGCCGTCCACCGACCCCGGCAAGGGCGAGGAGAAGGACTGGGAGGCCGAGGCCGCCAAGTGGAAGAGCATGGCCCGCAAGCACGAAACCGAGGCCAAGAAGAACGCCACCGCGGCGCAGAAATACGCCGAGTGGGAGGACACCCAGAAGTCCGAGCAGCAGCGGCTTGCCGACAGGGTCGCCGCCGCTGAGGCCGAACGGGACGACGCTCGCCGCAGCCACGCCCAGCTCATGGCCGCGGCAACGCACAACGTCCCTCCGTCGCTCATCGACCGGATCGGCGGATCGACTGCCGACGAGATCAACGAGTCGGCGGAGGCGCTGGCCGCTGAGATCACCCGCCTGGTGCAGGAACGCGCGTCTGGGATCGCTCCAGCGCCTGCACCGGCGCCGGAGCCCAAGTCGGCTCCGGCCGCGACGCGGCCAGTGGAATCGCTAACACCCGGTGCGCGACCGGCAAACGAGGCACCTGCTGACCCCAACGAGGCGTTCCGCAGCTTCTTGACGAGCCGCCGCACCTGATCACTGACCGCAGCTACCGGATCCTGCATGCCACGGGGCCCGGGGCCGCTGCATACCTGAAAGTGAGGTAACGCCCCGTGGCCTACAACGACATCATCAGCCGGGACGCGTCCAACGACCCGCTGATCCCGACCCCGGTCTCCGCGCAGATCCTGCAGGAGATGCCGACCGAGTCGTTCATCCTGCAGCGGGCCGGCCAGGTCCGCATGTCCACAAAGTCTCAGCGGCAGCCGGTCCTGGACGTGCTTCCTCGCGCCTACTGGGTGTCGGGCGACACCGGCCTGAAGCAGACCAGCGCGGTCGACTGGAAGAACGTGACCCTGGTCGCCGAAGAACTCGCGGTGATCGTCCCGATCCCCGAGGCATATCTCGACGACGCGCAGGTCCCAATCTGGGATGAGGTCCGACCCCGGATCGTGGAAGCGCTCGGCAAGGCGATCGACTCGGCCTGCCTGTTCGGAGTCGACAAGCCCTCCTCATGGCCGGCCGACATCTACTCCTCCGTGGTCGCGGCCGGTAACACGGTCCGGATCGGCACGGGAGAGGACTTCGGCGTCGACGTCGCAAACCTCGGCGAGAAGATCGCCAAGGACGGCTTCGCCGTCAACGGGTTCGCATCACGGCCTGGCCTGAAGTGGAAGCTGGTGGGGCTCCGTTCCACGGACGGGATCCCAATCTACCAGCCGGACCTGCAGAACGGCGGCGGCGGAAACCTATACGGATACGGCCTGTCGGAAGTCATCAACGGATCCTGGGACTCCGACGAGGCCGAACTGATCGCTGGCGACTGGTCCAAGTGCGTGATCGGCATGCGGCAGGACATGAGCTGGAAGACCTTCACCGAGGGCGTCATCTCTGACGCCGACGGCAAGGTCATCCTGAACCTCATGCAGCAGGACTCGATGGCGCTGCGAGTCGTCATGCGGCTGGGATACGCGACGTCCAACCCTGTGACGGCGCTGAACACCGACGCCAACACTCGCTTCCCGTTCGGCGCGGTCCAGGCGGCCACCGCCGACAACGTCGCCGGCTCGGCCTGACCCGACCGTCTTACGATGCCCGCTGGGCGGCATGATCCTTCGCGGCCTCTCGCCGCCCAGCTGGCAGCGGGGAGGACAACATGCGGGTCATGGCGATGATCCCCGACTACCCGCCCCGCGGGGTCGGGTCATGGGTCATGACACACAACCTGCTGAGGGCACTGGTGGAGCGCGGCCACCAGGCCGACGTGGTTCTGTCGGCGGCCGATGGCGACCCCTACGAGCTCGACGGAGTGCGGGTCTGGCCGCTGGTGGACAAGTCGGACCCGTTCCGATTCATTGACGACGCCCATGTCATCGTCGCGCACGTTGAGAGCGCAAGCCGGGCGCTGATGCTAGGAGAGATCCGCGGTGTGCCGGTCGCGCAGATCGCGCACAACGCCAACGCGTTCACTGAGGCGGCGCTGCGGAAACGCCCGGCCAGCCTCACGGTGTTCAACTCTGTGCAGGTGTCGGAGAAGCTGGCGGGGCTGTGCTGCCGATCCATCATTGTGCGGCCACCCGTCCGCGCCGAGGACTACGAAACCGTCCCCGGCGGTGCCGTCACACTGATCAATCTCAGTGAAGACAAGGGCGCCGAGACGTTCTACCAGCTCGCCGAACGCCTCCCTAAGACGGCGTTCTTGGGTGTCCGGGGAGGCTACGGCGTTCAGGTGCTCCCGCGCGGACCTGAGGACCTCCCGAACGTGGAGATCCTCGGACACGTCCGGCCGGACCAGATGCGGGACCGGGTGTACGCCCGCACCCGGGTCCTGCTGATGCCGTCGGCTCACGAATCGTGGGGCCGCACCGGTGTGGAAGCGATGACCAGCGGCATTCCCGTGCTCGCGCATCCAGCTCCGGGACTGCGCGAGTCGCTCGGCGCCGCTGGCACATTCGTCGACCGCGACGACCTTGACGGTTGGGAGCGGTCGTTGCGGCTTCTGCTGGACGGGCGCCGCTGGCGTGCGGCGTCCCGGCGGGCGAAGGCGCGGGCAGTGGAACTCGACCCCACGGCGGACCTGGACCGGTGGTGCACCGAGATCGAAGCCCTCGGCCGGAGGAGGCTGCGTGTCCGCTCTCGCGTCGCAGGCTGACATTGAACGGCGCCTCGGACGGGGACTCACCGCGCCCGAGGCCGCACGAGTTGCTGCGCTTCTGGACGACGCTTCGGCGCTGGTCCGCGCCTACACAGGGCAGGCGTTCGAACTGGTCGAGGACGATGAGGTGGTGCTGCGCGCGTCCGGCGGGGCCATCGTCCTGCCGCAGCGGCCCGTTTCGGCGGTCTCGTCTGTGGTCGCGGTCGGAGGGTCTGAAGCCCTTCCCGACTTCACCGTTGTGGACTGGATGTTCGACGAGATCGACACGATCCGGATTGGTGAGGGTGCCTGCGTCATCAACCTGCCCGAGGTGTGGTGGGACGACGACGGCTACCCCGGCACTTACCGGGTCACCTACTCCCACGGCTACGCGGCGGTGCCCGGCGATGTGCTGAGCGTCGTGTGCGGGGTCCTGATGCGGTCTTTCGGGAACCCGCAAGGGTTGCGGAGCGAGACGGTCGGGTCGTACTCCATCACCTACGCGGTCCCCGCCACCGGCGAAGCCCTCGGCCTCAACCTGACCCGCTACGAGCAGAGGGCCCTGGACCGGTACCGGCGGAAGGCCGCCACGATCAGGGTGACCCGCTGATGCTCGGCCCGCACACCGTCACGGTTCGACGCCCGGCAGGCAGGGACGGGTGGGGGAACACTGTCGCCGGCGCCGCCGAGACCCCTGTCCCCGGATGCTTCTGGCAGCCGGTGTCGACCGATGAGCAGCTCAACGCCGCGGACACCGTCACCGTCGTCGCCCGGGTGTTCATGCCACCCGCAGCGGACGTGAAGGCCACTGACCGCATCCGGTTCGAGGGCCGCGACTACGCCATCGAGGGACGCCCCGAACTGCACCACACCCCAGCAGGCCCGCACCACTACGAGGTCAACCTCAAAGAGATCGAGGGGTGAACCGATGGCCAGTGCCAAGATCCGCTACGAGATGAACTTCGCGGGCCTCGGCAAGATCATGAGGGGGAAGCAGATGGAGGCGATGCTGCGCGGCGAAGCCCAGAAGGGCAAGCAGTACGCCGAACTCATCGCCCCCGTCGAGACCGGCGACTACAAGTCACGGTTCCGGGTGTCGTCGGCGCCACGCGGCGCCGGCCGGTGGGCAGACCGCGCCGCCGGCTACCTCCACAACGACTCCGACCATGCCCTGCATGTGGAGTACACCGACGACTACCGGACCCTCGGTGTCGTCGCCAGCATCATCGAAACCGGCCTCTGACGTGCCGGTCCTCGCCGCGTGGCCACCCGCCGCGCGGATCGTCGGAGCGGTCGTCGACGACGTCGGAACGGTGGTCGGGGAGACCGGAACCGACCTCCTCGTCCTGCTGCAGGGCGGGCAGCGTGTGATCCGCGTCAGGCGGATCGGCGGCACCGACGACCGCGTCACTGACATCGCCCGGATCGACGTCCGCGTGTACGCGGTCGACCTGTCGAACGCGGAGGTCGGCTCGGAGTCAGTGCGGCAGTGCCTGCTGTCCGGGCCGGTCGCGACGGCCCATGGTGTCCTCGACCGCGCCGAGACCGAGGTCGGCCCGCAAGAGGTGCCGAGCCCGGACCCGGAGAACTACCGCGTCGTGTCCGCCACCTACCGGGTCAGCGTGCGACGCCGCTGACCTTCTTCTCTCGACTAGGCCCGCCAGCCTGTCCAGCCCCGCAAGCGGGGCCATTCGTGTCCCGCAAAGAGAGGGATCCTCGTGGCTGGTTCTGCCTACGACGACATTCAGCAGCGGAACGCCGCGCTGATCTTCAAGGCCCTGCAGGGGTCGGTGTTCACCGCGCCGTCCACCGCAGCGGCCATCACCAACCTCACCGACTCCGGTGACAAGCTCCTGAAGGCGCTGCCCACCGGATACGAGGATGTCGGCTGGACGTCCGATGACGGCGCCCAGTTCGGCCGCGACGTCGACACTTCCGACATCACCGGCTGGGGCAGCGTGGAGCCGCTGCGGTCCGACGTCAACTCCGATGTGACGACGTTGCAGATCGCGTGCCTGGAGACCAAGAAGGCCACAATCGGGCTGTACACGGGCGCGGACATGGCCGCTGCGACCCCGGATCCTGTGTCCGGTGAGCTCAGCATCGAGAAGCCGGCCCGTCCCTCGTTCCGCTACTACCGGGTCATCGCGATTGCGGTGGACCTCACCGACGACGGCGAATACTACGTCGCACGGTTCCTCCCGCGCGCCCGCGTCACCGACTTCGATGAGCAGGCGATGCAGTCCAGCGACGACAGCCCTCTGACCTGGGCCGTCACCCTCACCTCGTACCAGGACGCCACGCTCGGCTACAGCGAGCGGTACATCTTCGGTGGGCCGGGCTGGGCGACGCGCTTGGCCTCGATGGGCTTCGACGCCCTCGCCAGCTGATCGTCGCGGCGGCCGGGCAGAGCTGGCGGGCCCCCGGCCGCCGCGACATCCAGGCCCGCCGCCGAGCCAGGAGAAGCCGATGGCGTCCACGCCTGCCTACCCGGTGTACCGCAGCCCCGACGGCAAGTCGGAACAGATCGCGTCTACGCCAGCGCGGGAGGTGCAGCTCAAGCATGCCGGGTGGCGCAAGGTCACCCAGCCCAGGAGGAAGACCGATGCCCGCCAGCATAAGCCCGCGCCCGCGGGCGAGTAGATCACGGAAGGCCCGCCGCATGCCCAGCAAGAAGTACCAGCTCGACAAGTACCGCAACGAGGCTGTGAAGCCCGACTTCGAAATCGTGGTCGACGCGGAGACCAGCATCCTCATCAGGATGCCGACGGTGGATGAGGTCATCGACCTCAACGACATCACCGACATCCGCGCGCAGCTGCAGATCCTGGCGAAGGACCAGTACGAACGGCTGATGGAGGTCATCAGCGACGACCCGGGCGCGATGCTGCAGCCGCTGATGAACGACATGCTGAAGCACTTCGGCCTGGGGAAATAACGAAGGTCGCTGACCTGATCGACAGGTACGGCGACGCGATCCGCTACGACCTGCGCCATGAACTCGGCGTCGACATGCTCGACTTCTTCCGCGGCTCCCTGTCCGCTGAGGCGATCCTCGACTTCCTCCAGCACCTGCCGTCTACGTCGGCGTACAGCGCCGCGCTGGCTGAGGACGAGGACCTGGCGAAGGAACTGCTGGACGAGCCCGACAGGGCGCCGAGCCCGCCGCGGCTCACCGAGTTCGGCCCCGAGGTCCAGGCCCTCGCAGAGGTCCGTGACCTGCTGGCCTCCGTCCTCGCGGTGCTGGTGAAGGCGAACGGCGGGAAGCCGCAGAAGCCCAAGCCGTATCCCCGGCCGGTGACGGCGCTGCAGAAGTTGAAGCGGCGAATGCGGTACTCGCGGCACCTGGACGTGGTTCGTCGCGTCCTGCCGGGCCGTTCCTCCTGATCTTTGTGAGGCTTTCGGTCTCCTCCCTGAAGGGTGCCCTGGGTCGGGCAGGGAGGAGCGCCTGCCGTGGCTGTCGAAGTGGGCGGCGCGTTCATCTCCGTCCGCCCTGACCTCAAGGGCTTCCATACCAAGATCAAGACCGAGTTGCGGTCGATGGCGCCGTCGATGGTGTCGATCGGCCGTGAGTGGGGGACCGCGCTCCAGCGGGGGATCAAGGAGAAGCTCACCCCGATCGAGGTTCGCCTCGAAGCTGGCGCAACGGCCGCCCAACTGGCCACGTTGAATCGGGCCGTCGACAAGCTCGACGGCCGGGTCATCAACATTCAGGTCAACGCTGATGTGTCCGCTGCGGCGGCGCGCCTGGTGTCATTCGAGCAGACTCTGTCGCGACTGGACGGCCGCAAGGTCAACGTCCAGATCAACGTCGACATGGCTGGCGCGGTCAGCGAACTGCTCGCGTTGGAGCAGGTTCTGGCCAGAATCGATGGCCGCCGCGTCAGCGTGCAGGTCGACGTTCAGATCGCGGGCGCTCTCGCCCAACTCGCCGCAGTGCGAGGCGCGGTCACGAACATCGACAACCGCCGCACGATCAACATCGATGTCGATATCGGGTCGGCGATGGCCGGCCTTGGTGCGCTGCGCGCAGCGCTGATCGGCCTCGCTGTGGTGGCATCGCCGGCCCTGGTGGGGATCGGTGCCGGTGTTGTGGGTCTAGCTGGCCCGCTTGCTGCGGCGGGCGCGGGTTTCGCGGGGTTCGGGGCGGTGGCGCTGCCGGCGATCAGCCACGTTTCCAAGGCACTGCAGCAGGAGAAGCAGGCCAGTCAGCAGTCTGCCGCCGCGTCGGGTCAGGCGGCGCAGCAGGCGTTCGCGGCTGCGTCGGCGCGGCAGCAGTTGGCGTCAGCGGTCCGCAACGCCGCGTACGCCCATCAGCAGGCCGTGGATCAGGTGCGGCAGGCCGAGCAGCAGTATCAGCAGGCGCTTCAGGGTGAGGCGGAAGCGCAGCGGGCGGTGACGCAGGCGCGGCTCGCGGCGCGCCGCGCGATCGAGGATCTACACAACCAGGTCGCCAGCGCCCGGCTGGGGTTGGAGGAGGCGCGGCTCGGGGTCGAGCAGTCCCGGGCGGCGTGGGACCAGATGGCCGCGGCGGCGAAGGCCGCCGCCGACAAGGTCGCGTCCGCTCAGTCGGCGCTGGCAGCCGCGCAAGCCGCGCAGGCGACGGTGCTGGGGAACCCCGCTGCGACGGACGCGGCGAAGAAGCAGGCCCAAACCGGCGTCGACGCCGCCCAGCAAGCGCTGAAGAACGCCCAGGCCCAGAAGAAGGCCGCCGATTTGGCGGCGCGGCAGGCCGAGCTGAACTACCGGCAGTCGATCCAGCGGGTGAAGGAGCAACAGCTTCAGCTGCGGCGGCTGGAGCAAGACGAGAGGTCCGCGTCCAAGGCCGGGGTTGAGGGGTCGGACCAGGTCAGGCAGGCACGGCAGCGTCTCGCGCAAGCCAACCAGCAGATCGCCAGCAGCGAACTTGCGTTGCGGCGGGCGCGGGAGAACGTCACCCGCACTGATCAGCAGTCTGCGGATCAAATCGCGTCGGCGCGGCGGGCGCTGGCGCAGGCGACGTCGCAGGCGGCGGCGTCGACGGGCGCGCTCGGGCAGCAGCTGGTGAAGCTGACGCCGCTGGAGCGCCAGCTCGCGAACGCATGGAAAGACCTGACCGCGGTGTTCGGGGCATGGTCGAAGAGCCTGCAGCCGGCTGTCATCCCGGCACTGATCAAGGGCATCGGGTTCCTCAAGGCACTGCTGCCCACCTTCACGCCGATCGTGAAGGGCGCCGCGGCGGGGATCGGGACGCTGTTCGACCGAGCGACGCAGGCGGCGAAGTCGCCATTCTGGGCACAGTTCTCGCAGTTCCTGGGGCAGTCCGCCGGTCCGGCGATCTTGGGGCTCGGGTCGCTGCTGGGGAACCTCCTCAAGAGCCTCGCCGGGCTGGCTCAGTCGTTCGCGCCGATCGGGTTCGCGTTCCTGCAAGTCCTCAACGCGATCGCGGCACGGTTCGCGGCGTTCACCACGGGGCTGGCGAACAACCCGGCCTTCCAAGCCTTCACCAAGCAGTTCATTGCGCTGGCGCCGCTGATGGCGCAGACGTTCATCAGCCTCGGCAGTCTTCTCGGTTCGCTGTTCGCAGCGCTCGCCCCGGCGCTACAGCCGATCCTCGGACTGATCAACACGCTGGCGTCGTCGCTGGCGGGTGTCCTGCGACAGGCCGGGCCAGCGATCGCTTCGGTGTTCTCCGCGCTCGGCTCCGGACTGTCCGCAGTGATCGTTGCGCTCGCGCCGGTGGTGACGCAGCTGGTGCAGGCGCTCGCACCGCTCCTCGTCCAACTGATCAACGGGCTGAAGCCCATCCTGATCTCGCTCGTTCCCGTGCTCGGGCAGATCATTTCCGGTCTCGCCCCGGTCATCTCGGCTCTGCTGTCGGGGCTGCAGCCCGCGATCCAGTCGCTTGTGCCTGTGGTGTCGCTGCTGGTCGGCGCGATCGCGAAGATCCTGTTCGCGTTGGCGCCGGTGCTGCCTCTGGTCGGCCAGTTCATCGCACAGCTCGTCGCGGGCCTAATGCCGGTCCTGACGCCGATCGTGAACGCGATCGCGTTGATGGCGCAGCAGATCGCCGGAACGCTCATTCAGGCGCTTCAACAGTCCGCGCCAGCCCTCCAGCAGATGCTGCTGGCGGTTGCGAGTCTGCTTCCCGAACTGCTGCCGCTGGTGCCGTTGTGGGCCGAGTGGTTCAAGGCGATCGCTCCGCTGCTGCCGGTCATCATCCAGCTGGCCGCGGTGATCGTGCAGGCACTCGTGCCCGTCCTTCGCATCGCCATCAAGATCGTCGTCTGGTACTGGACGACGATCGCGCACCTGCTGCTACCGGTGTTCCGGCTGCTCGTCACCGTGATCACGTGGGTCGCGGGGATCCTCACGCCGATCATCCAGGCGATCGGGTGGCTGATCCGCGGCATCGGTACCGCCGCGATGTTCGTGTGGAACATCATCAAGATCGCGTTCGCGGGGATCGTGTTCGCCGCGAAGATCCTCGCCGCCGTGATCTTCGTGGTGGTCGTCGCGCCGCTATTGATCGCTTTCAAGCTCCTGCAGATCGCCTTGATGGCGCTCTGGCAGCACGTGTTCGTGCCCGCCTGGCACGGCATCTCCTGGGCCGCGCAGCAGGCATGGAAGCTCCTGCAGCCGCTATTCGGGCTGATCCGGGCAGGAATGCGGCTCCTTGGCTCTGTCATGTCCTGGCTCTGGCGCAACATCGCCGTCCCCACCTGGAACGGCATCCGCGCCGCGATCAGCGTCGCATGGGGGGCCATCCGCGGAATCTTCAACGCCGTCGTGGGGTTCCTCCGCGTCACCCTCGGCCCGATCTTCACCTGGCTGCGCGACAAGGTCATCCGCCCGGTCTGGAACGCGGTCGGCTCTGTCATCAGGGCCGCGTGGACCGGAGCGATCCGCCCCACCTTCGACGCGGTCAAAAACGCGGTCGGGAAGGTCCGCGACGCGTTCAAGACCGCGGTCGACGGAATCGGCCGCATCTGGGACGGCCTGAAGAAGATCACCAAGGGACCCGTCCAGTTCGTTGTCAACACGGTCTACAACAAGGGCATCCGGGCGGCGTGGAACACCATCGCCGGCCTGGTGAAGCTCCCTGGCCTCCCGGAACTGAAGTTCGCGGCCGGCGGTGTCGTCCCGGGCGGCGCCTACGGAGTACTGCCCGGCTACGCGCCAGGCCGGGACACGATGCTCGCGGCGGTGTCGCCGGGCGAGGCATGGATCCGGCCCGACGCCACGCGTGCCCTCGGGTCGAACTTCATCTACGGCCTGAACGCCGCGGCGGCGTCCGGAGGGACTACCGCCGCAGCGCGGTTCCTGTCGCAGGCGGGCGGCCCGCAGTTCGCGTTCGGCGGCATCGTCGGGAAGATCAAGGACGCTGTCGGCGGCGCGAAGAACCTGGTCGTGAAGGGCGCCTCGGACCTGCTGTCCAAGGGCGCGTCTTTCGCCGCCCGCAAGATCCTCGACCCGATCCTCGGGCAGCTCAACGAGGTCGCTGGCGACTCCAACTGGGTCAAGGCGATGACCCGGCTGCCGCGGCGGATGATCGACGGGTTCATCGGCTGGCTCAAGAAGGCCATCGACCCCAAGCTCGGCGGCGACGCCACCGGGGTCGTCGCGGCGGCGAAGAAGTACCTGGGTGTCGGTGACGACCGTGGCCGTGACAACGACAACCCGTTCACCCGCCACTACGGGTGGCCGGCCGGTACGCCGTGGTGCGCGCTCTTCGCCTCGAAGGCGATCGAGGACGCGCACGCCACCAAGAAGTACTCGGGCGCACCCACCGCCGCGGTCGCCACGTTCAACGCGCAGATGCAACACGTTCCTGTCTCCGCAGGCCGCCCAGGTGACTTGGCGACCTACCGCGGGAACGGGCACGTCAACATCATCGAGAAGAAGGCCGCTGGCGGCTACATGACCATCGGCGGCAACCAAGGGCCCAAGGTCAACCGGTACGTGCGTGGCGGGCAGACCGCTGTGCTGCGTCCGAAGTTCGCGACCGGCGGGATCGTGCCGAGCATGGCGCGGCAGGTGTTCGGCAAGGAGTGGCTGCACGCCGACGACCCGGCCGACCGGCGAGACCCGCTCGCCGCGATGTACAACCAGCTCGTCCGTCCGACCCTGTTCGACACCGGCGGTTGGCTCCCGCCCGGAGTCAGCACCGTCGCGAACTTCACCGGACGTCCCGAGGCCGTACTCACCGACGGGCAACTCCGCCGCATCACCGCGGCGGAGGGCCGCGGCGACAGGCACGTGTCGGTCATGGACCACGCAACCGTGGTCGTGCAGGACCCGGTCGACATCGACATGCTCGCGCAGCGGCAAGAGTTCGCCGCCCGCAGCGCCTCCTTCGGATGAGGGGAGCGGCGCTGTGAAGACCGCGGTGCGGCTTGTCGACGGCGCGCGGCAGCTGAACCTGCACCCCTCTCTCGATTACATCCCGCAAAAGCTCAGTGTGACCTCACCGCCGGTGCGTGAAGCCACCGAGCCCCGGACCGACGACGACGGGGAGCGCGACTCCACGACCCTGTTCGGCGGCCGCGCGGTGTCGCTTGAAGTCGTGGTCGTCGACGAGCAGGTCGACTGCGAGGTTCTCCTCGACCAGCTCAAACAGTTCCTGCATCCCCGCAGCAGGCCGTACCTGTATGTCACCGATGACGGCTGGTCGCAGGAGCGGCGGATCCGGCTGCGCGTCGACCAGTGGGACGAACCCTACGAGGGATACAAGGCGTCACAGTCACGGCCGGTGCAACTGCAGTGGAAGGCGCCCGACGGGATCTGGGAGGCCGTCGCCACGGTCGAGGAGACCGTGAACGCCGACCTCGCCGGCGACCCGGTCGGGTTCACCTTCCCGGTGACCTTCCCGGTGACGGCGACGGCGACGATGTCGGCTGGCGCGTCCACGGTCGTCAACCTCGGTGGCGTCCCGTCGCACTTCAGCGCCCTGCTGTACGGCCCCTGCACAGGTCCGCGGCTGATCAACGAGACGACCGGTGAGCAGATCGCCTTCACCGAGTCGCTAGTGCTTGGCCCGGGGGAGTACGTGGAGATCGCCACGCGGGAGCGGACCGCGTGGCTGAACTCCGAAACCAGCCAGTCACGGCTGAACTTCATCGATTTCGACTCCACGTCCTGGTGGCGGATCGAGCCGGGCGACCAGCAGATCCGTTACGCGCCGCTCGACACGGCGGGTGCAGCCGCTGCCGTCATTACCTACCGGCCCGCGTGGCTATGAGGAGGACGCCGTGACGCTGAAGCGGCCCCTGTACATGCAGGCGGGCGGCGGCGATACACCCTTCTCCTACGACGCGGTCGACTTCCGTGCGATCCTCGCTTCGGTCTTCAACGTCGGGGGCGTCTGCAACACCAGCCCCGCCGACCTGAAGGTGACCCAGCGCAGCGCTGGCGCCAACTTCTCCGTGGACGTGGCGGCCGGGTATGCGGTCATCGCCGGAACCGACGTAGCCGGGCAGGGGTTCTACCTGGTCCAGAGCACCGCCACGGTGAACCTGGTGGTGCCGCCGCCGCCGGTGTCCGGGACGCGGGTTCACCGGGTGGTGGCGCAGGTCCGCGACAAGCTCCACAACGGGGCGTTGGCGGCGAACACCTACGACTTTGTGCTGAGCGTGCTGGAGGACACCGGGTCGGGGACGCCAGCGACGCCCGCGTCGGCGCTGAGCCTGGCGACGGTGAGCGTCGCGTCCACAGCACTCAATGTGAGCGACAGCAACATCACCGACACGCGGGTGAATGCGGTCTCCACGATAGGCATCGGCCGGTGGGTCGGGTCTGATGCGCTTCGCCCTCCCGCTCCGGTGGACGGCGAGCTGATCTGGCGGACGGACAAGAGCTACTACGAGGTCGCGGTTTCCGGGTCGTGGCGGCCTATCGGCCTCGCCGCACCCGCCGCGCGCCTCGGCCGCGTCACCACCAACCAGTCGATCACCAACAACACGACGACGCCACTCCAATGGAATTCGGAGTTCGAGGACACCCACGGCGGCCACGACAACTCCACCAACAACAGCCGTTACACCGCGCCGATCGACGGGCTGTACCAGGTGACGGCGACCGTCGCGTGGGACTCCAACTCCAGCGGAATCCGGGAGATCTCGCTGCGCGTCAACGGATCCACGATCTTGGACGGTAACCGGATCGGTGCCGGTTTCAACATCACCTTGACGCAGACCGTGAGCCACCTCGTGCGGCTCACCGCAGGCCAGTACGTCGAGGCGATCGTGTGGCAGAACACCGGCGGGTCGCTGGCCATCGACAGGACGTTCCACGCCGGCCCGCTGATGGACGTCGTCTGGATGCGCCCGTGACCATGCGAAGGGGAGCCTGATGTTCACCCCGGCCACCCGCGATGCCGTCATGGACGGCACGTCGATCGCCGCGCTGTGCACGCACGCGAGCCTGCACACGGCAGACCCGGGCGGGACCGGCGCGAGCGAGGTGGCGGGCGGCTCGTACGCGCGCGTCGCGGTCACGTGGGCGGCGTCGTCCGGCGGCACGAAGACCCTCACGGCCGCCGTGACGCTGCAGATCCCGGCAGGGACGACGTTCACCCACTTCGGCCTGTGGTCAGCCGTCAGCGGTGGGACGTTCCGAGGCGGCGAACTGCTCAGCGCGTTGCAGTCGTATCCGACCGGCGGCACCTTCGACCTGTCGATTTCAATCCCGTCGACGTAGGAGCGCTCACAGTGACATTCACCGCCCAGGCGACGATGGCCGCCGCCGAGGCGTTCTGCGCAAGGGACATCAACGCCTCGCGGGACGACCTCGCCGAAGTAGGGATCAGCGCCTGATGGCCAAGGCTGGATATGCCGTCGTCACCGGGGGCGCGGTTGCCCTGTCGGCGGCGACCGCCAAGAGCGTCCTGGGCGTGAAGGCGCCGTCCGGGAACGGCATCGACCTCAAGAAGTTTCGGGTCGCCTTCGACGGCGTGACCGCGACGAACGTCCCGGTGCTGGTCGAGCTGTGCGCGGCGACGTTCGCGACGAACTCGCCCGGCACCAACAGCACCAGCGTGACGCCTGTGCAGGTGTACGGCCGGGCCGTCACGGTTGGTGCGACGGCGGCCAGGACCTGGACCACGGAGCCAACGGTACTCACGGTGATCGGCGAGTTCCTGCTGTCGCCTGCCGGGGGCGTGGTCTTCTACGACTTCCCGCTCGGCGACACTCCGGACTCGGCGGTGTCCGAGGGGTTCGTGATCCGCTGCAACGCGCCCGCTGTTGTGAACGTCAGGGCCAGCCTCGAATTCGAGCGCTGCTAGGGCCGCCACTCGTCCCGGTAGTCGCGATGGTCGGCGTACGGCAGAGTGAGCAGGCGCATGGTGGTGCACGGCCACTCTCCGATGATCTCTTCTCTAACATGGCACGTCGCGCAGTAGCGCCAGCGGAGCGGTTCTGACCCTCCCAGCACGGCACCGCCCTCCATCGGGTGCTCCGCGAAGATCCGCCGCTTGGCCTCGACGTCGGCCAGCACGTGGTCAGGGTCGTGGCGGGCGGCATGGTCGAGCACGTCCGCCTCGTTCTTGTCAGCGGTGGCGATGACGTGGCCGCTCTGCGGATCGTCGTAGCTGGCGTACAGATCGCCAAGGATGCCGTCTGTGCGCCAGGCCCCCGAGTGGGCTGCGGCCAGCGCGCGCTGGGCCAGGGCGGCATCCTCGTCCAGCCGCTCGTTCAGGAATCTCACCAGGTCGTCCACGTCTCCAGCATCGCACCGACGGGAGGACCGTGGAGCTGAATAACGGCGCCGAAGGCGGGACGAACACCACCACGGTCTCTGCCGCCAACAGCGGCGGCGCCAGCGGCAACCCGTTCGACTCCGTGGTCGGCACCCCGACGATCACGTTCGACAACACGCACGCGCTCGGGAACTTGAGCTACAAGGTCGTCGCCGGGGCCAGCGCGCAGCAGATGGTGTGGTCGTCGGCCAGCCACGGCACGCAGTCCGAGACGTGGGGCCGCCTCTACCTGTACTCGTCCGGCGCGCCGTCCGCAGTGACCGGTATCGTCCGCTGGCTCGTCGGCGTCGGCCAGACCGCACGGCTCCGCTACGAGTCCACCGGCGTCCTCACCCTGTCCGACGTGGGCAACAACCCAGAGTTCGCCACCGCCAACCCGATCCCGACTGGGCAGTGGGTGCGCCTCGAGTGGCACATCCTGTTCCAGGCCGGGACCGGAGTGTGCGACTTGCGGACCTACAACAACGCCGACAGCACGACGCCTACCGAGTCGCTGTCGTCGGCGACCCTGAACGCGGCGGCGGGCTGCGACACCGTGCAGTGGGGATCGTTCAACGCGGTCACGTGGACGGGCTGGCTCGATGGTCTGCAGGTGAACAACACCGGCTTCCCCGGGCCCATCACCGCCCGCCCCGCCGTCACCGTCGCCAACCGCGCCGCCGTCGTGCGCGCGGCGGGGTGGTGACCAGTGGCACGACTCGGTCGCGGCCAGCCCAACCGGCCTGTCGTCACCCGTACCTCGGTCAAGGGCCCGCTCCCCGGCACCGGGACGATCCAGGTCAACTTCACGCTGACCGGCACCGGCACCAAGCACGCGTCCGGAACCGGGACCATCGCGCTCGGGCTCGCGCTCACGGGCACGGGCGTCAAGCACGCGCCCGGGGCGGGCGCCGTCGCCATCGCGTTCACCCTCACCGGCAGCGGCACGAAACAGACCGGTATCGGGTTGCCGCCGAGACCGCGGACCCGCTGGCAACTCATCCTTGGCCCCGCGTCGGGCGGCCATGAGCTCGCGTTGACGGAGGCGACCGGCCGCCGCTACACGGCGCGGCTGACGGACGCGTCAGAGCTGGCGTTCTCTCTGGATGGACGGCACTCGCAGGCCGCGGCGGTCGAAGAGCTCGCTACCGATGTGCACGTGTTGTGGACCTCTGATGCGGGGGACAGTCGGCTGCTGGACCGGTGCCGGGTCGGTTCGACGCAGGACACCCTGGATGACGCCAAGCACACGATGTCGGTTGGCTGCCTGGACTACAAGGCAGTGTTGAATCGGCGTCGGCTGTACTCCGACGCGACCCTCACCTACACCGCCAGCGATCAGGCCGAGATCGCTTGGGCCCTGATCAACTACACGCAGGGCCTAGCCGGTGGTGCCCTCGGCATCGCCAAAGGATGGGTTGGGACAACACCGACGGGCGTGGTCCGTGACCGGACGTACGAGGTCGGCGATTCCGTCGGCGAACGCGTCCAGGAGCTCAGCGAGGTCATCGACGGTTTCGACTGGGACGTCACGCCGGTCAGCGCGTCCGCTCTGCGGCTGGACGTGTGGTCACCGCAGCGGGGCTCTGATCGGGGCGTGGTTCTGGAGTTCGGCGGGATCGTCGCTGCGGCGACCAGGGACACCAACCCTGCCGACTACGCCAACGCGCTCCGGTATACCGGCGCTGCCGGTGATGACGTGGCCCCGGGCCCGACGGCTCAGGAGAGACAGGCCGGCGACATCGGCTCCGTCTTGCAGGGTCGCTGGGATGCGGTGTTCGGCGACGACGGCCTCACCACCCAGTCCGCGCTTGACGACCGCGCGGACTGGCAGCTGGCGCAGTCGCAGGTGGTCCGCCCGGTCTGGACGGTCACGCTGCGCGCCGGCGCGTGGGATGGGCCCGACCACATCTGGCTGGGTGACCCAGTCCGGTTGATTGTCAGATCCGGGCGGCTCGCCGTCGACACCACACTCCGGGTGTTCGAGGTCGAGATCGGGCTGGACGGCAACGGCGGCGAGTCAGTGCAGCTCGCGCTTGGCGGACCACGTCCAGACTACCGGAGGCGCCCGTCGCTGGTGGATCGGCGGCTGACGAACCTGGAGAGGCGGTAGGGAGTGACGGCTGCCTTGGCCCAGGTTCCGTGGCAGACGCTGCTGGCTAGCGGTCTGGTGGCGGGCCTGCTCGCCACGATCGTGCTGATCGTCCGGTCGATCATCCAAGGCGCGCTTGTTCCCCGCCAGCATCTGCTGGACGTGCAGGCCGAGCGCGACAAATGGGAGGCCGCATGGCGGGTACAGCAGGAGACGCTCGCCGAGATCGATGGCCGGCTGGACGCCAACACCGAGGCGCTGAGGCTCATGCAGCAGCTGGTGGACGCGCTGGCGACGAAGGGGTCGGCGCGGTGAGGCTGCCGTGGCGGCGACGCCGCGATGACGCCATTCCCTCCGACGCCGACGAAGCGTTGGAGCTCAGCGAGCAGCGGCGGGAGCAGGCCGTCGAGCGACGTGCGGAGTTCGACCGGCTCGCCGAGCGGATGCGGCGTATGCGGACGACCAACCATTTGGCGGAGCGGTTCGCGCAGGCTTTGAGGGAGGGGCGTCGTTGATCCAGTTGCTCGGCACCATCGGCCTGGTCGCGGGCGCCGTGGCGGCCACCGCGTTCGTGGGGCTGTACCACCTGTCGGCGCGCTGGTGGCGCAGCGAGGAGGGCATTCACCTGATGGCGTTCACCGGTGCGCTGGCGGTGGTGTTCGACTGGCAGTCGGTGCGGGCGCTCATCGTCGGCATGCGGCAGGTGTCGCTGGGTGTGGAGATCACGCGTGCCGCCATCTACTGCACGGTGGCGGCCCTGCTGGTGTGGCGGCTGTGGCTGCTGTACCGGCTGCAGATTCGGCCGGGGATGAAGCGTGAGAGGGGCAGGCAGTGAGCGAGATCGAGCACATGGGCGAGGTCGACCGGCATCCGGGCGTGCACCGGGCGACGGAGGCCGACGAGGAGCAGGTGCTGCGGGGGCTGTACGGCGAGCCCGACCAGTACGGCGTGTTCCAGGGGGTGGAGGGCTGATGACCCGGGGTCCTGATTTGAGGCAACGAAAGAAGCGCGCAGACAGCGGCCGGGTTTCCTGGCCGCTCTTCTTTTCCCATATTGCGCTTCCGGATGAAAACAACTGCATGGAGTGGGTGGGCCCGGCAGGTGAAGCGACCCTCGGCTTCAAGTACGGACGCCATGGAGCGCGCACCGCGCACCGGATGGCCTACGAGTACTGGCACGGCCCCATCCCCCACGGCCTGGTCATCGACCACGTGTACGCCTGGGGGTGCCGGAGCACCTTGTGCTGTGCACCTGACCATCTCGAAGCCGTCACGCAGGCCGAGAACGTCGCACGCGGCCATAAGGGTGCCCTGTTCACGCACTGCCAGAGCGGCCACGAGATGACTTCGGCGAACACCTATGTCCGGAAGGACGGACGCGGTCGACAGTGCCGTCGGTGCAAGGCCGACCGCGAACGCATCCGGCAGCGCGCCTTGAAGGAGGCGGGCTGATGACCGTAAGCAGCATGCTGGCCGAGGCGCGACGATGGCTCGGTACTAATGGCCGGCCGAACGCTCTGACGATGGCGTATGCCTCTCGGCACGGTGCCGACTATCGCAGCACGGCATGGTGTGACATCGCCGTGACTGAGTGGGCCCGCCGCTCCGGCAACACCGCCGCCGTCCTGCCAGGCGGGGATCGGGCCTACACGGTGTGGCACGCGGAGGACTTCCAGAAGGCCGGACGCTGGCACACCGGCACCACGGCCGAGGTGAACGCGGCCAAGCCGGGCGACATCGTGTTCTTCGACTGGGGCGCGACCAACTCGATGGACGCCATCGACCACGTGGGCGTCATCGAGAGGGTGCTCGGTGACGGGCGGGTTCAGACGATCGAGGGCAACACCTCCGACCAGTGCCTGCGGCGCGTGCGCTCGGCCGACGTCATCGCCGGGTACGGCCGCCCGGCCTACAGCAACGAGGAGGACGACATGCCGCTCAGCGACGCCGACCTGAACAAGATCCGCGACATCGTGTGGAACACCGACACCGCCCCGGCTCCGACCGGCTCGGCGACCAAGGACAACCCGACGTGGCGGCACGTCAACCTGATGCGCGACACCTACAGCGCGGTCCGCGAGGTGCAGGCGCTGGTGGCCGCGCTGGCCGGCCAGGTGCCCGACGTGGACGAGGCCGCGATCGCCCAGCACGTCGTGAACGCGCTCCCCGAGACGCTCGCCCAGCAGGTGCTCGACGGGCTGAAGACCCGGCTGGAGAGCTGACCAGTCTTTATGCCGGATCCGGCAAGAACGTGGCGGCATCCGTCGCCCGGTGACCCGAGGAGGTCGCACCCATGAAGGTCTTCGGATATGAACCGGCCGTCATCGCCTACGCGGTGAACGCCGCCGTGGCGCTGCTGGTCGCCTACGGGCTGGACCTGTCGCAGGGCCAGGTGGAGGCCGTCGCCGTCATCACCACGGGCGTCCTGGCGGCGGTCGCGGCCGTGATGACCCGCCCGGTCGTGGTGTCCACCATCACCGGCGCTGCGGCCACCATCCTGACCGCGTTGGCCGCCTTCAAGATCGAGCTGACCGCCGACCAGATCGGCGCGACCGTCACGGGGCTGTCCATCGTGCTTGCGCTGCTGCTGCGGCAAAACGTGTCCCCGGCGCCGGGCGTGACGGCGAGGCGCCCTTGAGCCCGGCGTTCGTCGGCCGGATCCGGACCGGCGCGGGCACCCCTGACCCATAGACTGATTCTGCCCGGTATCCGGGCGTGGGGACAGCGCACGAACGCCCGCCTTCCTTCGGGAGGGCAGGCGTTTCGTCGTTCTCTTGAGACGGTTTCAAGTGCGGGCTCGCCGATCAAGGTCCTTCAGGTTCCCGCGCAACGACGCCTCGTCCTCTGCTTCGGCGGAGGGCGGGGCGTTTCGTCGTGTGCGAGGTCAGGTGGGCTCCTCGTAGAAGCCGTCCAGATGTTGATCCAGCTCAGCCAGATCCGGGTGCGCTGCGATCTCGCGCCGATCCGCTTCTCGCATTGCCGCCTCGGCTACCAGGGTCGTAGCCGCCGCCTCCAGCATCTCCGCGTCCCCGCGTAGGAGGGCGGCCCTGAGGCGCATCATGGCAGCACGGAACTCGGGATCATCCGGGGATGTCGTGGCGCTCACTGTTCCGGGCCTTCTGGGCGCGGTGCCCCGGCCAGGGCCTTCCGCATCGAGGCGGCCATCTCCGTGACCGCTGCGCTGAGCCGCTCGAACTGGGGAGCGAGTTCCGCGAACTTCTTGGCCGACCGGGCCAGCGCGACCGACTGCAGGCGCTTCAGGGTGGTGGGCCGGGACGCGATCCCGGCGGCGTGCACGCGGCGGGCGATCTCGTTGACGGACACGCCTGAGCGGTGGATCACGAACAGGTACTGCCAGAACGCCTGATCGACTTCGTCCTTTCGGGCGTCGAGTTCGAGCTTCGTGGCGATGATGGCGTCCACGTCGTCGGTGGTGAGCTGGCGGGCGGGTTCGATGTGGGTGTCCATGCGGGCCTCCTGATGGTCAAAGGACTTGACCTCTACTATGCAGTCAAATCCTTTGACCGGTCAAGATATTTGACCGAAGAATCTGAGGTGTGTCCATGACCTGCACGAACACATGCCCTACCCTGACCGCATGGCCACACGAACCTGCCCAAACGGCCACGCGCTTCGCCCCGGCCACGTCCTCGTCGGCTGGTCACCCTGCACCTGCACCTCCGCGTGGGGCGAGCACAAGGGCCACCGCACCGTGCGAGGCGTGCCGTGCGGTCGGGGAGACGATGGTGCGATACCAGCCCGAGCACATCGGCGGCGGCCACCCCAACCGGCGCACCCGACCGGCGGGACCGCAGGAACCTGACTAGGGAGGGCCCCGGCCGGACCGCTGACCTTGGCACGGTCACAGCGGTGCCGGCCGGAGCAGCACGGCCTGGAGGCATGGGGATGCCCCCAAGCGAGTGGATGCGGGCCGGGAAGCCGGGAAAGATCTCCGGCCCGCACCCCACCCCCCAAGTGGACGGCGCCCCGTGCGGGGTGCAGGGCGCCGACCCACACCTAGAGATCCACTTGGTAGAACAAGCACGTTTCGGTCAGCTTCTGAAGCATGGCCTAGGCCAAGGCGCGTTCGCGCAGTACCTAGGATCCTAGGTACTCAGGACCCGAGGTAGAGAGGAACCTTGCCGCCTTTACGGTCCCCAGCATGCAACGGCGCATCGACCGCACCTCCGACCGGGCTTGGTTCCGGCAACTCGCGGACATCATCCGGGATCGAATCGACTCGGGGGAGTGGCAGCCAGGCCGCAACCTGCCAAGCGAAGCCCACCTGGGACAAGAGCACGAGGTCAGTCAGCTCACCGTCCGTCGCGCCTTTGTAATCCTCCGCGCCGAGGGATGGGTGGAGTCCGTGCGGGGGATGCCCTGGAGGGTCCGTGAGCGAGAGGGACCAACCACGGTGGAGCTCAAACCCGGTGACCAGGTCACCGCGCGGGTCGCGACTCGGGCTGATCAAGAGCGGCACGACATCCCCGAGGGCACCCTGCTGCTCGTCGTGTCCAGGGAAGGGCAGCCGGACCGGGTGTACCGTGCAGACGAAGCCGTGGGTGAGGTCCCTGACTAGCGCCGGTTACCGCTGTGCCGGTCGTGAGCCTGGGTATCCACTGTTGAGTTAGCGAAGCGGTACCGTTCCTGCCTGAAGATACGTTCGTCGAGCAGGTGCCCTCAGACTCACACTTCGATCCCCAGTTTTGCAAGGTGCAGAAATAGTTGCTTTTCTCCACGTCAGAACCCACCTTCGAAAACTGAGCCCTGATGATCGAGCCCACCGACCTCACCGCCGCGCGGTGGAGCCCCGCCGTGCGGCGGCAACGCCTCGCCGGCGTCCTCGCCGACCTCCGCGACCGTGACGGACGCACCGCCGAGCAAATCGCCAGCGAACTCGGTGTCGCCAAGACCACCGTCATCCGCCTGGAGAACCCCAGGCATCTCACCTTGCCCAAGCGAGAACTCATCGAGCGGCTCCTGGACGTCTACCGGGCAGGCACCGCCACCCGGAAGCGCGTACGCGACCTTGTCGACGAAGCCCGGCAACGGGACTGGTGGCACCCCTACAAGCCCTACCTCCGACCCGCCCACACCACCTACCTTGGCCTCGAAGCGGAGACCGCTGTCCAGCGGATCTACCAGCCCACCCTGCTCCCCGGACTTCTGCAGACGGCCGCCTACAGCGCAATCACCGTCAAGGAACAACACCCGGCCCTGCCCGAGCGCGAGGCTGAGGCGTTCACCGCCGAGCGCCGGGCCAGGCACGAGCGCATGTTGACCGGCCCAGACCCGATCCGCCTCTGGGCCGTCCTGGGCGAAGCCGCGCTACTGCAGGCCGTTGGCGGCCCCCGCGTGATGGCCGAACAGCTCGACTACCTGCACCGCATGGCGCAACTCCCGCACGTCACCATCACCATCGTCCCCTTCTCCGCAGGCGCACACGAAGGTCTCGCCCCGTTCGTGATCCTCACGTTTCCGCAGCCCACCGACCCGGAACTGGCCTACATTCCCGACCCGGTCGGGCACTGGGTCCGGACCCGCGAAGACGTGGACCACCTCGTCGGAGTCTTCGAGCGGCTGATGCTGCTGCTACCCGACCGCGACGCGAACCTGCAGATGATCGCCGCCGCGGCTCAGCGGTTCCGAGCCGAGACCTAAGGTTTGCGGGCGACGCCGCCCAGCAGCAGATGCGGCCCCAACTCCATTGGTGCCACCGGCCGCCACTCCCGCACCTCTACCAGCCCGGGGTCCTCCAGGGGCCACCCGCAGAACATGCCCGCGATCTCGTCCCGGGAACGGATCGCTACACCACCCGCCGGCGCGTACACCGCCTCCAGGTCCGCGAGCAGCTCAGCCGGAGCACCATCGGACGCCATGTGTGAAACGGCCAGGAAACTCCCGGCCGGGACGGCATCGGCGTACCGGGTCACGACACCCGCAGCGTCGCCCACGACATAGTGCAGCACCGCAAGCATCAAGATCCCGACGGGCTCATCGAAATCGATCAGCCGACGCGTCTCCGCCGCGGCGAGCACCTGGTCGACGTCCCGCACGTCGGCCTCCACATAGCCGGTCCGCTGCCCGGATCCCCACATCGCGCGAGCATGGCTGTGCGCCGTCGGGTCCTTCTCCACATACACCACCCGCGCGTCACCCGCATGCGAGCCGAGGATCTCGTGGACGTTGCCCCCGGCCACCGGCTTCGGCTTCCCCGCCCCGAGATCGAGGATCTGCCGGATACCGCGCTCGGCGAGGAAGCCGACGACACGTTCCAGGAACTGTGCGTTCGCGACAGCGTTGGAAGCGAGGCCCGGCCACTTCGCCTCGTAGGCGTGCACGATCTCCCGGTCGGTGAGGGTGTTGTCGTCTCCGCCGGTGGTGTAGTTGTAGGCGCCCGCCAGGCTGATGTGAGTGGGGTCAACGTCCCGTTGAGGATCGTCCATAACCTGTGTCTACACCCCCGACCTGGAGCGAGGCCAGCCCGATAAGTAGAGCACCTACCCGGCTGGCCTGCAGAATCATCGGCGGATGTAGCCGTTCACCACCATCGGCAGTGACGCGTCCACGCCCGCCATGTTCAGCACGCCCTCGTCCCGCGGGTCACCGATTGAGTGTCCGTTCGCTGCCATCGCAGCGATCACCACCCGAGCGTCCCCGTTGACCGCGCGCCGGTACGAGGTGAGCGCCTGCGACGGATGCTGTCGGCCCGCCCACGTCTCGTTGTCAGTGAGTACCAAGATGCCGTCGACGTGGAGCTTCTCGCGCTGCGCCCACTGGAACGGCAGAGACAGGTCAGTCCCACCACCCGACGGAGACCACCGGCCAACCTCACGCAGGTTCGTGTGTGCCGTCACCCGGGAGGAATGGACGCTGGTGTCGACGTCGATGACGTGAACGTTGCCGCCCTCGATCCGGTTGAGGATCACCGCCATCGCGTTCGCGACCTCGTAGCAGGACCCGAGCGGCACGCCACCCGAGCGCACACCGGCCCATGACATCGACCCGGACGAGTCCACGGCGATGAGCAGCCGATGGCCGGACGGCTCGATGTGGCCGAATGACAGCTCGTACGCCTCTTCCAGCGCGTCCACGATCGCGGGAACCGGCGACCAGGTCTGGAAGTCGGCGCGCGGGTTCGGCTGCGACCGCCCGGCCTGGTAGACACGCACCGCCAGGAACAGGTCCATCGGGTGGATCCGCGCCTTGGAGAGCGCGTCGGCGTTGGTGAGCCGCGCCGCAGCGAGGCGGGTCGCGTCACTCATCGGCTTGAGCGTGCCGAGCCTGGTCATCCTGGCCAGGTTCCGGATGAGCGCGGTTATCCCGATCGTGTCGACGAGCTCATCCCACACACCCGCGTCGGTGAGCACGGCGTCGGGCAGGAACTCCCACGGCACGCCGCGGTCCTGGACCACGTCGATCGCGTCGACCGGGTTGGTGACGGCCTGCGCAGCGAGGAACGCGTCAACGGCCGGCACCTGCGTGCGAACGTCAGCGTCGGCGACGTTCCCCGCGATCCACCCGAACAGCGCACGCCGCTCCGGAGTATCAGCCTTCGGGTGCGCGATCCGCAGCGCGTCCCGTAGCGCGAACGCCTCACCCGAAGACGTTTTACGCTGACGCGCCTTGCACACCCGCCACGCCACCTGGTCGACTTCACCGTTCAGGAACCACGACCCGAGGGCGGTCCGCATCGCGCGGCCGATGACCGGGGCGGTACCGCCGCTGGTGGCCTTGCCGGCGAGGTTTTTCCAGTACCCGAAGTACGTTGCGAAGTGGTCGGTGGTCCGGGCGACCTGCGCAAGAGACACCTTGACGGCCTGCTTAGTGTCGGCGTCCCCGCGGGCTGCAGCCGCGGCGAGCGCGAACAGCGCGGGACGGTTCTTCGGCGCCCGCGGTGGACGCGCCGTCGAGATTTCCGTTGCCGTCTTTACGACACGGACACCGTCGGCCTGAACGGCATCGAACACGACCCCGGCATTGTCGGCAGTGAGCTGGTCCTCGCCGACGTAGTAGGTACCGCCCGTTGTGCCGAGGATCAAGAAGTCCTCGAGCTTGGTCCACAGGTCCTTGGCGAATCCGTACCCGCCGGCGTTGTTGCGGACCTGCTCGGCCTCACGGCCAGGAATCGGCTGGTTCTGCGGCGTCTGGATGGTGGACACGGACGCGAGAGGATCACGGGCCATCATTGGCCTCCGAGGTGTTCGACCCGCCACGAAGGCGGATGTGGGGGACTGGCGCTGGCCCGCGCGGGGAGGGCGGATGTGGTGGCGCCTGCCGGGTTTTTAGACCAATGCGCTACCTGGCTGCGCTACCGGCCGACCAGGTCGGCCGAGCAGGATTTGAACCTGCGACCTTTGGTTCCCGATAACCGACGGGCTTCGACCCGCCCTCCCCATGACGTCCAGCTTGGCCCGTAGGGCCGGGTGTCTGCACGGATGTGGGAACGACCGCCGGAGGGCTCTATGCGAAAGATAACCGACGGTCTTCGACCCGTGCAGGCACCGAGCCTGACGCGCTGATCCGAAGGTAACGCGCCGGATCACAGTTCGCATCTTGATATTGGTCGGGGGACTACCTCTGGGCCGCCGCCCGCAATTCCTTCTTCGCGTCCAGCACGTCATCGACCGTCGCCCACCACCGGTGGCGCTGCAGCCGTTCTGTGAGGTCCCAGCGTTCCGCGCGGGCGCGCTTCAGCTCGGTGTGCTGCTCGTCGGTGACTGTGGCCGTGCCCGCTATGACGTCGAGGGCCGGCGGGTGCGACGCCGTGATCTCCTGGCAGCGGGCGTCCGCGGCGTACCAGTCGCGCTGGAGTTGGAGCAGGTCAGGCGGGAAGTCGTAGGTGGCCACGCGACGATCATGCCACCAGAGCACCAAGACAGGTCAGCGGGGGAGTGGTGGCGCGCTAGACAACCGTAGAGACCGCTAGAACTCGATGTCGTTCATCGGGTTGTTCCTCCACTGATCTACGGCTCGGATGTAGACGAGGAGCACGGGGGAGTTGGGGTTCCAGCGACCATGCTTAGCGATCTCAGAGATAGGGACGCCTGCTGCGTAAGCGGTCGAGGCTGAGCCTGCCCGGAGCCCGTGGGAGGTGTACTTCGCGGGAAGGTTGGCGAGGACGCCACGGCGGTGGACGATATCGCAGGCGGACTTGCCTGTGAGGCGTACGGCGACTTTGCCGGCACTGTTGGGCTCGCCTCCAATTCGCCCGTGGCGGTCGACGGGGCGGAACAGAGGACCGTCCACCAGGCCCCGCTCGGCGAGGCACTCCTTCCATCCGTTGACGGCTTCGACCGGGCACATGTCGGCGCGCTTGCTGCGGGGGATGGCGACCCTGATGCCGCTGGCTTCCTGGTCGGTCTTCGACCGCTTTACATAGACGCTGAGCCCCTCGGGGGTTTCGATGGCGTCGTCCTGGTCGAGGCCGACGAGTTCGGAGCGGCGCGCCATCATGTTGAAGCCGAGGAGTAGGAGTGCCCGATCGCGTACGCCCTGCAGGGTCCTCAGGTCGCAGGTCGCGATCATGGCACGCAGCGCGTCGGGCATGATCGGTGTCGCCTGCTTCTCTCGGTTGCCGTCCTCGGCCCACTGCCTCCGGTAGGTCTTGAGGGCTTTGAGAGGTTTCTCGCTATCAGGTTCGTCCTGGCAGCCAGCGTCTGTGTGCTTGGAGCGGATCGTGGAGATTGCCTGAGCAATGGTGTTGGGGGCGCTCTTGCCCCTGCACATGTGGTTGACGTACTCGGTGAGTGTCTGCGCGGTGGCAGGGAGGTAGACGCGTCCTTCGTGCTCACACCACTCGCGGAAGTCCTTCCACGCCCGGTCGTATGCGATGCGGGTGTTCTCGGCGGTGGAGTTGATGAGACGCTCAGCGGTGTCGGCGCTGATGGTGAAGTCGATGTCGCTGTACGCGACGGGCGGCGGCTCGGTAGGGCGAACGACGATGGGGGAGGAGGTGACCTCTAGGTCGGACACGCCTTACTGCCTAGCCAGGCTGCGGATCTTGCGTGCCGCGTTGCGGTAGGTCTGGGCCGCGATGGAGCGCTGGTCTTCGTTGAAGATGTCAGCCCCGCCGCCAGCCTCCAACTCTTCGGCTTCGGCGTCAAGAAGCCGAGCAGCCTCGCCAAGCGCATCACGTGGGGCTGTTTCTGCGGTGATCTTCAAGGGGGTCCCCCATCGAATTCTGAATTCCTATAATGCATCTTAACGGAACCCAGGCGTCTGTGACCTCACTCAAACGGAACGATTCTAGATCGATGTCCGCTTCTGCCTTACGGACGGTAGCCTCACCGCAGGTACAGCTCTTTACCGATGTCCTCAAAGGTCCTGGGCAGCCGCGGATGTGACTTCGTGATCGAGCAACCCACGCCCCCATCCTCCCCAAGGAGTTGAAGTGTGGTTGTCTCCTCACCTTCCTGGAAGGTAGGGATGAAGACCGGGTGTCGCTCAAGAGCCAAGGTGATCTTCAGTGATGGTATGCCGAAGTCCTGATCGCCGGCATAGTTCACCCTGATCTCGGTGAATGGTGCGCGTACGCCCCTGGCGTCCTCCGTTCCGGAGCCAGCGCGCGCAAGCTCCAACCAGTCGATCACCGTGATGTGACCGAACCACTCGAAGAGCGCTTCCCCCTCCGGCCCGATCATTGCGATATGCCCGTCCACCGTCGAGGGGGCCGACAGGGGCGCATCCCGCAGATCAGTCTCGCCCGCGATGAAGAAGCCATGATCAGCAAGCACGAAAATCGGGCGAACGCTATCGTTTCGAAGCAAGCCGCGGTACCTCATCCCCAGGTAGTGGAGCCGGTGAGTGCCAATCGGATCCAGTCTCCGTGGCGGGGGGCTGACCTCGGCATCCTCACCCCAACTGTTGGCCAGCACCGCAGGTCCGTGTTGGGAAGAGTCGATGACGACTGTCACCGAGGGACTCGCGCTCATTGCTGCGTGACGTGCCTGGCGTAAGGCGGTCGCTTGATTGACTTCTGTAGCCCGCTGGGCCTCGACAACGGCGCGGGCGGCTTCCTGGCCTTGCCGCTCAGTCGCCTGCGCGCTCCGCCGCGCGTATCGCAGCGCACCCAAGGAGCCTGCCAAGGCGACGACCGATACCACGTTGGTGAGGGCGACTTCGGAGTTCACGATAGCCGATCCTAGAAACACCGGTGGGGAGTCGTCTGCCCGTTGGCCGCTGTCGGTCCCGTCTTGTTACGAGGATGAAGCTTATGATGAGCTAGGCGTCCTCTTAATACCTGACATACGCCACTGAGGGGGTGTGATACATGCCTGGACCTCTGCGAGACGCAGCGCCACGGCGATGACGAAGTCTCTGCAGTAGTCGAACTCTTCCTGAGTTGGTGAGTAGCCCTCGGGAGGGTGCACCTCGCGTGTGCCAGCCATCGAGTGGAAGACGAACGGCGTGAGGAGTGTGAATCTGTGGTATCGATGATAGTCGATTCCGACCGCAACCATGCGCATTGCGTCCTGTAGATAGTACGTCACCTCCGAGCACTTGGTGATCTGTTCGGCTAGGGTGCCGGCCCCCCGCACGGGCACACCCAGGCGGTTATGTTGATCTACCCGCTGCAGTGCTGCGGTGACATCCTGCTCGCGCATGAGGCCGCGAATTTCTGGACCAAAACTGAAGACAGACTCCCTACGGTCATCGCCTCGAACATGGCTGGTGAACAGGTCGGAATAAGCGTCCACGAGCCAGCTCATTGCCTGAATAGTCTCCCCAGTCTTCCATCGTTCCGAAGCCCGCTTCACGAGGGACTGAGCACTCTTCTGAGGCATGAGATTTGCCATGTCGAGAGTATTGTAATCCAAGTCGAACACCAGAGTGGCGTTTTCCTGGAAGAACGAATGAACGTCCCTGCGGGCAAGGTCGATGTCTTCGGGGCTTGGAGGGGCTCCTGCGTGCTTGAAGTCCTTGCGGCATCGATTGAGGCGATCCATGCCCACTTTGCCCGCGAGTGTGACTTCGACCTTCTTCATCTCAACCCAGTACTTCATGAACTCAGTCGGCTGGTTGGCCTTGCATACCTCACACGCCAAGATCAGGAACTGCTCGACAGCGTCGTGGAAGGCTAGGATGCTGATCCTGTTCATCGGGCTCGGCCGGTTGGACTGTTCGACAGCCTCGTGATGGATGAGCTTGATGAAAGCGAGGCGCTCCATGATGTGCGGGGTAACTGGAGTGGGTGGGGTCATGGTGTCCATCATCCTCCGGATCGCATGGGGATGCCGCGATTTCCCAATCCCTACACATCGTCGATGCGGATCACCAGGCGTCGAGCGTGAGGTCCAGTATCGATCGGGCGGGTGCGGATCGACTCGACGTGCCCGTCGCCCTCCAAGACCACGCCGTCCGACATCTCCAGTCGGAGTCGCCGCTTCCCTTCTCCGGGGGCGGGCGAGTCAGGTGTCGTCCAGCCAGTGACGATCCTCTGGCCGTCGATGATGGAGTAGTCGGGATCGATTGTGTCCAGCTCGGTGATGAGCTGCGTCCTACGCGAAGTGGAGATCAGTCGGCCTGTGAGTTCCATGGTGGGTTCCTTGGCGTCCGAGGCGTATCGCTGGGTGAGGGCGGTGGCTGCTTCGGAAAGGACCTCGAGAGGGTTGTCGCCGACGAGGTTGATGACGACCTCGGCGTCGCTGTTGCAGATCGTGACGTCGGCTCGGTGCCACGTGGGAGTGGGTGCGTCGACGTCCCCGTCGAGGGTCTCTCCGCCGGTGGACAGGGTGACGGTGTGACCGGTGTCGAGCAGGTGAGAGAGCCGTGCGTCGAGGCTCTGGTCCATAGTGTCCTTCCCGGAATGTGCATTCTGTGAGCCCATCAGGTCGTGCTGTCATCGCCCAGTCGTTTGCAGCCGTCCTCGCCGCAGAGCCACACCCCCGTCACGGGCGGTGGCGGAGGAAGATAGAAGAAGTTGATCGGAAAGCCTGTGAGGCAGACGAGCGCCTGCAGTTGCTCCTCGGTCGGGACGCGTTCGCCGGCCTCCCACTCGTCCACCATGGGCTCCTGGCCGCCGAGCGCCTCGTCGACCTCGGGCCCGTACAGGCCGCAAATGTCAAGTGCCACTGTGATGCGTTCGGGTGTGGGTAGGCCGTTGCGTCTTTCGGCCTGGCGAACGCGGTCCATGACCTTGGTGATCTGAGACTGCCGCCGGATTCCAGGCCCGAAGGCACCGACCGGTGAGGTGGAGCGGCGTCGCTCTCGAAGTTGGCGGGCGCGTTCGAGGTCGTCAGCCATGCCCTATTCTCCCATGCCCGCAGGTCAGATGCCGGTTTGTGTAGCCGAGAGTTCCCAATCCCTACGTCACTCGTCGGTCTCGCTCCTGGGTTCTCTCAGGTGGGGCCGCAGGAGGGTCGCGATGCGAGTGATCTCGGCGGGGCTGAGGGGCCGATCGTGGCGGCCGTCTTCCTGGCCGGCGCGGAACGCCTCGTCGGGTGTGCGGCAGATGCGGCGCTTCGGCTGGTTACCCATATGGGCTCTCCCTCTTCGCAGGTCAAATGCGGGCAGTCGAGACTATCCACGGGTGCCTTCCGGGTCCTGGTGAATTAGGAACCGGTGCAGATCGTCGTCTGGTGTGTGCTTCAGGTAGAGCTCCCCGCCCGTCCGCTGCAGCGCCATGAGGAACGCGTACGCCTGGACGGCGCGGTTGACGGTGTCGGTCTTGGAGATGCCGAGCGCTTGAGTGGTGTTGTCGAGGGCGAGGACGGCTTCGCCGAGGAGCTGGACGGTGATCTGGGCTGCGGCCCTGGGTGGATCTGCCATAGCTGCTCCTGCGTGTCTGGGTGCTGTCGTCTAGCGTGCCTGCTGCCGGGCGTGCTCGTTGCGGACGGCCTGGACGATGAACTCGGCGACGTCCTTCGGGTACTCGGCGTGTACCTCGATCCACACATCTGTCTCGTCGTACTCCCCGGCCAGGATCACCCAGCAGCGGGTGCGTGTACCGCCGGGGTTGTCGGGGGCGGGTTGTGCGCGCCAGGTGTCGATGTCGACTCCCCCGATATGCGGGTCTTCGTTGGTGAGCATGGGGTTGGTTCGTCCTTCCACTAGTTGGGGCTGCAGCGGGTGCTGTCGCCGGTTCACTCCGCCGCATGTTGACAGTCGGTGGAGCAGTACGCGTCGTCCGTCTCGATCTCAATGAAGACGGCCATGGTCAGGACTTCCAGCGGCCGACAACGACCGGCTGCGCCCAAGAGACCGTCTTGCGGCGGTCGATGATGATGTTCCCGTCGGGATCGAGGATGATCTCGTCTTCTCGGATGTTGTCGTCCGCGAAGGATGCGATGACTTGCTGCTTGATGGCGGTTTCATCCGTCGCGGTCATGACCAAACCAACCCTCAGTCGTCAGGCTTTCCTGGTGGTCCTCTTTGCAGTTGATGTCGCTCACCGGCGGGGGCTCCCGTCCGGCCAGTGGCTCTCCAACAGGGCCCGTTCGTGGTCTGCGCAGTACCCGAACGGCGCTCCACGCTTGGACGGCTTGTGGCACATGGTGTCGCGCTGGCCCCAGTGGGAGTCGCCGATGTCCCAGCAGCACTGGTTGGCGTTGAACGCGGCCTTCTCTTCTCGGGTGAACCTGTCGGGGTCCGTGCTCGGGGTAACGATGCGGTTCCGGTCGGCCATGCTTTCTCTCGGTTCGAGGTGGATGATCTGTGTTCCGTGAGGCGCTCCCCCACGGGGTAGCGGAGCGCCAGGACGCAGCACCAGCGCCGGGGCTACTTCTTCTTCGGGTCCTCGCTGTCGGCCTTCTTGCCGTCGACGACCGTCACCTTGGCGTTCTTGCCTACGGCGCAGTTCTCGACCTTGACTTCGCCGCCCATGTTGACGATCCCGGTGATCTTTTCGGCCATGTTGTTCTTCCTCTCGTATGGTGGCCGGGTGCCCGGCCTGTTGGTGCGGGGTCAGATGATGCGGAGTTCGCGGAGGAACTCTCGCCAGATCGGCTCCAGGTTGCGGAGGTCCGCGAGTTCACGTGGGGTTCGCCAGGTGAGGTCGTGGAGTTCGCCGTTGGAGCGGACCTTCGGCGGCTGCGGGCCGGTGAAGAGCGTGGTGAACACCAGCCAGTGGTGCCAGTTCTCGCCGTCGATGGACCCGGCTTTGCGGTGGCAGCGGTCGCCTCCGAGCCGGTTCAGGACGAGACTCAGGTCGCGGTCCCGGACGCGTAGACCGGTCTCCTCTTCCAACTCGCGGACGCCGGCGGCGCGGAACGCGGGCTCCTCTTCATGGGCCCCGGTCGGGATGCGGGTGGCGAGTTCGTCGACGTGCCCGGCGCACGGCGCGACCGCCACCGGGGTTTTCGCGCGCAGGCCGGTGAGGTAGCGGCCTTCCCAGACGGCGAGGACGCCGACTACAGCGTGGTTGCAGGGATCTCCCATCACGACACCCGGTGGATCTTGATGCGGCCGATGCGGAACATCCACTCGTTGGTAGGGCCGTCCTTCTTGACGCGGGACGGTATGTAGACGACGTCGTCGGCCCTATCCGGGTTGGTGGTGTCGGCTTCGAGTTGCTCGACGTCTCTTGGGGGTAGGTCGGCGTACAGGGTCTGGGCGGGCCCGTTGGCGGGCCGGAACTCAATCTCGATCTTCAAGGGGCTCCTCTGGAGGGGTTAGGCCGCGGCCTGCTGGCCGGGACGAGCGGTGTCGGCGAGCGCGAACAGGCGCTTCCAACCGGCGACGGTGAGCTGGTAGCGGACTCCGCCGTCGACCGACTGGACGATGAGGCCCCCGCGGGCCTGGACGTCGATTTGCGTCTTGACGGTGTCCGGGGTTAGCCCCGCCACCGTTGCGATCTCGCGGCACGTTGACGGGCGCTGTGCGGCGCGGAGGATGGCGTGCTCAACGTCGTCCCAGATGCTCGACGAGAAGCGGTTGGTCGTGATCATTGGAGAGGCCCTCTCGGGTTAGGCGGCGCACCTATAGCGGCCGGTTCGGGGTCGGGTGAGATAGCCGGCCTCGACGAGTTCCTTCAGGAGGTCGGCGACCTGGCGGTGCTTGAGGCCAGTGGCGGCTTCGATCTCCACGGGGCGGGTAGCGCCTGCGTGGACGGCGTTGACGATCGCGAGTCGTGAGCCAGCGAGCTCGGGAAGGCCGCGGCGTGGCGAGGCTGGTGCGATGTTCTCTAGATCTGCGGGGATGAGTGCGCGGGGGAATTCGATGACCTCGCCCATCTCTCCCTGTGCGGTCGTGTCCGGAGCGGGCTGCGGGGTTCGCATGTCATCGGGCAGGATGCCGCTGCGGAGCTGCTCAATCCGCGCGGCTGATGCCACACGACCTGCGGTTGAGGACTCGTGCCGGTCTCGGTAGGCGGTGCCTGCCGCGAGCGTCGCTGTCGCGGCGAGCGTGTCCAAGGCAACACTCGGCTGCGTAGCGAGCCAGCCCCGGGCGACCTCCGAGCTCTCCCCCGGGGTGGTGTTGCGGTTCCGGAACGGCGCGGTCCGGGTCCCCGTTTGCGGGGTGCCCTGTATGTACCCGTATCCGGGGATGTCCGGGAGGTGGCGTGGATCCACATCCAACCCGGGCATCAGTGAACCAGCCGTCTTGGAGGACACGTGCAAGGCGATGGCGTTGCCGGCCATGATGTTCATCCGCAGGGCCTCGGAGTTCCCGAAGGTTTCCAGGCCGGGGTACTGCGACAGGCAGATGAACGCGATGCCGACTTTGCGTCCTTCGCGGGCGATCTTTGCCCACCACGGTTTCCACGCCTTCACGCTGAATGGGTTGTGACACTCCTCCACGACGAACAGCAGCCCGGGCCGCTGGGGGGACGGGGTGAACCCGGTCAGGCCCTCGTAGGAGTTCTCCTCCCCGCGCGCTTTGAGGATCTCCACCGCGGCGAACAGCATGTCCTCGGCGTTGACCATGGTGCCGAACCAGTCGGCGTGCTCGGCCAACGCCGGCGACGATCCGCCGCCCTGAGGGTCGAGGTACCAGAACACGGTGTCGCCACCCGACAGCGCGGAGATGACCTTGTTCTCCGCGACGCGGGATTTTCCGCTGCCGGTGTCGCCGATGATGGCCATCGACCACATCGAGCCACTGGTGTACAGCCGAGACTTGGCTTCACCGGACCCGTCCGCCCAGGGGCCGAGGCCGATCAGTCCGTTCTCGCGGCGAGGGCCGTCGAAATTGACGGCGCCGGTGATGGGCGAGTGCTCAATGACCTGCAACCGGAACCGGGACGGGTACTTCTTCCCGGTGACCGGGTCCGGCGGCGCGGACTCGGCGATGAGGTGTTCGAATTCCTCCTCCAGACCCGTGGCGATCTTCGGGAGGGCGGCGACAACGTTCTCCAATGTCTGCTTGCCGCGGTCAAGCTGCCCGAGGAACTCATGCCCGTACTGGGTCGGCTTGGGAAGTGTGAGCTTGGAGTTGGCGAGTGGCCCGCCCGGGCACCCGATGAACGCGTCCCAGTCGTCAATGATCCGGGTTGCCCGGTTGATCGGTTCCTCCTGGTGCACTGCTTCTGGTGCCTCCTCGGGCGGTGGATAGCCGAGGCGGATGTGCTGCCACCAGCGGGCGGCGAGCCCGTACTCGACTGCGGCGAGGGCGGCGATGTCACTGGTCGCCACGCCGTAGGGCGCGACGGTCAGCCAGCCCGCACCGAACAGGCCACCTAGGAGGACGCGGCGGCCGAGGCGCCGACGGTGGCGCCTGGCCCGCTTCGACGTCAGTAGGGCTAGGGGGACTGAGATCCCGGCGAGGATGCCTGACATCCCTGCGGGGCTGACGGCGCCGACCGCCGAGATCGCCTCTGCGGCCACACCAGCGCCCAGCACGGAGCCCGCAAGCAGGTGAGGTAGCAGCGGGCGCCGGCACCGCCACACCGTGGCGTACAGACTGCGTTGGACTCGCACGCCGACGCTTTCAGGGCGCCACTCATCCTCGCCGGACTCTTCCCGCAAGTCGGCAGAGCCGGTTTGCTCCTCTTCGCGGAGATCTCCGACGTCAGGTGTGACCTTGACGAACGTGGGCATCGCCTGCTCCTCGCGCGTGAACCGGGGGACGTGGCGTCGGGTGAGGCGCCCGACCTCTGTTCGGGCGCCCGGACTCAACGTCAGTCCTGGGTGACGAACTCCTTGTCGCCGGCGCCCTGACGGGCCTGGTAGGCGTCCTTGACGACCATGTCGGCTTCGAGTTCGGCGTGTGCGTCGTCGAACGCGGCGGTCAGATGGCTGGCCAGATCCTGGGCGAGGGCGAGCTTGTCGATGACCGCTCCACTGACCCCGGCGTTCCGCATCGTCGAGATCGATATCTCGGTCGATGCCACTGCGGCCCCCGACTGGGTGGCCATCTCCTGGGTCCACCGCAGTGCGGCGATCAGGTTGGTGGTTTCTCCGGACACGATGTCCTCCTTGGTGATTGGTGGGGTGGAGCCTTTGCTGCGCCACCGGCTCAGGTCGGTGACGGTCCCTCCGGAGGCCTTGCCGCTGGCGGTGACTTCCTTGTCCTCCTGCTCGGGGACCACGGGCGGCGCGGCGGCTTGACGGGCTGCGGTGTCCGCCTTCTGCCGGGCGGTCTCCGTCTCCCAGCAGCTGCGGCACGCGAGGACGGTGCCCTCCGGGGCATGTGAAAGGTGGAGTGGTCGGAGGTTGGCCAGCCGGAACTCGTGGTTGCACAGGTAGCAGCGGGCATCTGGCGCTTGAGGCGCTTCGGCCGTGGGATCAGCGGACGGCCCCGCCGAAGGCCTTGCAGAAGCCTTAGCGGAGGGTGCGGGGGCCTGGTCGTCGACGGAGGGGTCCATGCGCTCGTTGATCTCGTAGGCATGATCCTCGGCGTCGGCGAGATCCTTCTTCGCCCATTTGCTGCGGCGACGCGCGGCGGCTCTCTTCGCCATCCGGGCTCGCCGCTCATCGGCGGACGCGCAGGCATCCGACCAGGCGTTGGCGAAGAACCGTCGGCCCGGGCCCCCACCCGAACTGCCCTTACTTCGCTTCCAACGCTCTTGCTCGCGCCGGAAACTCGGCGGGTCTTCCCCGCGGGCCTTCCACGACAGGTCCTGGACGGTGTTGCGGGTCAGGTAGTAGGCGATCCACAACGCCAGCAGCAGGTCGAAACCCATCACGACTCCCCAAGATCGGAGACGAACGCGGCGACCTTGGTGTTGACCGTTTCCACTGCGTCCCCGCCGGTCTTCCCGAGGGACCCGCCGATCACTAGGGCCAGCAGTGTTGGCATCACGACCGCGGCGAACTGGGCGCCCTTGTCGGCCTGCTTGTCGAAGGAGATGTCGGCGACGGCGATCCCGACCATGATGATCGTCACCGCGACCGACACCGCGAGCACCAAGTCCGGCTCGTCGGCGAGGTCAGCCGCGCCCTTCCCCACAAACGACACCGAGCCAGCGACCCCCTTGCCGACAACGGTGTGGGCCAGACCACACCCGGCAGTCGCGGCCAGCAGCATCGTGATGACAGCTACGGCCTTGGCGTTGCGCTGCGAGTTCACTCGCTTGTTGAACACGTACAGCGTCGCCAGACCGGCGAGCAGCACAACCCATCCCATGATGGTTCCTCCTTTGCTTTAGATGAGCCACGACAGTGGCGGGGCGTGGGACAGCAGCCACAGCAGCAGCAGCGCCGCGGCGAGCCGGGAAGGTCGCTCGGCGATCCACTCGATGACGGCGCATATCGCGATGGCGGGGAGCGCGACGGTGAGGGCGTACACCTGGCCGACCTTGCGGGCGGCGCCGTCCTCGGTGGTCCACTCGCCGCGGGTCGTGTACGCCCACACCTTCGCGAGGCCTGCGCGGTCCTTCGACCACACGTCCGGTGGGGTGAAGGTGACGCGGACCCACGCGGTGACCTCCGCCAGATAGTCACGCGCTGTGATCGTCGAGGTTTCCGCACTGTCGGGTTGTGACTGTGCGGCTTCGGGGTTACTCTCGCGCGCACCTGCGCGCGTTGCGCGTTGGGTTTCTCCCTCGGGCAGAAAGTCACTGTGCGGACCGCACTGTGCGGACTGTGCGGTCCCCCGCTCAGGCTCACTGTGTGTCGCCGTCACCGGCTCCTCCTTCCGTCTTGCGGTACAGCCGGTTCCCGGCGTCCACGAGCATTTGCACGAGCCGTTCAGCGCCTTGCGGGTCCGGGTGGGCCGCGAGCCCGGCCCGGTAGTGATCGGCTGCGATCATGACCCTCGCCCGCGGATCTGTGGTCGCGGCGAGCGCCTCGTTCAGGCGTTGCAGGCGGCGGGGGAACCGGGCCGTTCGGCGCATCGGCTTGCCCTTCGCGCGGCGGCTACCGGCCACCGGTGCCACCGCCCGCCAACTGCAACACGGCGATGACCGCGACCAGGACCAGCAGCACGGCTCCGGCCATGAGCAGCGGACGGACCAGAGCGGCGCTCGGCACCGCTAGGGCGACGATCAAGAACCAGGTGAACGTCGCACCAGCCGCGGACCACACCGCGGCGATCTTGAACCCCGCCTTCGAAGGGAATCGCTGGACGATCACTGGTTCACCGCCTCCTGGTTCGCGTCCTGGTTCACGAGTTCGCGTGCCTCGGTGAGCCGGTTGTAGGCGGTGGTTTTGGTGAACCCGAGGCGTTCGCGAACCACCCCGAGGGTCACCGCATCCCTGCCGAATTCACGGATGAGGTTCACGACTAGTTGAACCTCGGCGGTCTTCTTCGCCGCACGGTCAGGGAGGTTCGCGGTGCTATGAACCTGGTGGGCCTGCTTGGTTCGCGGTTCGGCAGGGGGTTCTTGAACCTGTGGTTCAAGAACCTCGGTTCGCGTTCCCTGCTTCGCCGTGGGCGGTTCAAGTTCGCGAGGCTGGTGAACCTGAACCTTCGCTGGGCGAGGTTCGTGAACCTGCTCCGCGACTGGTTCGTGAACCTCCACCTGAACCGGCCTTTGTACCTCGGCGCGAACCTCGACCCGCGTCGGCGTGAACTCCACGGGCGTGAACTGCCGTCCCTGAACCATGAACCCGGTTCGCTGAACCAGTGACGTAAACCCCGCCCATGGCGCCTCCGGGGTCAGGTTCGCGAGCGCGTCCGCGTTGTACATCGACCCGAGTTGGGCGATGAGCGCTTGCTGCCGGGCCGGGTCTGCGGCGAGGCCAGCGTGCGCGACCGCAGACAGCATCGCCCGGTCGAGGCGGTGCTTGGCGAGGTCGATCCGCCAGTCCCGTGCGTCATCCCGGCGGAGTCCACGGACCTTAGCGGCGGCCTTGGCGACGCGGGTGAGGCGCCGGTGCGCGTCGACCTCGGAGGCGGTCCGGCCAGACGGCTCCGCGATGCGAAGCCACACTAGGACCCGCTCCGGGGTGAGCCGCAGGTGGATCGTGGAGCCGCCGCGGGCCCGGCGACGTTCGATCGACATGCCCCGTTCCCACAGCCACGCTGCCAGCAGAGGCATCGCGAGCCGGAACGCCGCCTCGGGCCACTCGTCGGCGTCGGTTGCGGAGAACGCGCCGGACAGGGCGGTGACGACCCACACGGCTATCCCGTCGATGCCGGCCTTGGCGTCCTCGGGGATCTCGGCCTCGCGGATGTTGCGGCGGGCCCGCATCGCGCACGTGAACGTCACCAACTCGAGGACAGCGAACGCGACGATGCGGAGCTCGACAGGGAAGTCGAGGATGTCGCGGAAGAACCGCCACATGCCCTGCGCGGCAATACCGGCGGCGATCACGGCGACGACGAACGTGAGCCGGTTCTCCAGACTCGCCTTCGCCTCAGGCGCCCCATCGGTCTTGCGCTTGGCGGGCCGCCAAGCCAGGAACGCTTTCCAGGTGAGGACGCCGACGAGGACAGCCCCACCGGACACCAGGTACGGCCACGCGTCGGCGGCGACCGCCTCAAGTTCGGTGAGGGACGGGGCGTTCATGCCGCCTCCCGCACAGACACGGTGAGGCGGCTACGCTTCATCTTCCGGCGCTCCCGCTCCGACAGCCCGCCCCACACACCGAACCGTTCGTCGTGGGCGAGGGCGTACTCCAGGCACTCGGTCCGCACCTCGCAGACGAAACAGGTTCGCTTCGCGGCCCGGGTGGATTCGCCCTTCTCCGGGAAGAACGCGTCCGGGTCGGTCTCGGCGCACAGGGCGCGCTCGGTCCAAGCGGGCACGTCAACGACCGGCAGGGCGGGCGGTGCGGGCGACTCCCACGGCAGTTGGACACGGACGTTGCGGGGTCGAGGCGCAGGCATCGTAGTGCTCCTCAGTAGGGAAGAGGCTGGCCGGACGGGGTCCGGGTGTCGGGCTGCGAGGTGGGTCGCCGCGGCGGCCGCGGCTTCTGCTGGGTCTGGCGTGTCACGGCGCACCGCCCACAGCGGGTGAGGTGTCGAGGCGCCAGCCGCGGATCGTGTTCGGGCTGCGGCGCAGGATCCGGTCGGCGACGAGGCCGGGGACGGTGCCGCCGAGGTAGTCGACGCGACCGCAGATCGACAGGGTCGGCTGCCGGTCGGCGCCGTTGTCGGTGTACGGGGCCAGGAGCACGGCGAGGTCGGGATGGTCGCGGGGGTAGATAGCGACGCGTACGGCGTCACCGCGGTCCATGAGGTAGCCGCTGTGCCAGACCCAGTCGGGGCCGGTGTGCTTCTGCGGGCCGTTGAAGATCCCGGTGACCGTGATCTCGGCACCGACGCAGTGGGCGCCGGAGACCACAGCCTGGATGCTGGAGGTGGTCATTCCGCCTCCTTGGGGTAGTACTGCGCGCATGCCTCGGCGGTGTCGACTGCGTCCTGCCCGCGGCGCGGAGGCCACGTCGCGTCCTCGAGTTCGGCGAGCAGCTCCTCGTCCTCGTCGGGCAGTTCGACAGTCATCGACTCCGGGTGAGAGGACGGGGGCTCGTTGATCGCCTTCACGGTGGACCCACACGCAGAACAGAAGAACCAGGGGCCGTACCTGCGGCCGCTACCGGAGGTCTCGGCGGGCTGGAACTGCCAGATGTGTTCGCCGGAGAGGCGGTGCCACAGGCGTCGCAGAGCGTTCACCGCGGCTCACCCCGGTCCCGCAGGTTCGCGGCGGCCTGGTCCACGGCGGCGAGGGCCCGGATCGCGAACAGCTCACCCTGGATGAACTCGGCCTCGCCGCTGTCCACCGCGTTGGTCAGCTCGCGGATGTAGGAGACGCGGCGTTCAGCGTTCATCCCGGGCGGCGGGTCCGCGAGCTTCACGATCCCGCCGGCGAAGTGGAACCCGTACGGGGTGCCGTCCCCAGCCGTGTCCTCGACCGTGTACTGGAACAGTGCCGTCAGCTTGAACCGGTGCCCGGGCTTGCTGGTGGTGCACTCGCAGACCAGCTTGGGTGCGCCCGTGTCGCCGCGCAGTTCGTGGGTGCCTTCCAGCCCGTAGCGGCGCAGGCCCATGAAGACCGCGGCCTCGCCGGCTTCGTAGGTGCGGCGCCCGAAGGTGATGGTGCCGTTGCTCACAGGGTCACCTCGCGGTTGAGGTCCGCGGCGTGCACGGCATGCCCGTGGGGGCAGCGGTAATGGATCGGACCCTCGTCCAGCGCGACGCCCTCATGGGCGGGGCAGTGCGCTGGCGGACGGGTCGACGGGGCGGTCAGGACCCGGGCAGCGGTCATGTTTCGCTCGACCAGGTCAGAGGCGGTGCGGATCATGACGCGGCCTCCTGCGGTGGGTGGTAGCCGGCGACGGCTCCGAGCCATGTGGCGTGGTCGGCGACGGCGGGGGTGGTGGCGACGTGAGCACCGGATGCCTGGAGCAGCAGGGCGAGGAGCGCGTCGGCGGACACGCCGGGCGCTGGACGGGTGTCGATGCCGAGGGCGTCGAGCATCTCGCTGAACGCGACCCTCGCTGCGGCCAATGGCAGCGCATCGACGGGAGATGCGGGGGCGGGGACGACCGTGAGAGCCGGCCGCTCGATAGCGGGGGCGGTCACTTCTGCCTTCCATGCTGCTGCCGGTCGTAGGCGTCCCGGACCTTCTTCGGCTCGCCGCCCGGGTAGGTGATGGTCTGCTCGTCGGTTACGCTGGTGAGCATCGGACCTGCCTTCTTCGCAGTGGGTGAGCGTCCTACTGGCCCCGCCCTGGTGTTCCAGCACCGGGCGGGGCTTCGTGCTGTACGGGGAGCTCTCCGCCGCCCCGCGCGGGGTCTCTGCCACAGAAGTGCCAAGAGCCTGGACGGGCCTCAGTTCTTGTCCGCGAGGACGTGGCGCGCCATGTCTGTGGTGATGTCGCTCCGGCGCTGGCCGTAGCGGATCTCGGCGTACACCTCCTCGGGCGTGAACCTCGGATGCTTCGCGGCGACTTCGAGGATGAATCGGGTTTTGGCGTCGTCGAGGTCGGCAGGCGCTGGCGAGGTACTGCGCTGGAGGGGGCGACGGACGGACCGCTCTCGCTTGTCGGAATAGGTCATCGGTCGTTCTTCCTACTGGTGGATGTGGGGTGGAGCCCTCCGCCGCCCCGCCCATCAGGGGACCTGACACGAGGGCGTCAGCAGACGAGACGGCGGAGGAGATCATGACGACGCCTTCAGCACAGTGACTTCGTCATCGGGGGCCAGGCAGAACGACATGCTTGGGTCGTCGGAGAGCGTCAGGTACACGGTGGGCGCACCACCCTCGCCGTGCTCCCGGTAGGTGGCCTTCACGACCGTCGGCCACCGTCCGCCGGCCTTCGTGATCTGCTGGTTGTCGCGGACAGGGCGCCGCCGCCAGCGGGACTTGTAGCGGCACACAACCTTGGTCACGCTCTGGTCTTCGCGGACCTCGCGGGCCTGGATCGTTTGTGTCTGCTGCTTGCCGCTCATCGGGGCGTCCTCCGGCGCAGCCGCTGGAGGAACACCTGGACCGGCACCAGCGGCGGTAGGTCGCCGCACGCTGGGCAGTCGTCATGCTGGTGCGAGACGTCGCTGCACTCGGGGTCGAACACCTCGGTGACCTGACCGACGACCAGGACGTACACCGCGAGGACGAACCCGGTCCCGAGCAGCAGCTTCGAGTCCTGGATGAAGCCAGTGGCCCCGAGCAGGATCATCGAGATCATGGCCGGGGAGGGGAGCGCCCGGACGACCCGGCGTGCCTTAGCAGTGCCGTGCGGCGTCGTTCGCTCGGGCTCAGCGTGCGCGACTGTGTGGTGGATGGACAGCGGATGGGGGCCCCGCGAGATTCCACGCAGCGTGCGCGGAGTTTCCTCGGGCGTCGGCTCGCCTCTGCCAGACGTGATCATGAGTGGTCCTCTCTCGGTGGGAAGACGGTGCGCCAGGCGTCGACCAGGGCACGGCCCCTGTACGAGCCGAGCCGCTCGAGGTACTCCTCGGCAGCTGAGCGCGGAGTGTCGGCGTTGACCTGCGTCTTGGTGGCTGGCTCGACCTGAGCCGCGGTGTCTTCACGTGTCACTGGAGACCTCCGAGCGACACGCCGCGCCGCCATCCCGGAAACGGGATGGGCGGCGGCAGAGACTTGAGGTATGGGCAGAACCCGTACCCCTCGATGGGCTCGGCGCTTCCGACAGCGCCGTGCCGCCACCCGCATCCCGTCCGGCTATCAGCCCGGACACGTCCACGGCTTCACCGGAGAAGCCGCAACCATCCCGGTCAGCCGCACGTACTACCGCAGTGACACCTGGGACGCGCCCGAACTGAGGCTCCATCTGACCGCAACCGTCAACTACCTCGGAAGGATCGCCAAACGCTCCTACGCGCAGGCTTCCAAGCGAGGAGACGTTGACGCGCTCGCCATGCTTGACGCCGAACACCGGCCCCTGGCGGACACGGTGCTGATCGCCCCGCACCGCGTCCGGAGTGCCATGGACGCCCGCGGCTACGACGACATCGACCACCGGCCTGACCTTGAGGACCCTCATAGCTGGTCCTCCGCGGCGTAGTTCGCGGCCTCCGCGAGGTCGAGTCCGGTTACGCGGCCGGACGCGAGACAGCCACGGAGGCTGACGGGGATGCCCGCCGCCATCGACGCTGCGAGCCGCAGCGCTCGCGTGGCACGAACAGGTCCTTCAATCTCGCCGGCGTCTAGGGCGGTGACTGCGTCCTCCCAGAGCACGTGGGCGTGCCGGACACCGCTCGCCCGGTCCCGCTTCTTCGCCACGCGCACGAACCGGGCGACGAAGTCGGGCCGGGCGAGCCAGTACGGAACGAGCCCCTCCACGGTCGTTTCGATCAGTGCCTGAATAGCGATGTGTTCGCTGTCGGCGACGGCATGGGGGCAGTGCTTCGCGTACGTCGTGAGCCCGTCGCACAGGTCTGCGAGCCCGATCGGCTTGGTCTTGCGACTCAGAACATTCAGCACGCCTACTCCTCGCCGCTGCCGGGGGTGTAGAGGCATCCCGGCCGGTCCGTGTCGAACACGGCCATCGCGAGGGGCGCCTCGTCCTGTTCTGGGCCCGGGTGCACGGGGTCCGTGGACGTCATGTCGGTGGAGTTCATGCCGCTCCCTTGTTCGCCTTGGCGAGCCACTGGGCGGCGAACACGTCGAAGTCCGGGTGCCGGCCTGCTCGTACCTCCGCGATGACGTCGTCGACGAACTCGCGGAGGATTAGGTGTTGGCCGCCGCACCGGCCACTCGGCCATGCGCCTGCCTGAACGCGACGGCGTACCGTCATGGTGGAGATGCCGAGGATCTGAGCGACTTCGGAGATCGTAAGGAAGAGGGGCGACTCGTCGGATGGCGAGTCCGGCTCAACGGCGTCGACGCTCACAAGCGCGTCCTTCCCGGGGGGCGTCATGCCGCGGCCTCGACCGGCTGGGCCACTCCCTCTTGGGCCTGGGCGATCCAGTTGGCGGCGTAGTCCTCGAAGCGGGCGCCGGACGGCGCGCTGATGAATCCGAAGACGAAGTCGCTTCGCATCCGGTAGCTGTCGCCGAACTGGACGCCGGGGAAGCGTCCTTCACGGAGCCCGCCGTAGAGGTAGGACTTGCTGACCTTGAGGACCGTCGCTGCCTCCGAGACGAGCAGGAAGGGTCCCGTGCTGCACGCGCACGGCGTGCGCTCGATGTCCTTCGCGCCCTGGAGACGCTCGGTGCTCTGCATGGACTAAACGTTATGACGTTTAGCCAATGATTGCAAGGGGCTCCGTGCTGTTCCTCTTTCGAGGTGCTGCCCTACCTGGGAAGCTGCTTGTAGGCGTTGCTATAAGGTTTCGGACAAGCGAGGAGGTGGAGGTCGGATGCAGGGAAAGCAGGGGCGTCCTGCGTACAGGCAGATCGCGGAGGATCTCCGTGCGCAGATCGAGGATGGTTCCCTGCCGGAAGGCGCCCGCATCCCGTCCGAATCCGAGCTCGGTGCGGACTACGGGGTCTCAAGGATCGTCGTCCGAAACGCGATGGGACTCTTGGCGAGCCAGGGCCTGATCAGCAAGGAACGTGGCCGTGGATCATTCGTTCGGCACCGGGGCCCGAAAGAGACACGCATCGTCGGTGACTTCTACGGCAAGCGCCACACGGGTTCACCGTTCGCGGCAGCCGTGAAGGCGGCTGGGCATCGACCTGAGTGGGACTACCAGACCAGAGAGACGACCGCGTCGCCCGCGGTTGCTGAGCGGCTCGGCATCGAGGGCGGCGACCCCGTCATGCGCACGACGTACACGTTTTTCAGCGATAACCAGCCCGTCATGCTGTCGACGTCGTATGAGCCGCTGGCGATCACGCGCGGGACGCCCGTCGAACATCCTGAGGCCGGGCCGATCACCGGAGTTGTCGCGCGCATGGACAGCATCGGGAAGGTCATAACGCACGTCACCGAAGAGACTGTGGCTCGGGCGGCCAGGAACATAGAGAGGGAAGCCCTCGACGTCGCCGAGGGGACCCCGGTGTTCGCCATCACCCGGACGTACTTCGCCGGCAACCAGGCCGTAGAGACTGCGGACATCGTCGTGTCCGCGGACCGCTACAAGCTCAAGTATCGGGTGCCTCTACCTCCGCCAGGTGAGCAGCGGGACTCGGAGTGATCTGTCCCGATGGTCCGTCCACTAGCCCCACCGGCCCGTAGAGCGCGAGGACGTCGGCCACCGACGAGCCGCTTCCTCGCCGACCCCAACGCAGAGGTCCCGCAAATGTGGTGCTCGAGGTGTCTGAAGCGAGATCCCGGCGATCCATGCCCCAACGATCGCCCGTACAGGCTGCGTCACGCCATGTACGAACCCTGCAACTCCAGTGCATCATCGGCAAGTAGAGCCATTAGCTAACGCAGGAGGGGTGATGATGGGCCCGACGCGATCGTGGACGGGACGAGACGCGACCACCCTGCGGAAGGCGCTGCGCATGACCACCGACGGCTTCGCTGCACGGCTGCAGGTCGCGCCGCGGACCGTCGCGAACTGGGCCGCTCACCCGGAGATGGTGCCGCGGCTCGGAGCGCAGGACGAGCTCGACCGTCTGCTTGCCGCTGCGCCCGCTGAGGTCCAGGCGCACCTCGACGATGCCAGTGCTTCGACCGGAGTTGAGGCGGCCCAGGTGTTGCGCGTAGCGATCGCGGTCCTTGCGCACGACGGCCAGGTGCTCCTGGTCCGTCGGCGTGACGACGGCGCCGGGATCTCGTGGCAGTTCCCTGCGGGGATTATCAAGCCTGGTGAGCGTGGCGAGGACGTCGCCGTCCGTGAGACGCTCGCGGAGACCGGCGTGCACTGCTCGGTGAAGGAACACCTTGGTAGCCGCTGCCACCCGGTGACCGGCGTCCAATGCGACTACTACCGGTGCGATTACCTGGCAGGGGACGCCTACAACCGCGACTCTGTTGAGAACACTGGCGTGACGTGGGCGCCACAAACACAGTTGACCAAGTTCCTTTCGAGAGAGACCGTCTACCCGCCGGTACTGCGGATGCTGGAGGACACCCATGCAGCCTGAGATCGACACTCGCCCGACGATCGCGGCGGCCGTCATCGTGCAAGGTGGCCGATTCCTCCTGGTGCAGCGGGCTGTGTCCGAGGGGTCGCTGTCGTGGCAGTTCCCGGCTGGCGAGGTCGAGATCGGCGAGACGCCGGAAGACGCCGCGGTGCGGGAGACCGCCGAAGAGGCCGGCGTCACAGTGGTCGCGAAGTCGCGGCTGGGGGAGCGGATCCACCCGGCGACAGGCCGCACGATGATCTATGTCGCCTGCGAGATCGTTGAGGGTGAAGCGCATGCGGCCGACGTCGACGAGATCGCGGCTGTCCACTGGTGCCACCTCGACGAGATCGGCGACTTCGTCCCGTACGGGTTCTACGAGCCGGTGCAGTTGCACCTCGAAGCGCAGCTCGCCTGATGCAGGCGCTATCGGGAGACGGGGCAGGCTAGCCAGTCGTCGTAGCTGTCGCCGTTCCCGCGGTGCGTGAGGTACCTCTTGGCCTCCAGCCATTGGAAGGCGTCCATCAGCGTCATCGACGTGAACGCGTCGTACCGCGATGACTGGCATCACCAGCTCGAGCGGCAACGGATCAGGGAACTCGGCTGGAGTGACTCTCTTGGAGCCCGCCGCGAGGCTGAATACGTCTGCGGTCGCCTCGAACGAGGGGCCTGCGGCTAGGTCGCGCACCCTGGGCCAGCCTTATGGGGTGGTCTGACGACATGTCGTGTATCCCCCTACTCGGTCGGTTGTCAAGCATCGCAGGTCAGTCCGGCGTTCTGATGTGCCACTTCTGGCACAAGATCGCGATTCGGTGCCACTTTTGGCCCAGCTGCCCGCATCGAGCTGTGCCATTTTTGGCACAAGATCATTGCGGCCTCCTGCGGTAGTAGGTCCGGCGAGAGATCCCGAGTTTGGTCGCCGCGGTCTTCGCGTCGGACTCCCAGATGCGCATCCCGATCGCCAGCCGAAGCTCGCCGCCTGCCGTGGTCCCGTCGATCAACCCTTCAAGCCATCCCTTGAGTTCTTCGAGTTCCTCACGGGCTGACCGCTCCGCTGGGCTCTCAGCCGCTCGCGCGCCTGGGCTCCAGGAGACACAGCGCAGCGAGATACCGCGAGCGGTCATCGCGCGCTTCACGTCAGCGGGAGCGCAGCCTCGATGGCACATCCAGACGATGCGCTGCGAGCCGCCAGCCGTGAGGCTCAGCGTCCGCTTGCTCTCCTCTGGGCGAGCGCACACCGGGCAGCGTGCGGACCACTGTCGTTTGCCTTCAGCGGTCCTACGCGCGCCGTCCAAGTTGGCGCAGACGTGGTCTGTCAAACAGTCTTCGGCGTCGAGTTCACAGCGGTGCACGACCACCGCCGGAGTCGAGCGTCGCTGATGGGGCCGAGATGCATCGTGGGCTATTCTGGCTGTGCTGGTTGCTGTGGAGGCGACCGAAGCGTTTGCGGCTCTCAGGCTTTGCCTGGGGGCCGCTTCTTCTACCTGGCGGTGGCATGTTCACCTCCCTCCTGCGGAGAGAGCAGGAGGGAGGCCAGCCGCTCGAGGTCGTCCTGCGCGAGAGCGGGGGCGTCGGCGCGCAGCTTGGCGATGAAGTCGCGGGCGTGTTTGACCTTCAGTTCGTAGCGGAGGTCCGCCACGAGATCGGGACGGTCAGGGTGATGCCGCTTCAGTGCGGCGAGTCGGGCGCGGGTGCTGCGCCAGTCGGGTTCGGGCACCGGGTAGCCCTTCGAGCTTTCGCCCTGCTGATCCCGCAGGTCGACACCACAGCGGTGGAGGGAATCCTGCCCGCGGTCGGCTTCCCTTCCCCAAGAGGGCCGTGCCGCGGGTGGCACTGGATAACCGCTGTCGCCTCCCGTAGGAGACCGCCTCCCGTTTAGGAGGACTCCGGTTGCTCACTGCTAGTGATTTTAGCAGGAAAGGCAGTGGTCCAAGCCGGACCGTTTCTACGCGGCGTCTCCGTCGATCTGCGGCGGCGGGTCGTCGTCGGCGAGATCAAGCCCAATCTGAGTGAAGCCTCGGGCGGCGAGTCCGCGGGCGCTGTGGGTGAGCTGGTATGCGAGGACGCCGGCGGCGCTGCGATGGAGTTCCCAGTGGGTGCCTGTCCACCAGAACATGGGCTCGTACGTCCGCCGGGGGGCGCCGGACACTTTGAGGACACCGGCCGCCCGTAGTCGGCGCGTGAGTTCGGGGACGGCATAGTTCATCCCGTACCGCTGCCTGAGCTCGGCGGCGACTTCTTCCCAGGTGTAGGTGACGGGTTCGAACGCCATGACCGGCTTGAGGGCGTAGGTGCCGGCACGGCGGATGGTCGGGAGAACGTCGCGGTACACCCAGTCCTGGAACCGAGTGACTTGGTCGCGGACCGTTGAGTCTTTGATCCGCGACACTTGCCGTTGTCCGAGCACGCGGTAGAAGCCAGGCTCGGTGACGTGCCATATCCGCTGGTCACCACCAGGGGTACACGCTGTCGTGTACCCCTTCTCTTCGTCTGGGATGGACTCTACGAGCCGGTGAGCGTCACGGAAGGCCAGGGCCCGCGCGAGTCCGGGCGCTTCTACCTTGAAGGAGTCACCGATCGGTGTGATGCGCAGGTGGAACTCTTCGTTGTGGAACAGCCGCAAGCCGTTCATGCCGCCTCCAGCGGTGGGGTTGCTGAGGTGCTGTGCATGATGACACAGTATGATTCCAGTCATGTTGAGTCAACTTGAGCGATCTGAGCAAACGCCGCGCGGAAGGGTGGGGAGTTGACGTTTCTGGAGGACGCTGACGAGGCGGCATGGACACGACTAGGGCGATTGCTTGCTGCCCGGCGCGCCGAACTCTCCCCGAAGTTTCGCTCCAGGCGTCTCTTCGCGGAGTTTGCGGGGATCAACCACCGGGTCTTGTACGACATCGAGAGTGCCCGACGCCGAAACTTCAGCCCCAACACCCTGACGGCCATTGAACACGCGTGCTCCTGGAAGCCAGGTTCGATCGCGCGGATCCTCGAGGGCGGGGACCCAGTTGAGAACACTGTCATCCTTGGTCCCGTCCGGGCCATCGACGACGACCCCGTCAGCCCCGTAGAGATTCCCGCAGAAGTTGACCTTTTTGCCATCCCGCGGTGGGAACGCCACCTCTGGCTTGCTCCTGACCTCTCGCGGAAGGAGCGCCGACTCTTGATCAATTTGATCAGAGCCGAGCGTCTCAGTGCTGAGCAAGATGATCCGCCGACTGGCAGCGGGTGACGGTCCCGAGAGCGCTCGCTTGCTGAGCGATCTGCTGGTGGCGGTCAAGCCAGGTGCTGCTGTCCCCCGTAGAGGGTGACTGCGCTGACGCGTCCAGGCGGTGGATGGTTCACCCACTGGTCGCCTCGGCCCACTCTGGTCATCGCGCGCCACGTTGCTGGACCTCGGGAATGGATCAGGACGCTGGCTCTAGGTTGGGGCGGCGAAGAGGGTGACCGTGAAGGGAGACGCCAGTGGCTGTCGAGTACACGCGTCCGGTGGTGCCAGCCGAGGATGAGCAAGTGATTGCGCAGGCCATGGCGGTGTGGGACGCGTTGACGCCGGGTGAGCAGCGGGAGGTGTTCCGGTCGTTGGCGCAGGTGGTGACCCGATATGGGCGGACGAAGGATGTTGACGCTCTGACGCGGTTTGCGGAGAGTGTTGACGGGATGGTTCGTCTGGAGTCAACCACTGACCTACGGCGAGCTATACGGGAGACCCGCGGGGCGCCGGGTAAGCCGGCGGAGGTGAGCTTCGCGGACATGGCCAGGCAACTCGAGGAGTAGCCATGCGGCGGCTGCGGCCCACCACCGAGACTCAGCGGGTCGTGGCCGAGTGGTCGGCCTCCGCGTCACCGGACCACCGGCAGCGCCTTGCGGAGCTGTTGAGGACGTTGGATGACGGGTGCTGGGAGACGCGGTGGTGGAACGAGCAGTGCAGCAGTGAGCCCGAGGTATACGAGTTGAGGTTCGACACGGCAGCTCACGTGTTCATGCGGATCTTCGTTGATGAGGTTGATGGGGTGGAGTACGCGGACTTCATCTCGATCGAGCACAGTGGCGCATCTACTCGGGAGCGGTGACTAGCCGATCGGCCAGTTGCGGCAGGCTAGGAGGTTGTACGTCCGCGGAGGATTGACCGGCGCCCGCGGGCAGCAGGTCAGCGCTGGCTTCGTCGGTTGAGTCTCGTCGACCGGACCGGGTCGGCGGGTTGCTGGCTACTCTTGGATGGCCAGGGTCAGGTTATGAGGAGACGTGGTGACTGAGGCGTCCGGATCACAGCAGTCCGCGTTGACCGCTGGGGAATCCTCGCTGAGCGTAGACGACCGTCAGCGCCTGCGGGCAGAGCTCTATCAGCTACTTCTGGATCTTGAAGCCACGGACTCAAATGTGCCTCGCGATCCGCCGAAGGTGCCAACTAGCGGTCGCGCTCCGGACGTGGTCTATTACTCGCAGCGGGCTGGCCAGCTCTCGCCGACGGCGCTACGGCTCGGGCTGGTGCACTGGGCCGAGCGCTCTTCAAAGCCGAGTTCGGATTCGCTTCACGAGCTGCTCTTCCTTCTGGAAACAAGGGAGCGGGCATCACGTAAACACGGCCGGGGCGGGCATCCTGCCCGCATGCGGAATGTCCCCGTGGCTGACGGTCTAGCGGCTGAAGTTGAGGAGAAGGCCGGCGGCGAGCCCTTGGGCGGACTCGTGGAGCGGCTGCTGCGTGACTGGCTGGCCCAGCGGCGACTCGAGGACTACCTTCATGCCTCCGATGAAGAAGACGCCCCCTTGACTGAGGATGAGGTTGAGGAGGGAAGGCGGGCGTGGCGCGGCGAGGAGTAGACGACCGGCCGCCGCTGCTGCCGTCCCGTTCGTTCGTTCTGGACGCGCAAGGACTCGGCCTGTACGTGGCGCGTGACCGGAGGATGCGCGCGATCATTGCAGCGGCGCTGGAAGACGGGTTCGTTCCGGTGATCAGCGTGTTGACGTTGGCGGAGCAGCGGTACTCGATGAACGGCCCGGCGTTTGATCATGCCCTGTCGTCGGTGACGGTGGTTGATGCGAACCGTGCGATCGCAGAACGGGCCGCGCGGCTGCTGGCGGAGGCGGCGTTGGACGGGCACGAGAACCTGATCGACGCCTTTGTGGTCGCTACAGGGTCGTTCGCTGAGGTCGGTGCGCGAGTGGCGAGTTCGGATGCCTCGCACATGCCGCCGTTGTGCAAGGCCGCGAGGGTTGTCACGGGTCGGACGATCGGGCTGGTTCGGATCTAGCCTCGGCCGGTTGCGGCAAGCCAGGTGCTGCTGTCTTCAGGGAGAGTTGACCACGGCCTGCCGCGCGGCTGCGGGCGGCCCGGGTCAGCGGACATTGCGGGTCTACTTAGCGTCTCGCGGAGACTTGCGTACTCTTGCTATATGGCAGGAGACGAGATCCAGGTCGCGCTGCCCGCAGCGACCGTTGAGGCTGCCAGGGCCATCGCCGAGGCCGTCGGCACGTCTGTGGGTGAGCTCGCGGCGCGTGGGCTCCGCAACGAGGTCCTCCGTCGGCAGTTGGCCGCTGATCCTCTTGCCGAAGATGATGAATGGCTGGATTTCGCCGAGGAGGCCGAGGAAGACTTGCGCCGGTGAGGCGCGGAGAAGTCTGGATCGTCGGCAGCCGGGTGTCGGGCCGTGATCAGTATGTCCTGATTGTCGGCAATGACCTCCTGGTCGAGTCTCTCGGCTCGGTGATCACGGTCGGTGTGGAAGCCGGGGAGGCGTTCGCCGGTGCAAGCATGGTGACTGTTCAGCTGACGCAGCCGTTCGAGGGTACGGTGCGGGCCCACTGGGTCACGACTGTCCGCAAGGACCGGTTCGAGCGGATGGTGGGGATGGTCGATCGGCACACCATGGACGTGGTGGACGCGGCGTTGAGGGCCGCGCTGGATCTGTAAGCGCCTGATTCATCTGCAGTTGGGGCCTGGGCCGTCCGGGTGGGCTTCGAGGTAGGCGGCTTCGATGGCGGGTGTGGCTTGCCCGGAGAACGCCCGGTTGCCTTGCTCGACCCACCAGGCGCGGATGCGGGCGTGGTAGGCAGGGTCGGGTCCACGGCGAGGGGCGTCGCTGGGGTGCTTGGCGGCCATAGTGGGTCCTTTCCGCAGGTCAGGCGGCGATTCCGGTGATCGTAGTCTGCCGTACGGGTCGGACAGTGCCGGGACGGGACTGCGGCGGGGCGCTGTCGAGGCCGGTGCCGGCGCGCGGCATAGCGGGCCGCAGGGGGATTGCCCGGCTGATGGCGTTAGTTGTGTAACTGTCTGTGTGCTCTGGGGTGGCTGCTCGCCTACCGGCGCCCGGCAGCTACGGCCCATACGTCTCCGTGGAAAGATTCTTACGGGTATTCATCTCCCAGTGTGGTGGGCAAACGGCTGGCAAATTGCCGTATCTTGCGGGCATATGTCGCGATACCCGAAAGTACTTTCGGATTCAACTCCGATGACTTGAGGGGCTAATCTGTCGTTCACGGGGCGCACACGGGCCGTTGGCGTCAAGATTGCCATGGGAACTTCAGCGTTACTGTTGGCCAGTTCATTACCTGAGCGGCCCACGGTCTTGATCGGAAAGGATCGGCCACACCTAGATCCGACGTGCCACCTGACGCCCCCCGGCTGTCGGTGACCTTGCGGCCCGGCTCGGGCCGGCTGGAAGGCGAAGGATCTTAGGGGAACTGCTCGAGCACCCCCCTAGTGCTCTCATGGAACGAGGGTCGCCCCCCGCTGCGAAGCTGCCAGCCACCGGCTGGGGGCGACCCTCCCAAACACGACCCCGGGAGGGGCCTGATGTGCATGGAAGACTACGCGAGATGCGCCCAGGATGTGGTGGACATCCCAGGCGCGGTTGATCGTCTCACCGATTGCGTCACCGCTGCGGCGGACGTCAGGAGCCTGGCATGACCGCCCAGCCTCCTGACGCGTTTGGTGACTACCGAGTCACCAAGCTTCTCGGGAGGGGAATGGAAGGGGAGACCTTTCTCGCGGTGGATCCGTCCGGCCGCGAGGTCGCGATCAAGACCATCCACCTGGAGGAGGTGAGCAGCCGTAAGGCCGGGCGTGCTCTGGACCGTGAGGTGGTCGCGCTGCGGTCGATCAACTGGGCTTACGCCCCGAAGTTCATCGGGTACCACCCGAAGGCCGACCGGCCCTACTACGCGATGGAGTACATCGAGGGCATCACCGTCGATGATGCGATCGCGCTCACCGGGGGGCTGGGAGACGTGGAGGCCCAGCGTCTCGCTGTGCGGCTCGCGGCGATCCTCGCCGCGCTGCACACGGCCGGGGTCGCGCACGGGGACTTCCGTGGTCAGAACCTCATCATCAGCAAGGACGGCGGGATCTACGTCGTGGACTTCGGGCGTGCCACGTTGCGGTGCGACTCTCGGCAGCGGTTCAGGCAGCGCCGCGACAGTGATCTGCGGCAGTTCGGAGAGCTGATCGTGTTCGCGCGGAACGGGCGGTCGGCGTTCGGGAAGGACAGCTCGCTGGCGATCGAGCGGTACAACGAGGGACGCCCGGACCTGGGGGCGCTGTCGTCGCGGGCGCGGACGGTCGCGGCGGAGCTGTTGCGCAAGCCGGGCCGTGGGCGTCGGCGTCCGTCGGCCAGGCGGGTGCACCGCGTTCTGGTGCATGGGCGGCGGGGCCGGTGGCGGTTCGGGTCTGGGATCTTCACGGTCCTGGTCTGTGTCGTGGATGCCAGCGCGATCGGTCATGTCCTTCGAGCGTCGGGGGTCGGCTGAAGACTAGCTCTGTGGGGGTCGGGGTGGTCATTGGTGACGGGACGCCGATGACCACCCTTGGTGGGACCGTGATGGGCCGGTGCGCTGACGCGTTGATGCTCAGGTGGTTGGCGGGCTGTCCGGGTATGGCCGTACTTCCGCTGAGGAACCCGTTCGAGCACGCTGCGCTACAGACTGGTGCCCCCTCAAACGGAAGGCGCCTCATGGCCCAACCGCCGCTTCCTCGTGATCCGAACCAGCCGCCGTACCAGCAGCCATACACGGGGCCGATGCCACCGCCGCCAACGCAGCCTCAAGTCGTGTACGTGCAGGCGCCTCCGCCGCCCGTCCCGGGCCGCCGCGGCATGAGCCTTGTCGGCCACGGCTTCAACTGGACGCTGACGTTTTTCACGTGCGGGTTGTGGCTGGTGGTGTACGGGTTCTGGTGGGCGACGGTCCGGTCCCTCCAGGTGTGGAGGAACTGGCGTAACCGCAAGAAGTACAACAAGGTCTACGGGTGATCAGCGCGGCGGCTGGCAGCCATTCGCACAGGATACTGATCCGGGGATGAAAAGGTCCGGCCCATCGAGATCCACCATGGTCACCGGTTCCACGTCGACAGGGTCCCCGCATCCAGGACACGGTGGACTGTTCTTAGTCGTGAACTCTCCCCAGGTGTAGCCGCTCGCTCCGTGAACGCCGTCCCGCTCGCCCTCATCGAACTGGAAGTCGCTGTCGATCGTCCATGCGCTCATGCCACCATGCTGCCTGAGAAGGCCACAGCGAGAGGCGGATTGCGGTCAGCCGATCCAGGTGATGCTCTGCACGATGACGATGCGGTCCTGCTCGTTGATCCAGACGTGAACGACGCCGTCGCCGTGGTCGAAGGTAGCGAACCGGAACGCCTCATCGCCCATCACCGCGTCGCGGTGGGTGCGCTGCCACGGGTCGCGGCTGACCTCCACGAGGGTGTCGTACAGCGCGACGGACGGCCGTTTCGGCAGGCCCCGCACCTCCAGGTCAGCCTCGTCGGTGAAGACCGTCCGGTAGGGGTTCACGCGTCGTGGCGGGAGAAGACCTCATCCATGGAGACATACTCTCCGACACCGTCGCGTACGTCTTCGTAACGCTGATGAAAGTCCGGCTTGGCGTAGGCGAAGGCGAGGGCGCTCCACGTCTTCAGCAGCTGCCGAAGGCCCCGATAGCCGGCGAGGTCGTGGGAGGCGTCGACGGCGGCGTGGTACTCGGTGAGGAACTTGGGCCGCGCCTGCTCGGGGAGCCGGTCGTAGATGACCTGCGGGTCCCGCGGGTCCGGCTCCGCGTGCACGGGCTGGGCGCTCATGGGTCCGAGTGTAGTGGCACAGTAAGGTTATGGGCGATGTTCGCAAGCCGCTTGCGCACCTCGACGAATGTTCTAGGCCGGTCAGGTCACTCGATGTCGAGGCCAGTCGGTACGTCCTCAGGTGCTAGATCGGTTCTGAGGCGGACGTAGCGGGCGGCGTGTCTCCAGCGGCCGTGTTCCGCGGCGGCGTCCACCGCGATCTCCACGACGACGGTCGGCTCCACACGGGTGTATTGGATGGGTTCTTCGGCGCCTGAAAGCCCACCAGCCCACCCTGCGGGTAGCATTTCAGGCCACGGATGACCGCCGCCAGCGGGGGACAGAACCCCAGCGAAGCCAGCGCGGATCTGACGGCGGAGGGCGACAGAGCGGGCGACGAGACGCAACCGACCGCTGGAGGAGTACCGGCCGAGCAGCAGCGTCCGCGGCGCGTCGATGCCGTCGGTGACACCGCCGATGATCGCCTCGGTGGTCCACCGGTGACGAACCTTCCACCAGCCCCTCTTCCCCTCCCGGTACGGGTCGTCAGCGGCTTTGACGACGAGCCCTTCGATGCCTTGGACGGTGAGGAGCTCGAACCAGAGGGTGGCTTCCCCGCGGTCGGTCAGTTGCGGGCAGGGCACCACGAGGGACGTGCCGGGGACAGCGGCGAGGAGCTGCTCCAGTACCCGCCGCCGATCCGAGAGCGGCAGCGACCGGAGGTCCTCCCCACCGGCCTCCAAGACGTCGAACACGACGTAGTGGCAGGGCTCCCGTAGCGCCAGTACAGCGCGCTGCCCGCCGGCGACCTGACGGCGCTGCAGCGCGCCGAAGTCCAGGCGCCCATCCCGGGACCAGCGGACGATCTCCCCATCGACGACCGTCGCCGGTGGAAGGACGTCGAACACCGCGAGGGCGATCTCGGGGAAGGTCTCGTTGAACCGGGTCAGCCGGCGCGATGACAAGCTAACGCCGCCGTGCTCGTTGACGATCGCGGTAGCCCGGAACCCATCGAACTTGGGTTCGTAACGGCACCCGCCGGAACACTCCCACTCCTCGGGGATGTGGTCGATCGCTGTAGTGCCCATGGGGACTGGTGGCCTGTTGATGTGCACCCCCGGTCGCCCCCAACACCCCGTGGTTCTGCCGCGTGGTGTACGGCTACCCGCCACGCGGCGCGGAGCCTACGGGCCGGGAGATGCTTGACGGCGCGATGGGCGATTCGTGACCTCTGGATCAACAGAGCTGCGCCGATGCACACTGGCCAGATGGCGGGGGACAGGTACCTGGTGGGCCCGGACGGTGTCCGGGTCGAAGCCGTCGAGCTCGCCGACGAGGACGTCGCTTACGCCCGCCGCCGGCACCGGGACGCCCAGGCCGGGGAGGCGTTCTTCGTCGTGACCCGCCGCGGGCGCCTGGTCGGCTACTGCCGCGACATTGAAGAGGTCGCCGAACTGGTTGACCTTCAGAGCCTGCGAGGACCGGACAGTGCCGCTGAAGACGCCGGGTAGCTCATTCGACCGGGACCGTTGAGCCGAACCTCGACCACGAGCTCCGCCTTGCCGGTCGCGTCGTCCAGCGACGCCTTACCGAGGTCCTCGTGGGACAACTCGACCGAGCCGCCCTGCGCGATGAGAACCGCGATCAGCACGTTGCGAGTGTGGCGTCGGGACGGATGACGGTTTCAGCCATGGTCGCCACTCTCCTCGTCGGTGCCGGGGTTCTCTGGGCGGTCGGTGTCGTGGGCGGCCTGCTGAGCGTTCAGAATCACTCGGGCTTCGTCTTCGGACAGGACACCGCCCGTGGCCGCAGCGAGCTCGAACAGGCCGATCAGGTTGGCGAGCTTGCGCGCTGCTGCCGGTGAAAGGTCAGCCACCGCTCACTCCTCGGTGTCCGGCTTGGCGAGGAACTTCATGTCGTGGAGGGTCGCCAAGGCGGACAGGTGCGCGATCAGGTCCGCGACGTCACGGGCGAGGTTCTTCGCCGAGCCGAGCGCGATGCTGGTGCTGCTCTTGTCCAAGATCTCCAAGTCGCGCGTCAGAGACTCGACATTGCGCTTCACGTTGGCGAACTCGCCGCGGGCGCCAGCCTGGTGACGGCTGACCTGGCCCTCGAAGACACGGGCTGCGACCGGGTCAGGCTGAGCCATGACTACTCACTCCTTCGAGGTGGTTCACGTGGTCGGGACGCGTCTGGACCTGGGCGCTCGCTTCCAGGAGTACGCGGGCTTCGACGAGCAGCACTTCCGCCTCGTCCAGCTTGGGCGGGCCGAGCAGCGGGTGGTTGCCGATCCTGTCCACGCAAGAGGCCGTGACGTAGGCGTCGGTGGGGCGGGGCCGGACCCGCTCGCCCGGCAGGACCTCTCGGCCCTGTGCGATCAGGGCGACGAGCCGGTCGACGGCCTGGGCGCGGTCGGGCCCAGCGTGCCGCGGGCCGCTCATGCCGTCACGGCGACGAGGAAGACCTGGCCGCGCTCGATCAAGGCGAGAAGGAACTCGCCGAGCGACGTGCGCGCATGCACCCTGGTCGTCCCCGCAAGGCGAGGCGGGGGGAGTAGGTGCCGCCAGGCCGCAGGGTCGTGCGGTAGCAGGAGGACAACCCCGGCCCCGCGCCCTTCGCTCCAGCTGGCCGAAGGCACGGGCGGACGCCCGCAGGTCCAGGCGGTGACGTACCGGCCCGACGGCAAGTTCATCCATCGTCGGGGTCGTCGGCGAGCACGTCCGCTCTCACGATCACGCTGACCCCGCGCCCCCGCCAGTCGGGGGACGCAGCATGCAGATGCGTGCAGCCCGGGCTGGTCCGCTCCGGCCAGCGGCGCAGTCCGAGCAGATCCGTCCACGCGTCGAACGCGACCCGCCGGTCCGCGTACTCGGCCTGCATGCAGTCGCCGACCAGGCCGTGCTCGGTGACCTGCCACCAGACCACCGGCAGTTCCGCGTCTTCCGGCAGTTCCTTGTCTTCGCCGAACTCGAGCAGCTCGGCGAGGAGGCGTTGATTGCGGCGCTGCCACCGGCGGCGATCAGCATTAGTCACCGGGCCGTGGATGTTCGAGGACGTCACGGCTGTGCCACCTTCTTCCGCTGTGCGGCACGCAGCCGCGCCGTGCGCTCAGCCCTGGCGAGTCCGGCCCGCGCCGTCTTGACCGCCTCGTCCATCCGGTCGACGTGGTTCCGAACCTCTTCCACAAGCCCGACAACATGATCGGTCTGCGCCCATGGGCTCCACCTGTCACCTTCCGCGATGTTGTGGAACGCGATGTCGGACAGCACACGCATGAACTCGGCGCCCGCCTCGACGAGGGTGTCCCAATCCTCGGGCCGGTAGTCTTCGTTGGTGATCTCTACGGTCATGCGTGCTCCTGGGGGAGGGGGAAGAGAGGGGTGTGCTGTACGGCGTCGTCGAGCTCGTACACGTCGCCGCGTTGGTCCCATTCGGCGACGAGGGCGCGGGTGTTGACGATGGCCTGCTCGAGGCCGACCCCGTGGTTACGCCCCATGCAGGCTTTGCAAACGCATTCGGGTTGGGTGGCGTCGTAGCAGACCGCGTCGCACTGGCCGACGATGTCGGCTCCGCGACGGATGATCAGCAGCGACGCCATAGTCAGTCAGTCCAGGCTGCGCTCAAGCTGTGTCTGCGTGGCGTTAAGGTGCCGGCGGACCTCCTCAATGGCGTCGAGCGCTTCACCGGATCGTCCTTGGGCGAGGAGCGCGACCACGTCCTGCGCAGCGTCGGCGGCGCGGCCAGCCGCGCGCTCCGCCATCAGGACACTCATCTCCGTCACGAGGCTCACAGCGTCCCCCTGTAGGCGGCGAGGGGGAGCAGCAGCGACCAGGCGCCGGCGGCCATCGCGACGGCTTGGAGACGGGCCCGGGCGGTCACGACGCGGCGTCCTGGACGAGCCGGTAGCCGCTGTTCGTCGGTTTGAACCTCGACAAGGAGATCCTTGTGGCCTTCCCGCGCATGTCCCGCGCCCATGGACATGAGCGCCCGCGGTACTCGTCGATCTGCTGCTGAGCCACGTCGGTGTTGGTCAGGACCGTGCAGATGGCCTTGTCGCCGTCGATGCTTTCGACTCGAAAGGTTCGGCCCTCCGCGCGCTTGTCGTTGTCCGCCCAGGTCTGGCCCGGCTTGACGGTGGAGTCGGCGGCCACTAGAACGGACCCTCTTCGCTGAGTGGGTCATCGGTCCGGCGGACGTCCGCGCAGAACCCCGACCCGACCCCGAACGGCGCGCACGTGCACGGCCCGCCGTCGTGCTCAGCCCCGCGGTGCCGTTCCTCCGCCTGCTCCTCCAGCCAGTCGGTCGGGTCCGGGGCGTCGGCATGCGGGTTACGGTCGGCGTCGAGAGCGTCCTCGATGGCGTCCTGCTCGGCCTGCAAAGCGTCGTACGGGGTCATAGGGTCGCCTCCTTGGCGGTCGGTAGCTTGGCGAGCGGGGAGTGGGACCCGGCCGGGGTGGCGCGCACCGCAGCCCAGTCGATGTCGTCGAGGGCGGACAAGGCGTCAAGGTCACCGGCCCGGTACAGCGGCACGGTAGGCCGGGCCCGGCGCGACTGGAACGGCCCGAGGCGGCGTTCCCGCGGCGTCACTAGGCCCGCGCGGACGAGGTGCGCGAAGTCGCAGTCGCGGATCGTGAGGTGCCGAGCCGCCTCGACGCGGGTCAGCAGCCGGCCCCGCACCGCGGCATCCTCGAGCGCGGCACGGTCGGCGAAGGCTTCGAGGGTGCGCCCGCAGTACAGGGTGTGGCCCTTGTAGTCGCCGACGACCGGCAGCAGCCCCATCGTCGCGAGCTCGGCAGCAGTACCGCCTGGGACCGGCATGCAGAACCGCTCAGCGAGGTAGTCCTCGGCGCGGTTCGCTCCCACATTGGGCACCGACCCGACCGCCGTCCTGATCGCGTCGGCGCGCTCGGCGACCTCGTCGACTGCCGCGGCGGGCCACCGCCCTGCTCCGCTCGGTGCTGGGATGAGTCCGTCAGTCCGGGCGCGGGCGACCTGCCATTGGGTCAGGCCGAGCCGATTCGCTAACTGGATCGGTCCGTAGGAGGTGAGTGCTTGGCCGGGTTTGAAGGTGGTGTCGGTGGTCATGCAGTTGCCTCCTCGGCGATCTTCGGGGATTCGTCCTGTAGCCAGGGCCACGCGGCCCAGGTCAGTGATGATGTGTTGGTGCCAGTTTGCGGCCGTGCAACGCGATCACGGTCTGGCGGAGGAGTGCTGCAGGTGGCTCTGAGCGGGTAGTCCTTCACCAGCCACCACCGCATGGTCCAGTAGGTGGCGTTAAGCCGGTTCGGGTCACCGAGCGGGGACCCTGGCCAATGAAGTTTGAAGGGGGCCCGAGGGGAGCCCGGGAGGACAGGACCCACCCGTCCGGAGGTGGTTTGCCTGGCATGAACTGGCACGTGGCCACCCCGTGAGCGGCCGAAACAGCCCGGCGGGTCATCGAGTATCCCCATCCGGTACGTTCTCGGTGGTACTACTAATTGACCGAATGGCCGGACGCTCGGCGCCCGTCCGGAATGCCGTGGTCGGTGCGGCGCCGTGGTTGCGACAGCAGGTCAGGGGGTCAGCGGGTGCGGGTCTACTCCATCCCGATGCGGACGCGGTTCCGCGGTGTCACGCGGCGGGAGGGCGTCCTGATCCAGGGCCCCGCCGGCTGGGGGGAGTTCTCGCCGTTCGCCGAGTACGGCCCGGCCGAGTGCGCCCGGTGGCTGGCGGCCGCGCGTGAGGCGGCCCGGGAGGGCTGGCCCGCGCCGGTGCGTGACCGGGTCCCGGTGAACGTGACGATCCCCGCGGTCGGCCCGGAGCGGGCGTTCGAGATGACGAAGGTGTCGGGCTGCCGCACCGCGAAGGTGAAGGTGGCCGAGCGCGGGCAGTCCGACGCCGACGACCTGGCGCGGGTGGAGGCCGTCCGCGACGCCATCGGCCCGGACGGCCGGATCCGGGTGGACGCCAACGGCGGCTGGGACGTCGAGCACGCCGCGCGGATGATCCGGGCGCTGGACCGGTGGGAGCTGGAGTACGCCGAGCAGCCGTGCGCGACGCTGGAGGAGCTGGGGCGGGTGCGGCGGCGCGTGGACGTGCCGATCGCGGCGGACGAGTCGATCCGCCGGGCGGAGGACCCGCTGAAGGTCCGCGCCGCCGGCGCCGCGGACGTGGCGGTGCTGAAGGCGCAGCCGCTGGGCGGGGTCCGGGAGGCGCTGCGGGTCGCCGAGGCGTGCGGGCTGCCGGTGGTGGTGTCGAGCGCGGTGGAGACGTCGGTGGGGC